TCGAGCTCGAATGTCGGCTCCCGTCTGGCCTTCCGCGGCTGGATCGTTAAAGCGGAAAGCGTGGAAGCGTACAAGGCGATAGTCGAAAAAGCGTGATCGAAAACGGGAGCGAAGCGACAAAGCGTAAAGCGTTTTCGTTTGTGTGATTCGAAGTGAACGAAAAACGGGCGTAAGCCCGTCGAAAATATAATATCAACAGTGTTTCCGCATGAAAAATAATACCTTTGTATTCCAAAGGGTGGCGTTTCCTTTAAGCCGTGTGGTTTTTCGTGGGTACAATAACGCGAATGCGAATGGTGGTGTGTCGTACGCGAATGCGAATAACGATGCCTCGAACTCGAATTCGAATATCGGTTCCCGTCTGAACAACAATCGAAGGAAATTAAAATCGGCGTACAACACCGGGGACTTGTCCCCACCGTGGAGCCGAGGGGAACAAGCCCCAGTAACAGCGGCCCGGAAGGGTTGGAAAACTGAGAAATCAAGCGTCGGGTAGAGTTTGGTAGGCCGCAAGGCTCGAAGAAGTCAGGCCCGGGAGATTGAAGGCCGTGTGGCCGTAATGTGATATGATATGCGTAGAGAAGGTTACATAATAGAAGAGATTATAGAACCGTCCAATATGGAGGATTCCTTTGATCAAGTCCTTCGCGGCACGAAAAGAAAGCGTAGCCGCCAAGGGCGTTACCTGCTTGCGCATAAGGAAGAAGTATTGGATGAACTGACCGCATCGATCGCATCCGGAAGTTTCCGGGTGAAAGATTATCATGAACGGGATATAGTGGAAGGTGGTAAGTTACGGCGTATTCAGGTACTAAGCATGAGAGACCGTATCGCCGTACACGCTATCATGACCATCGTAGACAAGCGTTTGAGGAAACGGTTTATCCGAACCACTTCGGCCAGCATCAAAAAACGTGGCTCGCACGATCTGATGGCGTATATTCGCCGTGATATGAAAGAAGATCCGGAAGGCACGCGGTTCTGTTATAAGTTTGACATCAAGAAGTTCTACGAAAGCGTGAAACAAGATTTCGTGATGTATTGCGTGAACCGGATATTCAAGGACAGGAAGCTCATCGCCATGCTGGATAACTTTGTCCGGCTGATGCCTGAGGGTATCAGTATCGGCCTGAGGAGTTCGCAGGGGCTGGGCAATTTATTGTTGTCTGTTTATTTAGACCATTATTTGAAGGACAGGTACGGCGTCCGTTATTACTACCGCTATTGTGATGACGGTGTGGTACTGGGTGAAACGAAAGCGGAATTGTGGAAGATTCGTGATGTCGTCCACGGGTGTATAGAATCTATCGGTCTTCAAGTAAAGGAGAACGAACGTATATTCCCAGTGACGGAGGGTATCGATTTCTTGGGATACGTTATCTATCCCGATCGTGTGCTTTTAAGGAAGCGCATCAAAAAGAACTTTGCCCGGAAGATACACGAGGTTAAATCGAGAAGGAGACGGCGTGAATTGGTGGCCAGTTTTTATGGTATGGCCAAGCACGCGGATTGTAATATGTTGTTTAAAAAATTAACAGGCAAAGAAATGAAAAGTTTTAAAGATTTGAACGTTTCCTATAAGCCGGAGGACGGCAAGAAACGTTTTCCCGGCACTGTGGTAAGCATCCGGGAACTGGTGAACCTTCCCATCATAGTGAAAGACTTTGAAACGGGAATCAAGACAGAACAGGGTGAGGACCGCTGTATCGTGAGTATCGAGCAGAATGGTGAGCCCAAGAAGTTTTTCACTAATTCGGAAGAAATGAAAAACATCCTTGCACAAGTGAGGGAAATGCCGGACGGTTTTCCGTTTGAGACAACCATTAAGACGGAAACGTTTGGAAAAGGTCGAACCAAATACGTGTTTACATGAAACGAGTAGAAGGAAGTGCCGGTGTATCGCTGCTGGAATGCACGAACCCGGTGAAAGGAAAGTGGCGCATCCGCTGGGACGTGCAAAAGAAGGAAGACGATTCCGCTTCTTACATGGAAGAGGAGTTTAACCATAAGCCGACCGACGAGGAGATACGGTCAACGGTTACGGCTTGGTATAACCGGGAGACTGACAAGGCCATCCTTTCCGGATTCATATACGAGGGTATTCCGGTATGGCTGTCAAGCGAGAACCAGTTCAACTACAAAGCTGCATACGATCTTGCCGTCCAAACGGGAGGGCAGAACCTGCCAGTGACGTTCAAGCTGGGTGCGGATGATGAGCCGTATTACAGGACGTTTGAAACGGTTTCAGACCTTCAGGATTTCTACGTGAAAGCGATGAAGCACATACAAGATGCGTTGTCTGAAGGATGGAAGAAAAAGGACGCATTAGACTTGGCTTTGTATGAAGCCGGGTAATGGATGAATCCCTGCGGGGGAAGGGATAGAAAAAAAGCCCCCGGCCTGTTAAAAATCATCTCACCTACTTTTAACCAAAAACGCCCATAGCGCACGACCGGGGGCATATACCCTCTGCCGCGCTATGGGCTTTTTTTGGTTTATTATTTGCGCAAAGAATGCGCATTTGTAAGTGAGATGATGCAAAGGTACTAAATTTTTGTTTGTATGAAAGTGATAGAGATATTAAACTTCAATCGTGAGTTATTGACGAGGCTTTTAGAATCCGGTATCCGTTTGGAAGATGTCCGGTATGTCAATCTGTATACAGATTATTTTCACCTACTCAGGGCTGGTGAAAAAATGACGTATATCGTGGCGATACTTGCAGAACGGTACGGTATATCCGAGCGCAAGGTCTACGGATTGATAAAACGTTTCCAAAGTGACTGCAAGCCGCTTACAGTGTGAAGCATGTAATTCATGGTGGGTAGGAGGGAGATTCCGCTATCTTTACTCGTGCAAAACAAAAAGAATCAGCCATGAACAAGTATTACATGATCCTGGACAAGATACTTGGCCAGGGAAAGACTCAAAGTAACAAGAAAGGAAACATTAGATACCTCCTGAACGAACAATTGTCCTTGTCCCCTTTGGACTTGCTGGACATATTCGAGGGGCATAATATTGCCCGCCGGAAACTTCGTGATGAGCTTCAATTGTTTATGAAGGGGGAGAGGTCGGTAGAGAAATACCGTGAAGCCGGTATAAGTTGGTGGGATTATTGTGGAAGTATCCTTATAAACAGTTATCCGACCTATTTTGAGCGATTACCGTCTCTGATAGAGAAAATAAACCGGGAGAAACGTTGTAGTAAGAATTATGTGCTGTTTTTGGGTGAGACCGGTGCCGAAAGCAATCAAGTGCCATGCCTTAGCCTGGTGCAGTTCCAGATAGAAGATGACGGCCTGGTGCTGTCTGCTTACCAGCGCAGTTCCGATGCCAACCTGGGGCTCCCGGCTGACATATACCATTTGTACCTGATCGCACGGCAGATTGACCTGCCGTTGAAGTCGATCACCTTGAACCTAGGAAACGTGCACATTTACGAGAATAACATAGACAAGACGTGCCGGTTGCTGGCGGGGGAGGAAGGGGTCCGTTTTGATCTCAATGTATAAGAATCGCTGCAACCCTCGTGCAGCATGCTACGGTCGTTTTCTTTAGTCAATAGGGATAAAAAGGGGATTTTTGCAATCCTTTTTTAAACCAGAAGCAAATGAGAAGACAGTATCTTTCAGCCCCTCTTCCTTTTCAGGGGCAAAAGCGAATGTTCGCAAAAGAATTTATCAAGGTGTTGAAACATTATCCGGATGACGCCGTGTTTGTAGACCTGTTCGGTGGTTCTGGCTTGTTGTCGCATATAACCAAGTGCCAAAAGCCTGATGCCACCGTTGTATATAATGACTTTGATAACTATCGACATCGGTTGGAGAATATTCCACGCACCAATGCCTTGCTGGATAAGATTCGGGAGGTGGTGGCATCTGTTCCCCGTCAGAAAGTCCTACCTGAAAAAACAAAAGAAGCCATCCTGTCCCTGATAGAACAGGAAGAAAAAGAGCGTGGTTACGTGGACTATATCACGCTTTCGACCTCCCTGCTCTTTTCCATGAAGTATGCCACTAATTTGGACGGATTGCGAAAAGAAACATTTTACAATACCGTGCGTAAATGTAACTATGATCTTTGTCTTGACTATTTAGATGGGCTGGAGGTCGTTTCATGCGATTACAGGGAATTGTTCAGCAGGTACAAGGATATCCCGAATGTCGTGTTCCTGATAGACCCGCCGTATCTTTCCACCGAGGTCGGCACCTATATAATGAATTGGGGGCTTTCCGATTATTTAGACGTGTTGCAGACGCTCGTAGGCACGAACTATATTTATTTTACCTCCAATAAGTCATCCATCATCGAGTTATGCGACTGGATGGGCAGGAACAATACCATAGGAAACCTGTTTACAGGCAGCGAGAAAGTGGAGTTTAATGCGCGCATGAATTATAATTCCTCCTATACAGACATCATGCTGTTTAAGAATGCGGACGGGACGGAATACAAAGAGGCAGCATAACTACTATGTAAAGATACGATTTTTTGCTAAATTGGCAATGGGTTTTTAAGTGATATTTTAGGAGAAAATTCAATAAAAAAGCGTCGTTCAAACAGCTTTCAAAAGGCGTTTGAACGACGCTTGTGTTTTGACCGGATGGTGGGAGTAACCGGGATTTTTGAGCGCATTTCGTTTTTGCTTCAAAAATCGCTTTTCGTTTTTCACGGCCATCGCTTTTCGTTTTGCGGGATTTACAACAGCAATAGGGGTCTTGCCTTCATCAATACATTTTTCCAAAGGGACGACCTTCCCATCAGTACATAGGATATGACCGACTTTAGTTGAATAATCCTGAATCATTTCATGTTTATCACAACCGCTCAAAGTTATACATAGCATGAGCGAGAAAATCATATAGTGAAAAATCTTCTTAATCATAATGAACTCGGTATTTAGTGGTAACATGTAGGAATCTTTAAGCCTATGGTGATTCCTGTACGAAATACATCTTCTCTATTTGGTATCATCACATCTACTTTTGCTTGCCAATAAAGTTGCCATCCATGGCGTAACACGTAGTTATGTTCATAGCCGAAATGTAATCCAGCTAAGAATTTTTCTGTATTACTACCGGCTGAAGCTCCGATTCTCATTGAACCATATTTGTTTCGTGACCTGATGATACATGGTTTGTAGGCTAGTCCGATGCCCCAGGTATTATAGTTTCTCCAAAAAGAGTCTGAACAGATTTTATCGCATGTCTCGCAATCGTCCCATTTTAGATAACCGTTGGCAAAAACTTCCCATGCATGGTGATAACGAGTCTCGTACTCCCAAAACACAGTAGCATCCATGCCTTTTTCCCATAAAACACCTACACCTAGACCAACACGGCTTGAATTGTTTTGGGCCTGAGCAGATGTAATACATAGCACAGTTAGCAGCAGTAGATAAATTCTTCTCATAGCTTAGTCCTCCTTCAATAATGAGTCATCAAATGAATCGGCTGAAAGGACATCCTCGTAATCAATGGAGAGGCTGATATTTCTACCGCTGATTTGCTTTTCAGTCATCTCAATGGTAAGTACCTTGTCATTAGGGAATGTCATCTTTTTCAATACTACGACATTTCGATACCCTCGTTTGAATGATGATTTGTTCTCTAGAATGAAGGCAGGGAACAATTCTATAGTTTGACAATTTGTTGCCTTAGACTGCTTCTTATCAACTAACTTAAAGCGTAGTTCATCTATATCAAACTTTATGTTGCTACGGTTATTAATGCTGAAATCAATGAAGAAATAGTCTCCAACGGAGTAGATATTGTTCAGTCTAATTTTCATTCTATGCATTCGTGTTCCTACATTTCTGAATTTTGCAGGAGAACTCCAGATTTGACGTGCAAAATGAGTCATCTCATCTGTGGACATGGATACGGCAGGATTGTTATATGGTGTGGTTTCACAATGATGAATGGTTTTATCTGAAACCGCTTCTTCAAGTCTTGTCGTATAAATTAGAGCATATTGCGTCCTATATCGTTCGGTAATGATAGTCACGATGGCAAGGACATCACCATCTTCATGAACATCTGCACCTTCTTTCGGCTTGAGACGAATAGTATTGTTTATAGGTTGGTCCCCAGCAACCTTTTCCGTACTGATGTCAACAAAGCGGATGGGTTCTGTGGCTGTAATGACTGTAGTTACATGCTCATTGACTGTGAGCAATTCCAATTCGTTGTAGGTCTGTTGTGCCTTTAGGCTTATGGCAGACAAGATGCACATGGATAGTGCAAGGAAATACTTGATATGCATATTATTCTGATTATTCGTTATTCTTTTCTTTTCCATTCACGAGATATACAAACGTGCCATATTTAAGTTTGGCGCTATTCTTCTTTATTGATTTACTGATAGCATTGGTTGTTCTTTGATAGGCATTTTGGATTGCTTGCATACCCCATTGAGCCAAACTGTTGTCATAGCTTCCTTGATTCATGCTAATATTTCCACTCATAGCACTACTTGCGACCTCTTTCGAGGTTTCCCTGAAGCTGCTGCTTGGCACATATAAACCTTCGAGTCCATCCGTGTCGTAGATACTGAGACTGACCTTGATTAATTCGTCTTTGTAGAGAAGACTCTTTACCGAACCTTTGACTCTCTGGCTTCCGAATCCGCTCATGATGGCATAGATGTAACTGCCTTTGGGCATTACAACAGAGCCTATTTCAATGTCATCAAGCAGACGTAAACGTACCCTGCTTCCATCCACGGCTTTGATGTCTTCGTCAATGATTGCCTTTATAAGGTTTGACTGAGGCTCATTTTCAGACAGTGTATTGAAGAAGTCTGAGGTCTGTCTGGTTCTTTTGACGACCTCTTGCGTTTCATCATTATCGGATGGCGTGTTGATTGCATTTTCGTTATAGGTTATCGTGCCGTTAACAGTCACTTCACCTGCTTGCGATGCTGTCTCGGTTGCATTCTGTCCTGCTTCTCTAGCCTGTGCAAGTGCACGTTCCAGTCCTTCACGCATCTCTTTTTCACGTTGAAGCTCCTGAATGAGTCTTTCTGTTTCACTTAAAGCGAGAGGCATTTCACCATCTTGCATGCTGTTTCCACGTTCTGCACTGAGCTGAAGCTGTCTTTGCATTTCTTCAGCTCGTAGTTGAGCTGCTAATGCTGTAGAATCCAGACTTTCCAAATCTGTTTCGGTATATTGGGATTCATACTCTTCCAATTGCTCTTCTTCCTCACTATCAATATTTTCAATAGCACTAAAGTCGTCAATCTTTCCATAGGACTTCAACATACTCTCATATTTACCATCAAGCTCATCTTTGACCTTTGCTTGTGGAAGATTCGGATTAAGGTATTCTGTAGACTGCATGGTAGGGTCTTCAATCTCAGCCTTTTCAGTATAAAACATATCAATGACGAAATAGCCGGTGAATAGGATTGGGAAGTACAATATAGCTGGCAACATGTACTTCGGCTGTTTGAAATTTATCTTCTTTAATTGTTCCATATACTAAGGCTTTATTTCATATGACTTTTCCTTTAATTCTCTTAGCTTCTCTTCCTGGCGTTCAGTGGCCGTCTTCTGTTCCTGCTGTGTGTTATATGCCTTTACCATGTTGTAGATGTTAAAAGCCAGACAGCTGATGACAAAACCAAATACGATGATGAGGAAAAGGGTGCGATGTCTGGATGCAAAACGCTGGATATATCCGACACCTTTATCGATTCTAGTCACTTGAGCGAACTTGCGTCCTGCTTCTACATCCTTTTCATACTTTTCCTTATATTTCGGATCGTCCTTGTCAGGCATTTCTTCGCCTAGAATCATTTTCTTGAAATTTCCCATAACGCTAATAGTTTATCTTGTTTTTCTGTTCAATATCTTTATTCAACAACGTTCTCCAATTGACAATCAGCAGACCATGTGGGTTGTTGTCAGTTCTTGGGACACGCTTAAGTTGTCCGGCAGTAACAAGCTCACGAGTAAGGATACTGCTACGTCGCTCGATGCGTTGACGGCCATAATAGGTGAAATCCATATTTTGCATATCCACCTTGATACTATCACAATAAATGCTGAATACGGCACTTGTACCCATGATGTTGGAGTAGAATCCTTTTTCTTTTAAGGTATTATATTGAGCCAGACCTGTTTCATCCACTAGATACATTGCTTTCTCCATAGTGTACTTGATGTATTTGTCATCAGGAGCCAAAGTGAAAAAATAGTGGTGAAACATTTCTATATGACTCTTGGCTTCTACATCTAGTGTCTCTTGCATTGTACTTCTTTCTACTAGAATAGGGACGTTACCATCAAGCACATAAATTTTCTGTTGTGCATCTGTTACCATACCTCTGGCTGTCCAAATGCTGGCAATACTAATAATGATGCATCCCAACAGAAATAGACTGCATATTATTCCAACCAGCTTGATTTTGTTTTCTAAATTCTTAATTACCATATCGTTCTATTTAAATTATTCGTTTACATTATGTTTCCTCTCAGCATTCCTGTAGCTGTAGTTTTGGCTTGCTGTGCAACACCTTCGCCGAAATTTCGAGTTGAGAAGGCTGTATCACCTTCTGGAATCATCCATGCAGCTAGGTCTGGGACAAGGTTCAGACATTTCAATGACACAATACTTGCAGCCATTAGATAACCTGCCGAAAAGAAAGCATTTTGCAGAAAGGCTGCCATTGTGGTCTCACTTTGAGTAATGGCAGTCAAGTTCTCTACCTGAATGCAAAGCACTATATCAAACAGCAATAAGACATAGAAACCTACGAAATAAAGCATTGCACCATAGAAATGGACTGTCAAATATCTTATGAGCCATTTTGCCCATGCACCTTCCCATTTCGGTAATAGCGAGAATGCCCATTGGATAGGACCGAAGATAGTCAGCATACCCAATAATATCTGCTGACAGTAGATTGTGCCCCACCAGCCAATGCGAAATACTATCAGGGCAATTAGCATGATGATTTTATCCAAACCTACGACAGCACCTGCTGTAAGAGAAGTAAACCATAGCTTCGATGCATCCTTTTCCATATTTGTTACTTCATCTACACCAGTCTGCTCCATTGTAGCTTCCAATAGATTTGGGTCTGATGTGCCCGAATGTGCCACGTCAGCTTTGGCTTGCAAATCTTGATACATCGTATCACGTACATAGATAAGTTCTTGGACTTCCTCAAACTTATCTGTGATGTGTGAAGCTTCAGCTTGATAAAGGTCATGTGTATATGAGCCAATACAGTTGGGTATGTATGAAAGAAAATCCAAAACACACCAAGAGTTACTACTATTGGTAATTCCGGTATCCGCAGGAGGATACCACCAACAGAGTATGACACTGATAAATAGTGGTCTGAATAACTTCATTACATCCAATGGCTCATGCTTGACCATCATTTTGTAAGCCATTCCTGCTGCAACAATGATTGAGAACAAAGCTGCTAATGCCATACACATTTGAAGAATCCACCAAAATGCACCTTGGGAACCCGTAAAAGTAGCATCGCAAAGAAACTCATTGGTCTGAAAAATGACATCATCAATCTCTTCTTCGAGGATATTGATGCCTAAGTCTGATAAAATGCTTGACATATACTATTCTATTATTTGATTTGATGATGCACTTCCTTTCCAACGTCTCTGTGCTTGTTTAGCGATTTCACCATTTCTATTTACTTTGGTGAAACTTGCATTTAATGCTTGAGCAACATCGGTTCTGCTGTTGATAGAAACCAGATAACTTACAAGCAAATCATTCTGCTTGACTACATCTTCGTAGATACGGAGGTATTCTTTCTTGCGTTGTGAGTTTGGCATATATGCCTGTTGTGTAGCTTTTATTGCAGTCTGATATACCTTGTAATATTCAGTCCAACGTGTTCGGTCAGTAGAACTCCCTCCAGCAGGAACTATACGGTTAATGTTGTCAATGAAACTCTGCATGACTTTCTCAATCTTGCTTCCCTCTGTTTGCCATGCGATGTCTATCTGTCTGTCTGCTACATTCAATGCCTCAATCTTGGCTCTTTTTGTAAGAGCAGAGTCGACCTGTTCTGCCATGTCAACCTGCATGAATGCTGATGCACCGACTTGAGAACGAAAGCCGAGCTTGTTTTTAACCGCAGCAGACTTGTAGTAATTATTGTGCAATAAGGTATAATACAACTCAGGTCTTAATGAACCTGTACCAATTTCCATGACCGTAATCTGATTCATTTTTGATGCATCATGATTATAGGTCGCGTACTGGGCATTCGCAGTGTGTATGCTCAGTATAACAGCTGTCATAAGAATTATTCGTTTCATTGATTTCGTTTTTTAATAATCTAATCTGCTTGATGCCCTCCAACGTCCATAAGCACCTTGTATAATCTCATTTATGGTCTTTGCACGATATACCTGGGCTTTCCAGTAACCGATTCTGACCTGTATATATTTCCAAGTACTGATATAGGATGTGTTGAGCTGTTTTTGTATATTATCAAGTGATTGGTTTATGCTTGTGATTACCAGCATCAAGTTAGAGGTAGAACACGCTGCTGCACCTGTAGCGTATAAAACCAAATCACTAAAAGATTTATATATATTCTCACATTCGTCAGCAATATTTTCAAGCATATGGTAATTGATGCTAATAATTAAGGTGTCAGTACTGACAATATTGCCTCTGCTTAAACATTTCTCGTAATAGTCTTCCAACAAATTCTTGTAGTCAATCACTCTGTCATGTATGGTGTTATACGTATCGTAGGTGTTGAGTGATGTACGTAGAGTTTGATACAGAAGATCTATCACATCAAAAGCTCTAGTATATTTATCAAGTTCTATGTTTATCTCCTTGTAATTAACATTTGCAGTTTTGCTGTATTCATGAAGAAGAGCATTGCTGTGTTCCAAAGTTGCTCTTGCCAGCAATAGACTGCGTTGGTTCTTATGATCGCTTATATAGGCTTCAATTGTAGGCACATCAAAACTCCATTGTGCTTTGGCTGTATTTGAAACAAAGCACAACATAACTATGAATATGTAAGATAACCGTTTCATTTCTAGTGAATAATCGAGTAGACTTAATTGGTTCGTTCATCTGGATAATCTCTACCTGAAGCATTTCGCATCCATCTTTCGTGGCATTCTTCAATAATAGATAATTTTCTACCTTCATTATCGTTAATGTATGGTGCTACACCTTTCAATACATCGATAATGCTGAGTTTATAGTGCATCATCTTTTCCAAGGATACGAGATCTGAATATATCTTTGTCAGACGAGTGTCTATTTCTCTAGCTATTTCTAATCTGTCACTTGACCACAGAAGATGGTATTTGTCGTCAGTATTGTCATCTTGTAATGGTTCAGCCTTGGCATATTCGGTGGTTATATTGCACGATGGGTATTGCCGTGCAATCTCGGAAACCCTCTTGTTTACAATATCCGCTTTTTCCTGGTCACTCATTGATGGATCCAATGTTATCACATCTACTACTTGAGTGTCTGAGTACTCTGCACTGAGTTTCCATGAAATCTGTACGATTGCACGGTGTATTTTAATACCGAGAAAATATTTTGGTTTTCTGGCAATTGAGATGTTGGCTTCAAATGTTATAATACCACGTATATTTGGAAGAGAGGCATGACGGATAAAGGTATAACCACTCCATGAACCAGCATCTTCCCATGTTAAATCAAATGATGATTTAAGTTCTTGCATAATGGCTGGTATGCGGTAATAATCATCGGTCTGGATATTTTCACCGTCTTCTGCATCCTCAATGGCTGTTTCCACTTCTTTTTTCTGGGCTTCATATCCATTGAGTTCAGCTTGAAGCGAAGATATGATGTCTTTATTCTCATTGTACTGTTGTCTAAGTAAAACAGCATCTTCAATACTTGCTTTACTTATATCTTTTAGGAGCTGAGTATTTCTGTCCTCCAAGGCTTCTATTTGACTTTGTAGTGCATTTATCTTTGATTCTAAATCGGATAACATTGCATCCAATTCTGATGTGTCAACTGTTTGGGAAGTGACGCTTGTCTTCATCGAACAGGATTTGGTGTGTGAGGAGAGGGACTTTCCGCAATCATCACATTTATACTGGGTTGAACCTTCCGCAAGGGTTGCACCGTCATTACATGTGACACTGATAGTTGCAGTTTCAGTACCTTTTATTTTCTGAGCATCTGTCATCTGATAGTAGCGTTTTGCGTCAGAACCTATATAGTAAGTATAGCCTTCTTCATTATCATTCAACTCGGATAAACGTGCATTAAGTTGAGCTTTGAAGGTGTTAAGATCCATTGTATATGAATCGAAATAATCTTCATATACAACCTCTGTGTTATTCCAACTTTTGGTCACGGTAATTTCATACGCATACGCCTTTTTTTTAAGTTTACCACCGCTAGTGGTGATAAGATATGCTGACATATATGAGCTGAATGTATAGGTATTCCCGTCATTGGAGGCATTGAGCTGATTGACTTTGGCACGTGAATATCCTGCATGGTTCTCGCTATTTTTAAGGATTGCTTCTCTTTGCGAAGAACTTGGATAAAAGCTGTTATCTGTTGTATTTATACGATACCAATGGCTACCTTCCAGAATGGCATCCTTATCAGTTGGCGGAATATATGAACAGAGGATTTCACTACCAGCATCCTGTCTATAGATGTACCATCTTTGAGTATAATATTGTCCCATGCTTTCACGGGCGTAATCATCAATCCATGATGTCAAGTTATAATTGCTGAGTTCAAACAAATTGGCTATTCCTTGTTCTCCTCCGATAATACTAAGAAGTGCCGGGCCAACTCCTTGGTCGAAATTGTGAAATAATTCTGTATAGTTGTCAACTATTGTAATAGCAGAACCTATCTTTCCTTGAAATAGGTCATTGAAATTACTAGATTGAAGTACCTGATTACTAAGGTTGTTAAATCCAGCTGACGCAAGGTTTATCCCCATTTGATAGAGATTGCCAATATCCGTCTTCAGGTTTTCTTTAGTAAAATTGCTTCCAATTTCCGAAAAATTATCTAACAGAGACTTGAAGTCAACTCCACCAAGTTCAGAAAGCTTCAGTATTTCAGCTACCTCTTGATTAATCTGTAAGAATGCAATATCACTAAATGAAAGGGTACTATTGGTTACAATGGACTCAAACTGCATACAAAGTGTTTTGGTATCGTCACATACTTTCATTAAGTAGGTTCCCCAATACAAGGCATTGTGAGGATTCTTCAACATCATCTTAGCAACTGTCCAAATCTTAGGCATAATCTTGGTTGAAACAAGATTATAGATACGTCGGTAATAATAGTTTTCTGTAGAATTAGCCCATATTCCTAAGTCTGTAAGGGCTTTTCTATCGAGATATTTTGATGCAAATATTCCAGCTGCAGCCACTTCTGCAGCTGAATAGTGTTTGAGAATCGTTTTAACTTGTTCGTTGTAGAGTGCTTCTGCCGCAGTTTCTGTGGCAAAAGCACCGACCATTGCTGCAACAGTCTTTGTATCTATGTTTACACTATAATATTGTGCATACATAGATTTGATGGAAACTGTTGTCAGCATGATTATTATGAACAAGTTTCGTTTCATAGACAATAACAAATAGTCTTATCGTAAATATTATGGCATTAAATTGAGCACTTTTCCTTTCCCGTTTACCATTTGCGCAAATGGTAGCGACTTGGTAATTCCACTTCTGTCCCAATCTCGGCAATATGCTTCTATAGCTTGCTGATGATTGCACTTCAGCTCTGATTTGTAAAGCTTCAACGCTTCCTTTTCTGCACGTTCTGTTGTGTAAGTCATGTAACATTCGTGCGGTTCTTCTACACCATATACAGCACCGACCTGTCCTCTGCGAATAAAGACTTCACGGAAATAACTTCGTCCTTCCTTATTGTCCAGACGATTGATGGTGAAGATCTTTTTGCAATCCACCTCTGTAAGTCCAAGGATAGACTGGATATCGTCAAAACGCTCCTTAAACTTGCTCTGGTCAAGCAACATTACCACATCGGAGTTATTGATAATAGCCTCCTTGACGATAGGTGAACCGATGATGTCCTGGATTTCCTGTGTTACAACACCTACACTAGCCCAGAACTTACGGGCAGTCTTATACAAATACTTTATATATTCTGCCATCATAGGGGAGGCGATGGCTTTCCATGCCTCTTCAATGACAAGTACTTTACGGTTCTTCTTGATTCGCATCTTCTGGATAAACAAGTCCATGATGATAAGCGTTACAATCGGGAACAATAACGGATTGTCCTTGATGGAATCAATTTCGAAAACAATAAATGTTTCATCGAAAAGAGTGGTGTCTAAGTCTTCATTCAGGGTCAATTCATAGTTACCACCCTTGTAGAATCCCTTCATTAGAAAATCAAAAGACGCAATGTCAATTCCTGTTAGATTATTGTCACGGCATATCCTAGGAATTGTTTCTACACTGAATTCGTAGAATGTATTAAAACTGAGAGATTTAATCTTTCCATTGAAATAATTTTCGTAATATTCTGTAATGGTCTGTTCAATGAGTTTGTCTTCCGTCTTAGTGATAGTGCCATCACTACCTTTCCAAATAAGCATAATAAGGTTCTTAAGGAATCCAATCTTTTCAACATTGTATTCCTCTCGTTTAATGCGGAATGGATTCATAGTAATTGGATGCTCTTCTGTATAACTGATATATTTACCACCTACATACTCACAAAGACCCTCATAAGAGTTACCAGTATCCACCATTACAACGTCTGTATTTTGCTCCCACATTTGACGAACAACAGAGTTCATGTGAAAGTATTTTAGTGTTTCCTAACACGCTGATCCACAGCACTCTCTTAAAAACAACAAATTCAAAACGGTACAAATTTTGAACAGGCGAAAATCTATAGTTCAAGGCTCTCGGCAAAGAGAAAAAACTATGACAGGGGCAAAAAGCGGTTTTAAGATTATTTATGAAAATATTTTGAGCGATTTTGGTTGGTTGCTATCCAAAGAGTGCAATTTTGATGAAAAGTCCCACTTCCATCAGCCATAAAGAGTGAGACAATCGAAAAAGAAAAGGAGTGATGAGAGAGCCTTGTTAGAGGCTTCAACATAGGGCGAAAATGGATGTCTTGTACCTCAGTTGTATCTCTGTCGGCATATATAGCTGATATACAACAGAGGTTAATAATTCGGCGGCAAGTTACAGTTTCCTTATATAGCAGTTCTTAGCGATATTATATCATAAAACGCTCTCAATTATTTCTAATTAGACAAAAACATTTCTTCTTTTTATAACTTTTATCGAATTTTGAAAGCAATAACAAAAAAAATATGTATATTTGCACCCACAAAATTATGATATTATGGCAGAGAAGGATTTAAACCGGATAAAGGTCGTGCTTGTAGAGCATAAGCGAACCAACAAATGGCTTGCCGAACAACTTGGCAGAGACCAAGCAACCATATCTAAATGGTGTACTAATTCTGCACAGCCAAGCCTTGAAGCTCTTATACAGATAGCACAATGCCTAAAAGTGGATGTAAAAGAACTAATCCGCTTTCCTGAAAATGAAAATAAAAATGATTGAGTTAACAATGAAAAAGAAAAATATGACCTTTTCACTTTTCGATTTCTGCAAGAGACGAGCCGACAAGGTGGAAATCTACGGAAAGGAGTCGTTGGATGAAAATGGCGATATAATATCATTTATTGACCAAGCCGCATACGTTACACACTATTTGCAGCTAAAAAGGTCAAATATAGGAGTTCCTTACGCTGACAAAGCGGAGGAATTACTAAGCATGTGGTATGAATTTGTTATAGGAAAGGAGATTAAGGATGAGATACAGGGCGGTATGGTTGCTGAATCCTCTGTTGCCATGCAACAATATCTTTTCCCCGACTTGTTTCAAGCACCATTTCAAGCACCGCATACCCCCAAATTTACGTTCATCGACCTTTTTGCTGGAATTGGTGGTTTCCGGATGGCATTTCAGAACTTGGGAGGTGAATGCGTGTTCTCTTCTGAATGGGATGAACAGGCACGAAAGACTTACTATGCCAACTATGGTGACGTTCCCTTCGGTGACATAACCAAGGAGTCTGTCAAGAATAAAATCCCACAAGGTTTTGACATACTTTGTGCTGGATTTCCTTGTCAGGCATTCTCTCTCGCAGGCAAACGACTGGGATTTGAGGAAACACGAGGCACTTTGTTCTTTGATGTTGCAGAAATTCTTCGCAGGTATCAGCCTAAGGCATTCTTTTTGGAAAATGTCAAGGGGTTGGTAATTCACGACAAAGGGCGCACATTCAAGACTATTCTCAACACACTTGATGAAGTTGGTTATGTAGTTCCTGACCCTCAGATTGTCAATGCAATGTACTTTGGAGTTCCACAACACAGAGAACGAATTTACATTGTAGGATTCAGAAAAGACCTTGGTATAACCAAAGAAGACTTTTCATATCCTGAGCAAAAGGAAGTGACAAAGAAATGGATTGACGTGAGAGAAGAAAATCCAGTACCAGCTAAGTATTATCTCTCTACCCAATATATCCAGACGCTCATCAACCACAGGGCAAGGCACGAGGCAAAGGGACATGGATTCGGTTACGACATTATTCCCGATGATGGCGTCGCTCATGCCATCGTTGTAGGCGGTATGGGAAGAGAATGTAATCTTGTCATTGATTTCAGACAGAAAGATTTGACCCCGACAACAAGAATTAAGGGCGAAGTCAACAAGCAGGGATGGCGCAAAATGACCCCAAGAGAATGGGCAAGGCTACAAGGCTATCCCGATGATTTTAAGATAGTCGTAGCGGATGCTTCAGCATATAAACAGTTCGGAAACAGTGTTGCCGTACCTGCTATCCAGGCTACGGCAGAACAAATATTAAATACATTAGACAAACATGGCATTATCAGGAAATAAAGGTGAATGGAGCGAAATATACACATTATTTCGACTCCTTGGAGAGGGTAAGGTTCATGCTGGCGATGCCAATATGAACAAACTTGATTTGTATTATCCTATTCTTAATATCATAAGAGAGGAATCAAAAAGATACGAGTACAAACCTGACGTAAACCAACATATAGTGGTGGTTGATGAAGATGGTACTGAATATGCTCGCATATCTATGGACAGATTCATGCAAGAGTCGGCTTCGTTGCTCGAAGAAATAAAGTCTGCTAAGAAATCTGCCTTTGAGATTCCTGCCTCTGAGGCATTTATGAATACAATAGGTTGTACGAAACTGAAAGCTCCGTCAAAAGACAAAGCGGATATTCGTATTGTTATCCATGACCTGCGAACAAACATGACTCCTCTGCTCGGGTTTAGCATAAAATCTCAATTAGGAAGTGCCTCTACACTTCTCAATGCTGGAGAACCAACAAATATCCTATACAGAGTATGCGGAACGAAACTTACAGATGCACAAATTGATGAGATTAATGCAGTTGATAGTCATTTGTTAAGAATGTCCGCAATCAATAATGCAGGATGCAGTTTGCAATACGCAGACATAGAGCATGAGACATTCAAGAACAATCTGCTTTTCCTTGATAGCAATATGCCACAGTTTATTGCAGATTGTCTCTTGGTTGATAGTATGCCAGATTCTGTCTCAGACATAAAAGATGCCGTTGAAAGAGTGGCTAATCAAAACCCACTTGCCTTTAAGGGTAAAAATGTGATAGCGTTCTATGAGCATAAGATGAAGGTTCTTCTTCTCGATGCTGCATTAGGAATGACTCCTGCAAAGGAATGGAATGGCAGATACGATGCCAACGGTGGCTACATTGTAGTCAGGAAAGACGGCGAAATAGTCTGCTATCATTTCTATAACAGGAACGATGTGGAGGATTATTTGTACTGCAACACTAGATTCGAGCGTGCAAGCAGAAGCAGATATAAGTATGGCTGTTTGTTCCGTGGTGAGGATGGCAATGTGTATATTAGATTGAATTTGCAAATAAGATTCAAAAAATGAAAATCTATCACTATACCTCAATAGAAACATTGGCTCTTATTGTATATAATAAGAATATCCGGTTTAACAGATTAGATTTCGTTGATGACTGTGAAGAGTCATTGTATGGTTCTGGTCCAACAAACACAAAGTTGGGACAATATACATTCGTGTCATGTTGGACAAAAGATTCAAAAGAAAACTTGTCATTGTGGAAAATGTACACAAACAACAAAGGGGTGAGAATTGGACTTGATGAAGATATGTTCATTACACATAAGGTCAATGAAAAGTTTCAATCTTATTTTGCCAAGCCTATGGATATGATAGGTAATGCCATGGTATCCTCTTTTACAAACGAGGCAAAGTTGTACGATGTTGTATATGTACAGGAACTTGAATCAGAAATGAAAAATTTAATAGAAAAGGTCGGAGATACAGGAGCATGGATTAAAACTGATAAAATGGGGCTATTTAAAAGAGAAGAATGGTCTTTTCAAAAAGAGTGCAGATTTAAAATAAATGTGAATCCCATAAATCCAAATTACATCAATAAGACTAATGGGAAATCTGATTTTGATATATTATATAGCTAAAGTTTCCCACCCTTTATATGGTGGATTAATTTGATTTAACTAATTGAATATATGTTTAATATGTTATACATAATGATTACGCAGCTTCCTCGTACTCTTCCAGTGCGTTGAGCATAACCTCGTACTTGGTAAGGGATTTCTCGTCTCTGATGAGGGTTTCTACGAGTTCTTCGGCAGAAATACCGATAAGTTCCGCAAGAGCCTTCATTATACGCATGATTATATCAAGGATGCGCTTCCAAAGTGTAAGTGCCATCAAGTCCTCACGCTGATGTTCAAACAGAGCCCCGTAGGTCTCATAATCATTAAGTCGTTTGTCCACCGCCATTACGAGATAGGTCATATAACAGAGTGTACAATCCGCAACCTGACCATCAAAGTCACGTCCCTGGTATGTGCCGAGTCCAAGATACTGCTTGCTCTCTTTGTTCAGTACTTCAATGTTCCATCTGATCTGGTATGTCTCAAAGCACTTCTCAAAGTTCATGGTAATATCAGAGGTGATAAGGATGTTCCAATTATGGTTCATACCGTACTTTACAAAGAAGATGCGTACAACCTCTTCACCCATGAAACCTGTAACGTAGAAATACTTGCAGTTGTACTTCCTGCAGTTCTTTGTCTCGGTACGTTCATAGCGAGCAATGAGTTCGTAGGCATTCTCAAGGAATCCGCGTACCTTGTAACGTTGCTTGCCCATCTTTGCCATACCGAGGAAATGTACCTTGCCACCTCCTATGGTGCGTACGTCATGGATAAATTTCTCTGAAGTGTACCAAGTGTCACAAAGAGCATATGCGGCACGAATGCCTGCTTTCCATGCACGCTTCATCATTTCAATGGCAGCATCATTCTTTTTGGAGTCTAACTCTTTGAATCTCACAGCGTCAGCATTCTCACTGCTGCGTTTCTTTGAGTACTGACGAGAACATTCTTCCTCACTGAGACCGTAATTCTTCTCACTGCCTTTCTCACGATGGAGTGTAAAGTCAACGGGTATGGTTGAGCGTCCGTCGAAGAATGCAAGCAGGTTGAGTTTGAAGCCAAGGACGTATTTGTGGGTGACATGGTCAAAGACACGACTGATACCCTCAATGCTGAAGCCCGTCTTCTCCAAAGTCGTATCATCTATGATGTAGCACTTGGGCTGTTTCGTTTCCTCGGCATTCTCTTTCTTGAGGAGAGCAAGGAAACGTACTGCCATACGAAGGAGCAAAGTACGCCAATCCATTGTCTCACGATTGAGCATGCGGTAGTAGCAGTTCTTGCCTGTTGTCAGGAGGTCATGAAAATTCTTGCGGTACATGCTGAAGATGCTCTCACCGTTGATGCGGAAAAGGCACAATGCCATGATGAGCTGAACGGCAGAAACGCCTTGCTGCTTCTCCATATTGAGACGGCGGAGGGTTTGGGCAAGACCGAACTGACCGAAATTCGAAAGAATATCGTGGTTAACGTGATCTTTATCGTTCAGAAGTTTGTACATCTCGTGAATTTTGTCTAAATTTGCAGTCATAACAGAAGTTGAATTAGGTTTTGAAACTTGTTGTTTGATCACTACAAATTTACAAAATTTTCTTCAATTTCTGTTATTTTTTGACCATTATTTTACATCTATTTTTACATTCTAAAACCACCTTTCAAAGGGTGGGAAACTTCAGTTATATAGTTTCATGAATGCTTTGGGACCTTCTATCGTAGCAAATACGCCAGTCAATTTCACATATATAGATATACCTTTGAAGGAAAGTAAACTGGATTGTATAGAGGTGATGATGGGGCCAATGACTACAGAAGGAGAGAAAATAATCGTAAAACATTTACTTGCAAAGTTTAATAACGCCACTGTAAAAGATAGTTATTTTAAAGGTAAGATTAGGAAGTAATTTTTATTTACCTCCCTAATCTGTAACCTTGCCTCGGCACATCATTCACGATCTTCTCCAATTTACTATCTACTTTGGATAGTTCCTCTTTGGACAAAGCATATATGCAGTCAATCGCCAGTCGGTTGGCTGCTATTTTTCTGCGTGCAAGGATGGTTTCTTCGCCACCTATGGAGGGGCGGTTTGCACCGCTTGCCTCCAGGTAGTTGTTTACTGCGTCACGCATGTCGTAGTACCCCCAGCCTGTTTTCGCCCAATGGATAATGGCATCGGCTGCTGCTTTTCTTGTCTTGCTGTATTCGTTGTCTGTCATAATCTTGATTTTTTGAGTTTGCTAAAAAAGTTTGATACATATCCAAATGGTTATTTCAACCAAGATGATTGCCCAACTTACAAAGGCTAAGCCGAACATCCATGCGTAGGTACGTCCGTTGAAGTAAGCTCCTTCCTCGATATTGCGGATTCGTTTGAGTTCCTTCTGCTGGTGAGCGAACAGGTCATTTATCCGCTTCTCGTGCTCGTCAAGAGCTTGCTTGAAGGCAGAAATGGCGTTGTTGTTCCGCTCGTCCAACTGGGCAAGTCCTTCATCGTTGATGCCAACTTTGAGGTTGCTTTGTTCAGCTTTGACTATGGCATGGCAGATTCCATCAACGATGTTGTCTGTGCTTCTGTGGGCAGCCATAAGTGCCACTTTCGTTGATTCCAACCTCCGATAGGCATTGCCCAGTTCCTCCTTTGCCTCATAGAGTGCTTTCTTGGCTGATTCAATCTCTTTCAGGGTCACTTTGATTTCTTCCTTGCCACTCTCGATGTTCTCGTCCTCCTGCATCTGATTGTACAGGTTAAGCACATCCTGTGTGGCATCTTTCTTGTTTCTTCCCATATCGTTGTTGTTTGAAAGTTATCGTCTCATGCCTCTCTTTATCGGCTTGCAGAGGTTGCTTGCCTGCCTTGCGCAGCGTCTCGCCCAGTCATGGTCATCCTCGTCCTTGTCACGTCCCCAACCACTGCCAGGACTGCCACCACCGCCACAAGACTCAGACATCGATGTGGCAGCATCGAGGTAGTCCATGAAGAGCAGCATAGCCACATTCAGAATGTCAGTGTGGCTTGCAGATCCATTCTCAGGGACTTCAATACAACTGTTCATTGTTTCGTATGCAGTTCTCGGCATGACAATGTTGAAACGCTCGCCATCGACTTCAATAATCTTCCTCAATTTGGCAGGAAGGACAAGCCTGCCATCATCGACTGTCTGAGGCTGACCACTTGAAACTGCCGTATTTCTGCTGTCCAATGTGGTAGCGTTTGAAACAGATGACGAAGGTCTTTGACCAACTGCAACAGGTGTTGGCTGAGGGTGCAGCTTGCGGAAGGTGTTCCCGATTTTCGATGCAGTGAGATTCCTGCCTACACCAAGTTCTGATGCCTTAATGGTCGTTCTGCCGAACTTGAAGCGATAGCCATGCACCCTGCCTTGACCAGTCTTGTCACGGATAAGCTCGATGTCATATCCCTTTGCCTTCAATCGGTCGGCATATTCATCCCAATCAAAGAACGGCATTGACCGCAGCACATCCATACATGCCTTGGTCACCTCTGCAATACGCTCCTGACGAATATCCATGGCATCCTTCCAGCCATGACGCTTATTGATGGCTTTCGCAGCCATTACTGCACGCTCACCGATGAACTTCACATCATTGAGATTACCATCCATGTCGATGCGGTTCACCACCAGATGCAGGTGGGGAATGCCACTCTTGGAGTCACGATGAAGGGCGGCAAAATACTGCGAGTTGGCTATGTTGGTCGGCTTGACCGAAGTTGCAGCCTTGCCCTTCTTCTTCCCGATGTGGTTCACCTTGGAGATGCCATCCATCTCATGGATGAACTCGTCAAGGAATCTCCGCCAGTCTTCCATCGTCCAGTTGCGTGCCTCCTCCTCGGATGGGGAAATCTCAAAGCGGATGGACGTCAGCTCGATGGGCTTTTTGGCATACTTTTGCTTAAACATGGACTGGTGTAGCACCATTTCATCCCACATGCCCATTGGCGGCAGACCCTCACTAAGATGGTTGGTCTTGACGATGTCCGCACGGTTGTTCTTGGTTGCGTAATTGGTCATTGCCTGCCCATGCTGAATTGCTGATGCTTTTGCTATCATAACATATCTAAGAATTTGTCCCTAATGCGGCTCAATTCTTCTATCAGGGTGTTGATACCTTGCAGCCAACGCTCCATGAAGTCGGCTCTCTTGAATAGTTTCAGTCTCTCCGTCTGTGGCAGGGCATGAAGCGCGTTGCGCACATAAACCAGTTCAGACCTTGCCCCGATTAAGCCCTTCAAGGCTTCCTCCTGTCCTGCGGTCATGGGTAGGGAAGGTTTGTGTCCGATGCCTAAGTCATGGAGATAGGTGCTCTTGCTCCTGCCTGACAATCGGGCATTATGCACTACCTGATTGTATTCTTCTTCTGTGAAACGAACGTCAATGTGTCTGGTCTTCGGAGGTCTCTTCATTGAGGTCTTCTCCGTGGTGTTATTCTTGTCTTTTGCCATTGTAAATGGGGATTATAAAGTTTATACTCTGATATAACAGGACAGCCAATGTGAGCCTGCGAACATTTGGGGAATGCCAGTAGGAAGCGGTGGGAGAAGCGAAACCGTCTGACACTGGTACTTCTTGTTTAGACCTCCGAAAAAACTGCGGCTAATAGAGGTGGCGGCTTCTGGATAGCGTGTCCTTTAGGATAGTCAATAGTTGAAATAAGGGAAAAGGAGAAAGGGCATCATGAGTGCCTTGGGGTATTGTGTGCGTCTTACTGCTCCGTGTTCTCCTCAAAGAGTCTCTCATCGCCTGGAGGCTGCAACAGACAGCCCTCGTCATCATAGACAGGAGGCGGCAGCAGTTCAACAGGTGGAGTATCATCGCTTTGGTTGTAATCATCTTCTGACGGCTGTCCAACCTCATACTCAAAACAGGTATCACCTTTCTCTTCCCTTTGTTTGAAGTCTTGTGCCATCGGAGAAGGATCTGAAAGTCCGTCCCCGATGACATGAGAATTAACGGAAGGGGAAGAAGTATTATAAGAGGCAGGAACATGGAGCTGCTGAATGTCAGCAGTGGAAAGATTGACACTGCTGTCTTTCTGCTGACCTATGCCATTGGAGAGATTGCCTCCCGAAGAGTGAGCGGTATCGGATGGGACATCGGACACCGGTTTCTCTTGGGTGGCGGAAGTCACGGCTTGACGGTTATAGAAAGGGTTCTTGATGGCTTCCTTGATGCCGTCAACGTACCAGAAGGCGATGCAGAGTATAGTATGGATGGAGGTGCGGTTATTCCTCTCTGTTGAGAGAATACCCACCTGATTGAACAGTTCCACCACCTTTGCCGCTGTCTTGCGGTCACACTTCCAAAGGGCAGACAGCTCAACGGTAGAGATGGCAAACTGCCCGATGGAGAGAGAAGCGGAGAAGCCTGTCTTCAGATAAACACTTGGCTTGGTGGATGCCATTGATACAAAAGTGCCGAAGGCGGTCATGCGGTGGAAGCCCTGCCTGTCATCCTTCAAGAAATCGAGCTGCTCCTTGGTCAGCAGGATTCCGTATTTTGTGCTTTGGTTACTCATCTTGAAAAACTGGTTATAGGTGAAACGGATTACTCAGCAAAGAGAGAATGAATGATTATTCTTTTCCCTTTCGTAAAAAAGTGGATTCCGTAGGTCTATTATCCATCAAATCATTCTTCTCCATTAGGCATACTCTCGTTCTTGTCCCTCTTCATGGAGGCAGGCTTGTTCTTCTTGCTCTTTTGCAACATTGCCAGATGAGCCTCGAAGTCTGCTTGTTCCTCCTGGGTCGGTTCGTAGGGCTTATCCCAAAAGCCACCAGACTCAATCCATTTTATCAGCTGGTCTTTGAAGAAGTAAAGCGTGTTGCCTCTCTTGTAGAAAGGGATGCGCCTCTCGGATGTGTAAGCATAGAGCGAAGAGACCTTCTTTCGTACAAAGGCACTTGCCTCTCTGATGTCCATAAGAACATGGTTATCCTCGTTCGGAGCATTGCCGATTCTCTGACCAATGTCATCAAGACGAGTCATCATCGTATTGACCTTTGTCAGAAGTTCGCCAACTGCACTGGGCAGTTGGTCGAACGATAATGATTTGTTTTCTTCCATTTGTTATCCTGATTATGTTTTTCACTTATGTCTGGTCACTCTCTTCCTTTGTTGGTATTTTGAGCGAGATACGTTCTGCCGCATCACGTTTGAGTTCGTCCACCACATCGGCATACACCTGAGTAGTGGCAAGATTGCTATGGGTAAGCAGCTTGCTCACGGTGTAGATGTCCGTTCCCTCTGCCAACTGCAAGGTGGCAAAGGTATGACGGAAGCAGTGGAAGGTGATGTGTTTCTCGATGCCGGAAGCCTTTATCCACGGTTTGAGATACAATGCCACTGTACTGTTCGTGAGATTCTTGAACACCTGTCCAGTGCTTCGCTCGCCACAGAGCTGCAAAGCCTCTTCGCTGATAGGCAGGATTGCAGCGGTGGAAGTCTTCTTTGTGATAATGTCCATTCCCCAGCCGCCATCAGCCAACTTGACGATATTCTCCCACTGGAGTCTGATGCAGTCAGAAAGGCGAAGACCTGTAAGGCAGGAGAAGAGACCTGCACGGCGAAGGACATCACTCTTGCAAGGAGTCTGAGACAACTGCAACAACTCTTCCTTGGTGAGGAACTGCCGCTTGTTGCCATGAGCCTTGGCACGTACAAGTTTCTTGGCAATGTTCTCTTTGAGCAGTCCGTCTTCGTATGCGATGGCAAGGATGCACTTCAACTTGGTAAGGTTGTTGTTGGCAGTCGTACCCATCATGCGTTTGCCATTGTGCATACAGGCATCCGATAACAGGTAGTCAAGAAACCCCTGGCAGTACGGAACTGTAAGGTCACAGAAACGGCACTCACCATGGGTATAGTTGTGGAAGTGCATGTAGGCGGTAGCCCAGTTCTGGCTGCTGCCACGTTCAATCATGAGGTTCTTGAAGTATTCCAAGAAACTCTCCTTGCCCTTGTTGCGGTCGAGGAAGCCATACTCCTCATTGATGATGGACTCAGTCCTGCGGCACTTGATGATTTCCGCTTTCTGAATCATACTTTTGTTGTACTCCTGCTGAAAGCGTTCAACAGGGTTGGTGTAGATGTAAAGACCAAGGTACTCCCTGCGTGAGAGCTTGCCTGTCTTCGGGTTGCGGATTGGAGGATAGAAATCCAGATAGAGGGAAGTCTGTCCGTTCTTGATAGGTCGTTTCCGCACGGTGACCTTTGTACAAATGTTCGTCATATTGTTATTCTTTTATTATTCTTACCGATGTGTATCTGTGGATGCGAATAGCCATGGTCGCAACGCTTTAACTCTCAAATCCGATGCAAAGTTAGATTGCCGTGAAAAGAGAAAAGTAATGATGGCTTCAAATACTGTCTGAATTTAACCTGAATTTGCTTTTGAGTATGATTTTACGCTAAAAATCGGACTTAAATAGGGTTTCAGAAGTGCTTTTTGTCTTATATCCGTTACTCTGCGTTGTGGGTTTGTTTCGACCGACAAAGAAGGCTGTTTCAGACCATTTGCAACGGCATGGGTCGTATATGAGTTTGTTTGTACTTCACTTCCGCTTAGCCTTGGTTGAAGCACTTTGTTTCTCTGCCTTCTTGCGTGCAGCCTCCCAATCTGCTTTCAGATAGTAGTTGGCTCTTCCACCTTTGAACTTTCGGATTCTCACTCCATGAGTTTCTGCAAATCTGCGTACCTGTGTCTTCCCCAATCCGTAGAGCTTCATAATGTCGAAGCAGGTGTACCAGTCATCAGAAATGTTCTTTCCCTGTTCTTCATTGTAAAGTCCTATGACCCTCTCCACTTCTTCTTTCTTGAAGCAGGTCGTTCCCCATGCGTGGACAGATTGGAGTTGGTAGCGGTTGCGGACTTCATAGAATCTGCCATACTTAATATCAAAGGTGCTCAACACCTCTGCCATCGTGTAATGGGTGTCGTGGCTTACTCCATCAGGTGCTCTTTCCCCAGCCTTGGGAGTTTTGCGACACTTTGCCAACTTGTTGACAGAGCCAGTCTCGGCATCTTTCAACCTTTGTGCCTTCTTGGGAGTTGTCCCTTCTAACGATAGGGAAGAAGGGAGAACCACCTGATAACCTTGTTCCTTGGCTATTTCAAGGAGGTCTTGCAAATAGATTCTTGTCATGCGCGTACCTAAATTTATGGCTCTGAGTCTGCCTTGGCGAATAAGGCTGCGTACTGTTTTGACGCTGATGCTTACTGCCTGTGCTGTTTCCTCTACGGACATCAGCACGATTGGAATGCGAGTTGTTGTATTCATTTTTACCGTTATTTTTTGAATTTTGTAGTGACTCATGGGGGATGGTCCCTGACGGAAACTTTTAAGAGGAAACAAGGGGAAATAAGAGGAAATAAGAACCCTCATTAAGAACCGTGTGTCCCTCTGCCCATGGTACAACCGTGGTACAAAATTACTATAAACGGATGAAACTCGCAATAGGCGGTTGGAGCGTTATGTTAATGAATATGTATTGAAAATGAGCATTTTATGACGTTTCTCTAAGTTTTGCTTGGAGTTCTTTTCGATGCGTTTTAGTCCATATGACATGCATGTGAAAGATTTACCACTTCCTGATGGCCCCAAACAGAAAAAGTTTGAATTGTCGGTTATCTTTTCCTTGCCTTCTTTTCCACTTATGTCAATTGCTACAGGTACACCCTGACGGTCTGTATAGTAAATTTTCAATGGGCTGTCCTCACTATGCTGAATCCTTTCCTTGTACATAAAGCATGCAGCTGCATCGCTAAGTGTAAGAAAGCGGTCATAGTCAGGGTTCATGTTGTAACAGTTGCCGGGAAATGAATTGACAAACAACTCAAGCTGATTGTATGCTCTTTTGCTGATGTGTATTCCAAGACGACTGAATGCATTCTCAATGTAATTCGTACATTTCTGTATATCGGTCTTTGAATCGGTGACAACAGCAAGATTGTAATGCGTATAGACGAGCTGTTTGCTTTCTCTGGCAATAACTTCCTGAACGCGCTTGATATCTTCTACAGCCATCTGATTTGTTGGATTAGGGATACTTGCATGACGATTCTTCTTTTTATCAAGTATGCCTAATTCTTTTTTCTGACCAGGAATAAATATGATCTGATTGTAAATAACAGTAGTTGCCTCAGGAATGCTGTCAATAGCACTTACAAGATCCACTGGCATTGTAGTGTTGTTTACCTCAATGTTCGTAAATGGTCTTATCAGTGATGGCAGATTAATACTGTCTACATCTACTAATGAGTACATTTTACAACGACGTTCTCCCATGGAAATCGTCTCATCATCTACCATGAAGCCAGTCATGGATACAGTCTTGTCAGAGAAGTTCATTGCAAAATAACGGTCAACATACAGACTGGCCTCTTTCTTGTTTAGGAAATTTGCTTTGATATTGGCGTCTTTTAGCTGATCCTGAACCTTTCTGACCTTTACAAGAAAATCTTTCCACTTGCGAGAATCGTATGACAATAATTTACTTTTCTTGCATTCTTGGGTAATGACCAGATACGTAAATGTGTCAGTATATTCTCTTCCCGTAAAGTACTTGAAGTAACTGTCAGAAAGATATTCATGATTGTTTCCGGTCTCATCTATAAATTTCTTTTTGCAGAAAACATCCTGCTTGTGAATAGCATATCCTTCGCCTAAGGTAAGGACGATGGAAGAAAACAGATTGGTATACTCATAATAAGCATCAATATTGGCTGAATACTTTTGGACAGGATTCTCCATTTTGATAACGGCAGAATATTCACCTGTCTTGGTATACAAAATACCCATACCATCTACCTCTTCAACGGTGAAGTAGATGTCCTGAAAAATCTTTTTCCGTTTACTGCCAGTGCCGAATGCATACACGGAAATGGCCATTCCTATCAGAATTGCAATGAATGTAATGATTATATATAATGTCATTATCTTGTTTTTAGATTAAATCTCGTCAACCTGTTAGTTATTCACGTTTCATGTATCCTTGTGGAATTAAAAATGTAGGCTCATTCTTTATGAGTGAGCCTACCGTAATTCAACAATCAAATTTTCTTAGAGTAGGCAAAAATGTACACTCCATTTTCTTCTTTTTTGGAATGCAGACCTTTTCTCTGTTTATAAAGGATTAAAGCAGCTCCCGTAGAGATAGAAACAACGAGTGTTATCAATCCTGCAACGAAACCTATTATACAGTAAGCTATGATAAAGCCGAGTATGGCACCTCCAGCTGTTCCTGCTGCCCAATAGATGTACCGCCCTTGAAGACCCATAAATTCAAGAGGACGTTGCAGACCTCTGAAAAGTGGGTAATCTGGGTAGCGATTGTCTTTCTTTGTGATTTCCATTCATGAGTTTTTTATATGTTCTGTTTATAGACCGAAGAACAATGGGAGAGCCTGGGCCGCAGCAACAAGGAAGATACAAGCACCGACTACCATCATAATCTTCTTCTTGACATCCTGTTCCTCGTTGTTCATGGCGATGTAAACGCTGATTGCACCCACAATAGCTACAACACCAGCAATTGCATAACACAATTTCACTACAAACGGAATATATTTTGCAATTTCTTCCGTTACTTTAGCCAAGGCTGAGGTTCCAGCACTGTAATCACCTGCAGCATTTTGTGCAAATGTGACAACAGGGGATGCGACTGCGAGAAAAAGGGCTAAAGCTCCAGCTTTTACATGTCTCACTGCTGACTTTGCACGCGAACACACGCCTTTAACTTTGCTTTTAAATTTCTTAAACATCTTAAATCTCTTTTTTAGTTTTTACTTATTATATCACTCTTCTGCAGCAGAGTGATTCACAACATCTCGGATGTTAATCCTGGTACGTGCACTTGCCAGTTTCACAGCTTTGACGGTTGTTTCTTGTTATATCCGATACCCAAAGAATGCTGGGAAAACAATGGATGCTCCCACCATAAAGAGGCACGATCCGACCAATGACATAATATGCTTGGTTATTTCACCTTCGCCAGTCTGCATCTTGAAGTATATCTGTAGTGCAGAAATGATGCACATGATACCTGCTATAGCATAACTGAGGTATAGAACATAGAGCATCATGGTGACTGTGAAGTCATGAGCAGAAGCAAGCGCATCAGCTCCCCAGGAATAGTTCACACTGCCACACTTTGCGGACGCTGCTTGAGTGTTCAGTAGTAGGGTGAGTACTGTAAGAGAGTAAACTGGTAGCAATTTCTTCTTAAATATTGTCTTGTACCTCTTGATTTTCAGTATCATCGTGGCCTTTTTCATTCTTTAAATCTGTAGGTGTGGACTTTTCTATTTCTTTTTTTATAGCTATTGGAGGCTCACCGTGAGTCATGGCGGATTTCATTGTCGCTTCCATGAGCTCACCGGTTTGTTCTACTTCTATTTCCTCCATATCGTTATAGGTCACCTCAATCTTCTTTTGTGCAGGAGTTATCGGCGCACCACTAGCATCTAATTTTGTTTCTTGTTCATTGATAGGTGGAGTAGCTTCTTGAGCGGATTGCAGATTAGTTTCATCCCATGTAATACCTTCACCATCGTTATCTTTAGCAACCCTGAAGCCTGATTCGGTTTCCTCTACGGTTTTACTTGTTTCAGAAGGCATGTCATCCACTTCAAAATACTCTGTAGTAACATTGTTCTGGTCATGTGGTTTTCCATACAAATCCATGCTAATTGTAATAATGTAGTATGCTACATAAACCACTGTAAGTATTGCAGCAAAAATCCAAAAAGTGCTCATGTGATCGACTCAGTTTTATACTTGTTAATTATCTTATATTTTGCCAGACATCAGTCCTATGTTTTGCCAAACAAAACTGTTTTTAGTTGTCTGGATGAAGCCAAGTTAAAAACAAAATCTATATATGAAACAATAGTCTGTCAATAATTTACCCTTTTGTTAACGAATTTTTGATATAATACTTAAATGGTACTCTGTTTTGGTACTCTAAATGTTTTTTAAGAAAATAAAAAGACCTCAATCCCCAAAAGGGTGAGGTCTCATGTTTTGCCAACAACAAAGGATGGCACTGTACAATGAAAAGCTATTTTGTTCTTAACAAATTTATTCTTTATCCTGTCTTTTTTTCTTTCCTAAAAGATAATCGTTAATATCATTGTAATCATTATATAAATGTGACATAAGTGTGGTATGTTCACCCAAAGTTTTCTCTATGACACTGAAAGCCCGTAGCCCTGCGTCATCATTGTCTAGATAGCAATATACATGGTTGTACACTTCCATGAACGGAATTGCTTTATGTACAATACTGGTAGAGTTAAGTATTATGCAGTCATTTGGATATGGCTGTGTAATATCGTTTTTGGAACTGCGTAGAAGAGTCTGGTAAGAGAGAAAATCCATAAATCCTTCAAAAACACAACATGATTCTGTGTGTTTCTCTTTTGAAACGGGAATAAGACTCAGTGATTTTTCACCATGACAACCTTTGAAGAAAGCATTCCTGATTTCCATACCGCCTACAATGTTTGGGAAGCATATACCAAAATATTCACGACCATAGGCACAATAATGTATCTCCTTACAATACTTCATCCCTATATCCAATGGTATCCAGCGTTTCATCAAATAACTAAGTAAGGCTTTATGAGTTAGTTCTACAATTCGTATATCGCGTATATCAGTAGTACTAGGACGTTGTGGATTAATATAAACATGATGCTTCTTTATGGGGTGTTCCATATCGTTGCTATTAGAGAATAAACGATATTGTTCTTCCAACCAGGTAACAGCCTTATGAAATGTGCAGTTGCCATTGAGCTGTATGGCTAAATCTATGACATTACCACCAATACCTGCTCATAAATCATTCCAAAGATTTTTTCTTGTTGAAACAGAAAAGGAGGGTGTCCTATCTTCCCTTAGTGGAGAATGATACATCCATTGGGTGTTTGCTCTATTCTTGGATACTGGATTGTAACCCAAATGGTTTAATAACCTTGTAATCTCAATATTCTTTAGTTCTTCTATTTCCATAATTTCTTATCTGTTGTTGGCAGTATAGCTAATTTATAGGTGTCCTACTTGAAGTGGTGTAGCGGTTTAATCCCTATAGGCACTATACTAAACTACACCGCTTCAATAAGTACATTCTGGTGTATAATGAAAATTCCTGTTATACACATAGCCTTTACCTTCCTTTTTAATGATTTCGTTCTTCATCAAAAATTTCAGCACGTTTATATGGATATTTCTGGATCGCTCGAAACCGATGAAAGCATAACCTACACCCATCCTCTCCAATAGGGGAGAATAAGTGATAGGTTCTGAAACATTCTCAAATGCTATATCAAGAGCCTTTCGGTGAAGGTCTTCACCCAAAAGCTCAAAATCGAAATTCTTCTTGATCTTTTTAGGACGGAATTCATGACCTTCTACAAGCTCAGGAAGACCTTCTTCGTTTATTCTGAAAGCGAAGGGAATAAAATCCTTATCACGTATTAGAGTAGCCTGGACTTCACTGATGTTTCCATCATTTTCATTCTTTGTAACCTGCAATATTGTCTCTGCCTTGTGGTTTAGTTCGGTTCCAATATGACCACGTACATTGTCATCTGCCTTATTGAGATGGAGGACGGTATGGATGTGCAGATTATATTGACTCGTCCATCTCATAAGTAGTCCGATGACTTCTGCCGCTTCTGTAGAGTTGTTGATATCAAAAAGTAAATCTCGTAAGCCGTCAATGACTACAAGTCCCACGTCTGTACGTTCTGCCAATGCAAACTCAATAATTTGTCTTCTGTCTAAAGGACTATATTCTCTCAACATGACAAATTCAATGAGTTCACAATCTTGGTCAGAAGGGAATCCTGCCAATTTATTGATTCTTTCAAGTACTTTGTGGCAGTGGAATGAACTCTGCTCTGTATCAAAATACAGCACTTTGTTTTTGTTTTCAGGAAAGTTGGCTTCATAATTAAGAACCTTTTTTCCAGTAAGTGCGGCTGCAACGATAGCACAAACGTTGAAGGTCTTCTTTGATTTACCTTTTCCGGTAGATGCACTGAAATTTCCTAATGTGCTAATCGTAGAATTGCTGACTTGAATTACCTCTGGGGGTGTCTTGTATTTATCGGTTGCCTTGATGAGAATACTTTCCCATATCGATTTGAAATTTTCTGATGTGATTTTTGTTTCCATATTATATGTTGTTGATTTTATTAATACTCAACCACTCATCTAACTCATGACGGTAGAAAAATATTTTTCGGTTGGGTTTACTAAATGCTATTTGTGATGATTTTACAAGTTGATAAAGTTTATATACTGATACGCCTATATAATTTGCAGCTTCTTGTGTGGTGTACACCTTTTTCTCTTCACTTAGTTTATCTTCCAAATTAGCTACACGTACTTTTAACTTCTCCATCTTTTGCTTTGAGTTTGTCATCTCTTTTTCTATTCGTTCTGAAAGCAAATCGAGTTTACAACTCAAATTATAAATGTCCTGATTGTTGATTCTTGCTCTCATTCTTTCCTGTATCTCTTATTGGATGGTTTGAAATGCTTAAATTGTTTCTCCAGGGTTTCGTCCATTTCTTTTTGCGTAGGCACCCTGTAGCTGTTTACCCATGCGTCAAGGTCGGCCTTTGCAAAATAGTATGTTTTACTGGGTGGTGTATAATAAGGTATTTCACGTCGTCTTACAGCTTCAAGCAATGTGAATTTGCATATGCTTAAGTATTTGACGGCTTCATTGGTAGTGAGAAATTCCTTGCATACGTACAACATATCTTCCATACTCTTGAAGTGTTCTGTCAGCTCTTCAAGTGAGCCGAAGCGTTTTAAATACTCTTCAACAGCTGTGAACTTTGCTATAATATCATCAAGTTCATCTTTCTTATTAAGAATCTCTGGTATGCCACTTGCTTGCTCAATCACTTTAAGCAGTTGTTCTGTTTTTAAATTCATAATTCTTGTAAATAAGTTAACTGAATATTCTAAAAGCTATACCGGTATGCCTTCAGTGTGCAAAATTATCGTTATGTATTTGATAGGCATTTAAAAGCAGTAGAGAGTGGAATACTGTATATTCCACTCTCTACTAAATCTGAGTTAAATCCTAAATACCATTCTCTAATGATGAGTATTTAATCTTTTTAACCCACTCTTCAATCAATGTTTTAATGGGGTTGTTTACTGCATTTATTTGCGAAAGTGCACAAGTGAGGCTATGTGCAGTAAGTAACTTACCATTTTTAGGACCAAAAATCAATTTATTAACCTCAATCACATATTGGTAATTACGAGAAATAAGGCCATATGAATCCATCTGGTTAAGGAAATAGGCTATGTGCTGATTGTTTCTTGAATGGAATGCAGGCACAATATTAGACTTGCATTCATTAAAGAAACGATCCATGTCTATTGGCTTGACTTCTTCCTTAAATAGTCCAATTGCATTTACTGCTTCAGCAATGACATTGATAGTTTTCCTATTGAAATGACACTGGAAATTATGACTGAGATTAGAAGTGGTCTGCTTGGTATTGACCATTAAGTCATACATGCATGAGATAAAGTTTTCGTCAGTTAATGGCCTGTTACAATACTTCTTGATAAGTTCTTCGTATTGAAGCAGCTTTTGAATGCGACCTATTATAACTGCGTGGTCGTTTTTGGATTCCGCGTCTGTAGAATCATGATGGATTCTAGAATTGATAAAATCGTCAGCAAATGACTGATAATGAATGTTGTAATCAATCACAACTAAACGGTACATTGACATGGTTTCTTTCCAAATCTGGAATAAACCTTCGGTGCCTGTGTAAGGCATTCTCTTCTTGTTTGGTTTAGATCCAACCAAAAAGAGAGATGAAAGAAGAATTTTTCTTCATTTTTAAAAGTATTAAAAGTTAATAATATACGAAACCCTTCATCTATACAGAGGAAGGGCTAAATATCTCTAGATTATTCTTCAATATGCTTTGCTTGTAGAATAAGGTTGTCAATAAGAGGTATGAAATCGTATCTTTCAGGAAAGCGATTAAGCTGGCTGCTTTTGGTCTTTATCGTACCATAATTTACATTGGCATTATTATTAGTAAACCAATTGGCAGTAAGATGGGCAAAACTTGGGTTTAGCTCCATGAACATTTCCCTTGTAAAATAAATAAGAGAATTAAGCGAACCTGTCCAGTTGATAGGTGATGGTGGAATCCTCAATAGTTTCATTATAGCTAGGAAAGACTCAGTTGAAACTTTTGCATCAAGGAATCCATTAGCCTTAAGCATTTTGCATAACCATGTTGCTTGTTCTTTGTTCAGGGAAGTCTTGAATGTCTTGACACACTCTTTCGTATTAAGGAAACTGTAATAATCAACCTCTGGGTATAGTTTAGTAACTCTATATACGTCTCTTGCCTTTGTCATAGGTACTCTGATAGCACTGAGACGGTTGCATCCAGTGTTCCATAATTTTTCAAAATGACACCACTTGTTGCGAGTTTTAAGTTCTTTAATAGTGGCAATACCATAGGCTATCAATTTCAAATGGTATCTTTTGGTTGTTTTCATGGGTTGATATTTCTCGTCTAACAAACCAGCCTTTACCGCTCTGTCCAATAGATCCTTTATTTCATCATTTGCAAAAAATGGTACTAAACCGGGATATTCTTTATAATATTCATTTATACATTGTTTAGCATATTCATGAAGAGTATCAAGGCAATCCATTAATTCCGACAATTCATTCTTGAGGTTTTCGTCCTTAAGGGTTTTATAAAATTTGGAGAAATGGCTGGAATCAACAAGATAAACGAGTTGGTCATACAACTTCTTATCTTTATCTTGTTCAATATAGCTAATGATTGATTCTGCAGTCTCTTCAAAATCTGGATGTTCTGCCAAGGCATATTCTACTGCATCTATATTACTAAGCCGTATACCATCATAAACTTGTTTTGAAGTCCTGTTTATGATGGCTATGGCCATAGCTGCTTCATGTCTTTCATTTATCATCATAACTACTATTTGTCGAATAAGTCTGAAATAGTTGATATGGCATCCTGCTTTTTCTTATCCAGGATGTGTGCGTAAATTTGTGTGGTCTGAAGTTCTCTGTGTCCAAGTAACTTGGATACGGTATAAATATCAGCTCCCGAATTCAGTAGCATCACTGCAAACGTGTGACGGCTACAATGGAAGGTAAAGTCTTTTGAAATACCTGCGGCCAATGCCCAACGTCGTAATTCCAATGATGTTTCTGAACTATATTTGAATGAACGGAATACAAGATCGCTTGCCTTTTCATTTCCTCTTTCACCCAAATACTCTAAGGCTACATTTGGTATATCAAGATATTCTTGTCCACCAGTTTTCTTTTGCTTAAAGACCAATCGTGTGTATTGACCAAATTTTTGAACCTCTCCCCAAGTTAGTTTCATGATATCGCTTTTACGGAGACCAGTGAAACAACCGAATAGGAATGCTCTTTTTAGTTCAGGATATTTGCAATGTGTCTTTGCTAATAGCTTTACTTCCTCTAAAGTGAGATACTGACGTTCAGTATCAGGCACTTTGAAACCTTTAACAACTTCTGCCGGGTTGTAATCAATGATTCTTTCTTTGAAAGCTCTGTTTAAGCAAGCTTTCAATTTGTTAAAGTATGATACCTTTGAATTTTGCGATAGTCCATTAAAACCTCTCTTGCTGGTTTTAATACCTTCTTTATGTGTGTCTTTTTCCACATGGTCAAGGTATGACTTGAAGCCTTGTACCCATTTTGGAGTAATGTCGGCAAAAGTTGTTTTTTCACTAGCATATACTTCAAGATAACGAAGACAACTTTTCCAATTACCCCAGTTACCTTGGGTGTCTGGATTGCCGTGGCGTTCTTCAACCATATCCCTATAATATTGTAGGAATAAAGTCTTAGCTCCAAGATTCTCTTTTTTCTGCACTAAGTGAAGGATTTCTTTTTCCTTTTCTATTCTGAAGGCTTCTGCTTTAAGAAGAGTGCGTTGATTCTTTTCCTTAATGGACGCAGTAGTGCCAGGATAGAGAGTAAGACCAAGACTTTCTCTCATTCTTGTGTCGTTTTGCACATAATCTAAGAAAAGGGCAACATTTCCACTAGGTAATTTCCTTTTTCTCAATTTTACCTTCTGGTCTAGTACTATACTTTTATTGCTCATATACGGGGGGAAAAACGAAGCGTGTCAATATGTGGTCGGCCTAAAAATGGGTGATTGCTTTGGCTTTCAAAGCGTTATGGTGGAGTAGGGGAGAGTGGCCTACAAAAACGAAGCGTTTACATCGCTTTACATTGGGCTTACATTTGAGCACCGTTTGAACGCCGTTCAAATGAAATGCTTTACATTGAACGCAGGATAGGGGAGAAATAGGCCATCGCACTGTCGGTTTACTCCTGTGATCCGTTTCTGATCAGCTCTCATATACAAAGGTAAGCAAGAAGATCGGTTTATGCAAGTGGAGTAGGGGAGTGCATAGTATTACTCTCCTATTTCTTTTATTAAAATTATTCCATATAGGTGATATTTGGTATATTTGCAGCAAAATAAATGCAATATACTATGACTAAAGTTATCCATGTACACCTGATTTATGAGAAAAAGAACCTCTATTTCGGTAGCATTTCCGCCATATTTGATACTTTGACGGAGAGTGAGGTCGGTATCACCAAGAGCAGTCTGTTACATGCCGGTTTGACCGATGGATCCGTGAAATACACGAAACGTGCGATGATTATCCAGTCGCACTTGATAAAGACTACCAGAAAGGTCTAAAACGGCCTTAGAACGTCTATAAAGCCGCTTTTTGCGGTTTTTTTTGTGTTCTTTGGGTGGTACCCTTTTCAAATAGTACATCTGAAAGAAGCTGCTACTTGTTTGAACGGTTTGAACGGTCGTAAAAATGGAAAGGACGGACATTTGGATGGACACTTGGATGGACATTTTGAGCGTTGGAAAAACGAAACGTTTCGATTGGATGGACATTTGGACGGACATTTTTCTCTATTTTTGAAAGCATTTTTATAGGAATACTCTTTTTTCGTACCTTGTTTTCTTTTGTTTATAAACTATTGCAGGGGGTAAATAATATTTCATAAATAATTATTTACTCCCCTATATTTTATATCATTGTTCTAAAAATCAGCGTTTTACTACTTTTTGCCCTCTTTGCCCCATAAAACTCGTTTTATCCGACACCTGCAAGTGTTGAACTCTCCGCACCTGAAACACGCCCCGCACTTTCCTGTTTGAGTTGCACGATTGTTTGTTTAAGTATTCCTATTTCCTCTGCTTGTTGGGCTATTTTCTCTATAAAAAATGAAGTTTCAGAACTTGGATTACTGGAATTATTAGTTTTAGAGGCGACAAATGCATCCCCCTCTCCCATTATAATCCATTCTATATTAGTCGTTGGGTATGATAATTTCAGACGACGAAGAAGTTCTATTGATAATTTCTTTCTTCCGCTTTTTATATCACTGATACCTGCTTTATTTGTTCCTAAATCATTCGCAGCCTGAACATAATCTGTTATTATGCCCTTCTCTTTTAATTCGTCAAGAACTTGTATAAATCTGAAATTCTCATCCATAATCTTGATAAAGTATGAAAAATTACGCCATTTTATTTTGTAGTATGAAAATCTCATACTATATTTGCAGCGTGTTCAAAGTGTGAACGCCGCCTCAAAGCTACAAAAAAGGCTTGAGGTGACAATGAGAAATATAAAAAGAAGAAAATGAAAGCATTGAAAGTAACCGTTGACTGGGCAGAAATGGACCTGTTTGCTGCCACCCTTAAAGAGTTGAATGATGACGAAAATATTTTCGCCTACCAGATTGATGCGTTGACCGGTATCGTGGTCTGCGAGAACGAGTGCGGGTTGGCTTATTGCCGTTCCTGTTTTGATTACCGGGTTGCCCCAACTATAGAAGAGGTTAAATAGAAAGTTATGAAACGGTACTATTTTGAATTGACAGACGGGAATTATAATGACCTGGGAGCCTTTATTCCGGATGGTTACAATAAGGAAGTGGCTGTTAGGCAGGCGAAGAAGTGGATGGCAGAAAACAGTATTGTTTTAGCCACTTTGGTTGTGAGTAGTCTGAGAACGAGTAATGTGCTGGATGTGATTGATATTAATATACTTTAAAACGAGGACAGAATGGAAGCAAAATTTAAAAAGGGACAAAGTGTGAGAATCACCAAGAGAAACGGTGAGATTATTGATGGTATAATCCGTGATTGGGATTACAACACTTGTACTTTCGGTCGTGAATATAATGTCGATTATATGAAAGATGGTCAGGTTTGGACTGTGATATGTGTCCCGGAGGATGCAATACAAGAACTTCGATAAGTTTTCTGGGCGGTTAGTTCAGTTGGTAGAACACACCAAACTCCTGTAAGGGAGAGGTCATGGTCCGCGGTTCGAGTCCGCGACTGCCCACTATAATAATTAAATATCAGTGAATTATGAAAGAACGAATAGTCGTAGAATACAGCGAGGTGGGTAAGATAGCCGGTTTGCTGGGTTGTTCCCGGGAAATGGTCTCCCACTCCCTTGCATTCCGCAAGAACAGCAAGTTGGCCCGTTCCATCCGCAAGCTCGCTATCGAGCGCGGTGGTACCAAGGTAGGTGGTAACCCTCAAAAAAAGGACGGTGATGAAAAGTGACCTGATGACATTGTTCGGTGACCAGCTGCGCTGGTTCACCCGTCTGAACCGGAAACAGCGCCTTTGTGTGCTTTATTTCTGTCTGAGTTTCGGGATCCTGCTTTCTGTGGTCTTTGACCACCCGCTGCTGGAGCTCGCCGTCGTGCTGAACTTCGGGGCTTCAGCGAGACTGATGAAGAGGCATGTCCCTTTGAATGATTTGGAGGAGTGATAATCGGACTGGGAGATGGAATACTACAAGAAAACATTGTGTGTAACCTATCAGGAACTGACTTGTGGAGATGATCCGGTGATAACCAGGGGTGCCCTTGACAAACAGCTGCAACGTGGTACCATTGAACGTTCCCATCGTGGCGGCGGAGAAGGTTCCCGTGCACAAATCATCTATTCCTCCCTTCCCGATAAATACCAGAAACGTTTTGTTGCCAAGTACGGCGATCCTGAACAGAAATTGATACGAGAAATGATTATGAGCAAAGTGAAGAAAGACGAGAACGCGGAGCTTTTCTTTGAGGAGTACCGCTACGACAAGAACGGTGAGCAGGTTCCCCTTCCCGAGCGTATCCAGGCCGAGTATGTATGGAACGCCTCGGTGCTTAACGCACTGATCAGCGAGCTGGACACGCTTCGTCCGAAACGTAACATGCTGGGGGGTAGCCGTAATGTATGGGAAACGTTGCTTGCCAGGGTTGAGGAATGGCGCGGGGAGTACGCGCATACCCTTCCGGGCAGCGAGGGCCGTCTGAAGAGCCTTGTGAACCAGTACAGGCCGCAGAACTACGCGGTACTGGTCAGCGGCAAGTATGGCAACAGCAACACGCTGAAGATCGAGGAGGAAGCCGGGCGTTACCTTGTCGCGCTGAAACGGAGCCGCGTCCCTGTCTATACCGACATGCAGATATTCGAGGAGTACAACCGTGTCGCCCCGGAACGTGGCTGGAAGCCCCTGAAGAGTCCCCGCGGCCTTCGCGAATGGCTTAACAGCCCCCGTATCGAGCCTTTATGGTATGATGCGGTCCACGGAGAGATGAAGGCGTACCAGCGTTACGGCCGCAAGCACAAGACCGAACTTCCCAGCCGCCGTGACAGCCTGTGGTACGGTGACGGTACGAAATTGAACCTCTACTACAAGGACGAGCATGGTAATGTCCGCACCATCGGTGTGTACGAGGTCATGGATGCCTACAGCGAGGTACTGCTGGGCTTCCATATCAGCGAGAACGAGAATTACGAGGCGCAATATCACGCCTACCGCATGGCTCTCCAGACAAGCGGGCACAAGCCTTACGAGCTGGTCCATGACAACCAGGGCGGTCACAAGAAACTGGAACGTGTCTCGGATGGTCTGCTGGCAAAGATCAGCCATATCCACCGCCCGACCGCTCCCTACAGCGGCCAGTCGAAAACTATCGAATCGGCTTTCGGCCGTTTCCAGAGCCAGGTCCTGCATAAGGACTGGCGGTTTACCGGTCAGAACATCACCACCAAGAAAGCATCCAGCCGCCCGAACCTTGAGTTCATCGAGGCCAACAAGGACAAACTTTACACCCTTGCCGAGCTGAAGGCGAAATATGTCGAGGCACGCCGGGAATGGAACGAGATGAAGCATCCGGCCACCGGTATTTCCCGGATCGGGATGTACAACACCAGTGTGAACGAGGAGACGGAAACGGTGACGGCACGTGACATGGTGGATATTTTCTGGGTGATGACCTCCCGCCCGAGCACGTTCACTTCTTCCGGTATCGAGGTCACGATCGGCGGCAAGTCCCGCACCTATGAGGTTTATTCCTCCCCGGGCGTTCCGGATCATGAATGGCGCCGCCGGAATACCTACAAGCAGTTCTATGTCAAGTATGACCCGTATGATTTCGGCAGTGTCCGGCTGTACTGGAAGGACAAGGGCGGGGAGTTCCGTTTCGAGCGTGTCGCCGAGCCCTACATGGTTATCCACCGTGCCATCCAGGACCAGGGAGAAGGCGAGGCCGCCTTCATCCGCCGGGAACAGGAGGCCAACGTGCAGGACCGCGTGGAACGTCAGGTGGTTGCCAAGGAAATAGAGTACGAGCACGGGGTGGCTCCCGAACAGCACGGTCTGAACACTCCGAAACTGAAAGGTATTACGGCCGAGGTGCAACGTCAGATAGACCGTCGTACAAAGAAGTACGGCCAGCCTCCGGAAGAGATTGCCCTGGGGCGTTCCACCAAAGTGATCAGCAATATAAGCTGGGACCAGCTCGGTCGTCGTGAAGTGGACAAACGGAAAATAGTCGGAAAATTTTAAAGAAAATTGATTATAAAAATACGATTGGTTATGGAAATTACAATGAAAGAGAAAAACGCCATCAGTGAGCGCCTTCGCGCTTACGTGGCCAAATACCCGAGCCAGACGAAGGCCGCGGGCAGCCTGAAAGGTGTCAGCGTGGGTACCGTGAGCAATATCCTGAACGGCCGTTTCGAGAACATCAGCGATGAGATGTTCCGCAACGTGGCCTCCCAGGTGGGAGGTATGGGCACACCCGGCTGGCAGATCGTTGAGACGGGCGCGTACCAGGAGATTACCGAAGTGCTTTCCGACGCGCAGCGCTGGCGTAGCGTCCGCTGGGTGACCGGCGAGGCCGGCTGCGGCAAGAGCACCACCGCCCGGGTGTACCTTCAGGACCACAAGGAGGTTTTTTACATCCTTTGCTCCGAAGACATGAAGAAGGGTGATTTTGTCCGCGAGATTGCCCGCACGGTAGGAATTCGTACCGAAGGCTGCAATATCCGCGAGGTGTGGGGGCTTATCCTTGACGACATCATCCAGATGGACGCGCCCCTGCTGGTGTTTGACGAAGCCGACAAGCTGACAGAACCGGTGTTCCACTACTTCATCAGCCTGTACAACAAGCTGGAGGAGAAATGCGGTGTCGTTTTCCTGAGTACCGACTATATCGTCAAGCGTATCAGTAACGGGCTGAAGTACCAGAAGCCCGGTTATAAGGAATTTTTCAGCCGTATCGGACGTAAGTTCTTCACGTTGGAGCCGACTGACCAGAATGATGTCTATATTATCTGCACGGCGAACGGGCTGACTTCCCGGCAGGATATCGATGTCGTGATGAAGGAGGCTGCCACCTGTGATTATGACCTTCGCCGCGTGAAGGATTCCATCCACAAGGTAAAACGCATGAGTGATTTGTAACCCGTTCAAATACCGTTCAAACGCAATTTTAAGGATATGGAAAACAAATTTGAATACTTGAGAATCGATGGCCGCGACCGGCTTCCCTCTCCCTGGTTCAGCTATCCCGTCCTGACGGAATACGAGACTGTGGCCATTTACCGGAACGGACGCGACTATCTGGACGTCCTTGTAGGGCGGCAGGACGGCTGGTGGACTGCCGGCGTCCACATGCAGGTGAACAGTTCCGTTGCCGGTTTCGGCCCGGGGCGCAAATGGGGACAGTTCGCCACCCGTGAGAACGCCCTTCTGTGGGCGCTCGGCTGGATGCTCTGCCATGACAATCTGCGGGGCGCCGCACGGCAGGCCGTTCTTGACAAGATTGACGATATCCAGCAACTTAAACTTTTCTGACCATGAAGCGTGCATTGAGTGTAAAGGATATCCTCAGCAAGAAGTATGAGGTATTTCCCTTCGAAGGAAAGTGGAAGGAGGCCTTCGACACCCCGGAACGTACGGGTGTATGGTTTATCTGGGGTAACAGCGGTAACGGTAAGACTTCTTTTGTGATGCAGTTGTGCAAGGAACTGTGCAAGTATGATCGTATCGCGATTGATTCTTTGGAAGAGGGTACGCGTCTGACGGTCCAGAACAACCTGAAACGCTTCGGCATGGCTGGTGTGAGCCGCCATCTGGCCTTCATCAAGGAAGACATCCCGGCGCTGAAGGAACGCCTGCGCCGTCATAAGAGTTACAACATCGTCGTGATTGACAGTTTCCAGTACACGCGGATGACCTACGGTGACTATATCCAGCTAAAAGAAGAGTTTCCTGACAAGCTGTTCATCATCATCAGCCATGCGCGCGGCAAGAATCCTAAAGGTGACGCCGCCACGAGCGTGATGTACGATGCCGATCTGAAGATATGGGTGGAGGGTTATGTGGCGTACAGCAAAGGGCGGTACCGCGGTTCCACCAGCAAATATGTGATTTGGGAACTGGGGGCTTTGGAAAATGGCAGTAAATAAGAATCCCCAGCCGACCTTCACAGATCGGTGGGGATGAGACGTAGTTTTAAGCGACCGGTAACGGTCAGTGCAAAAGTAATGAATTTCATTTGTAAATCAATGTGATTATGAGAAAAATCGAGAAACAACTTGAAATCTGCCCTCCCGCCTATATGTGCAAGGGCCCCAACCGTGAGAACTTCGTCAGTACCGGTCACAAGTGCGGTTACTGCAAAGGTAACGGCTGGTTCTGGGGGACGGAGGAAGGCAGCCGTGAGGATATACGGAAACCTTGTCCGGTCTGTGAAGGCAGCGGTGAACTGGATGCGGTTATAACAGTGGATTGGAAACCAACAAATAAATAATCATCATGGGAAAGAAGAAAACAATAGAGAATTGTGTGGGTACAGTTACCGTTTCCACCAGGATCCAGAACGGTGCCGTAACGACCACTTACCAGTTCAAGGCCGGTTTTGCCGCTCATGGCTGGACTGATAAAAGGGCTAAGGACGTTGTCCGGCAAATGAAGTCCGGTGTGAAAAATATGATTTTCGCGGATAAAGAACATTTCGGTATTACTGATACGTCCAAAGTGACATTTTACGGTGGTGTCAAGGTTCTTGAGTGCGATTATATTCTTGAAAAATAACATATTATTAACCATTAAAATTTTACTAAAATGATTACAGAAAAACAGAAAGAGGCAGTAATGGAACTCTGCCGGTATGTGGAGAACTTTTGTAAGGAGAACGGCCTTAGCGCTTTTATGAGTGTTGCGGCCAGTGAGGAGCATCCGGACGGGCTTGAGCAGGTTGCGGGTTCAATCGTAACCGGCAAGGGTGACCATGTTATGGGTTCCATATCTGGAACCGTCAAGGCTGACAAACGTGTCTGCATGTTGCTGTCCATGGCGCTGATGCAGGCCCAGGTGAAAAAGGCGGATATCAATGTTATCCCGTCTTGGGGGGATTTGAATATGAACTGATGAATGTAGCATAAACAGCCATGAGTGAGAATAACAACAAACAGAAACGTAAACGCGTCTGTCCGCATTGCGGCCGCAAGTTGTGGATGCGTGAATTTTATCCGCTGAAGAACGGGGGCCGGAATTCCTGGTGTCATGAATGTGTGCTGGAATACAAACGGGAGCGGTACCGTAAGACCCGGAAGGTTCCCGATGGTACTTTCATGCACCGGACCCAGGGGCGGATCGTGGAGCATAACGGCTACTCGACGCGTATCTTCTGGAACGGCAATATGCTTTCCATTATGCGTCGCCACTATCACAATACCCTCAACCGGGAGCTGGCTGAAATGCTCGGTGTTTCCGAACGCAGCGTCACCCGGAAGGCCCGGGAGATGGGACTGAAGAAGAGCAGGGAGTTCATGGCTTCCGTTAGCCGTGAGCACCTGCTACTGGCGAATGCAAGAAGCAAGGAACTGGGATATCCGGGCGGCTTCACCAAGGGGATGAAGTTTAGGGGGAACCAGCACACCGGAAGAATTAGAGTTGAATAACCTGTAACACTTCAATATTATGAGCAATATATTCAAGAGATTCGAGGGCCGGAAGGTCCGTGTCCAGATCGTGAACGGTTTCGGTCTTCCGGTTGATCACCACGGTTATGTGGAGACGGATGAGAACTGGGCTTACCTATACGAGAAAGGCCAGAAGGGCAACAGATATATTTTAGCGATCAACACCCGCAAGGACAGCGTGGTGTCGGTTGAAGTTATTAACCAGTAAAAGAAGTATATATGATACAAATAATATTCAGGGTACAGACCGATACCGGCAAGTACATTACCAGTTCGACAATAGAATACCGCCTGTTCGGTATCCTATTGTGCAGAAAGACGTACTATTATCCTCCGGAAGGTTCCGGAGGGGAGTACTTCAGAGCTTGATTTCGTTTTTTCTCATGGCCTCTCTGACCTTGCTTACTTCCTTTCGGAACTCATGAAGTAGAATGGCATCAGAAAACAGGACACTTTTTCCATTAAGTTTGGCTTGGATTTCCGCCATCTTTTTGTAGAGGACGTACTGCTGGATCATGAGACGTTCGAAGTCGTATTCACTAATCATACTGAATTGATTTTTTAGTTAAACATTTTTTTGATTTTTGCGGCTACAAAAGTAGCACCCTGTCCCGGTTCGCGATGAATAGGGGCAGCCTTTTAAAATAATTTAAAACAGTAAGTACCATGCAGATAGACATCAACACCCGTAAACGGTTAAACAAGCCCGAGAATTACTCGGCGTTTTACAGCCTTTTGAACCGCCTTCCGACATCGGATCGTGACGCACTGAAGGAAAGCATCGTTTCCCAGTACACGGAGGGACGTACCACGAGCCTGCGTGACATGACGCTGAAGGAATACAGTGCCGCCGTGGCCGCCATGCAGAAGCTGGTACCGCCCACTTACCAGGAACAGCTCCGGAAGATCCTCCGCCAGAAGCGCTCCGCGGTATTGCACCAGATGCAGTTGTTGGGCATTGATACGGCAGACTGGGACAAGGTGAATACTTTCTGCCTGGACAGCCGTATCGCCGGCAAGGAGTTCCGTGAACTTGACTGTGAGGCGCTGGACACATTGCAGGTGAAGCTGCGTGCCATCCGTCGTAAACGTGAGAATAAACAACAATAACAACCATTTAATTTTTAGTTATGGACCTGAAAGAACAATTAAAAAGCCTGTCCGCCCAGGACAGGAAGGAGCTTTTGAAACAGCTCCAGCAGGAAGAGAAGGAAAACAAGCGTAACTGGCGCGACGCCTATGAGGGCCTTCGTGCGCAGTTCATGCTTGAAGTGAAGAACAAGCTGCTCCCGGTCGTGGATGATGTGAAAGCGTTCCGCGACTGGGTGGAGAAAGAAGCCGCCGCCTTCCGTGCGGTGATGCGTGAATACGGCCAGCTGCGCAAGGACGAGCAGGCGAGTTTCACCATCGTGGACGGTGACATGAAGCTGGAGGTGAGGAGCAACAAGGTGAAGAGCTTCGACGAGCGTGCCGATCTTGCCGCCGAGCGCCTGGTGGACTACCTGAAGCGTTACGCCATGGGGCGCGAGTTGGGTACCGATGATCCGATGTACCAGCTCGGCATGACGATGATCGAGCGTAACCGCCAGGGCGACCTGGACTACAAGTCGGTGAGCAAGCTGTACGAGCTGGAGGACCGTTTCGACAGCGAGTACACTGAAATCATGGATCTTTTCCGTGAGAGCAACGTGGTGTACAAGACCGCGGTGAATTATTATTTCCATAAACGTGACGAGAACGGTGTCTGGCACCGTATCGAGCCTTCATTCTGCCGTTTGTAGTATGGAAAAGACGAAGAATATCGCGCCTCATGTGATGGCCTGCAAGAACTGTGAGGGCAAGGGCCGTGTTTTCTACACGGACCAGGGCGGTGCCCCTTTCTCCTCCCGTTGTCCTGTCTGCAAGGGCAGCGGACGTGTGAAGGTGCAGAGCAAGGTTATCACCCGTATCGAGCCTTTTGTTCCGGGTGAGGATGACACCGAACTGATGACCATGTGATTTTGTTCACACTCTAAACGGAAAAACGCCGCATCCATGCACGATGCGGCGTTTTTTTATCAACATCCCCGGTTAAATGGCTAATTTTGCAGCATATACTTAACTTTACTTTATGGCCAAAGGACGAGACAAGACGCTTATAGAACTCCGTGATGAAGCCCTGTGCCGCCGTTACTATTACTGGACGGAGGTGCAGCGCCTGCGCTTTGATGACGCTTTGAAAGTGTTGTCCCGGCAGGAGTTTTTCATTTCCGAGGAGCGTATCATGTCCATTATCCGGCGCAAATGCCGGGAACTGAAGGAGCTGGAGGTAAAACCTGTCCCGAAAGTGAAAAAGCCCCGTCTGACAGCCGTCCAGCTCTCGCTTTTCACGGGCGAATGAACCTTGCCGCCCCTTCCTGCATGGCGGATTCGTCGTGCAGCGTGAAGGAATACACGGTTTCATACACCTTGATGTTTCCGGGGAGGGAATAGTCCCGGCTCTTCGCTCTGACCAGCGGGCTGGCCTCTTCCGAACATAGGAATCCCTGAAGTGTTTTATACAGCTTCTTCGCTTTTAGCTGGCGTTCCCTTATTTTATCATAGGTGCCTGAAGTGTAGTGCGTGTCGTCGTAACAGTCAATGGCCAGGCGTGTGGTGATGAACGACTCGCTTTTCTGTACCCCGTACCCGATGTCGTTCCAGTCGGATTCAGTGTTTCCGATCAGTACGCAAGGGAAGGTTACCGGGTAGTGGTCCTCTTCGGCCCCCGCTTCGAGCTGTCCGTAATCTTCGTCAATGTATGACAGCTCCGGCATCTTTTCGGCGATGCGTTCCATGATTGCGATGAATATTTCTTCCATGTTGTTATAAATTTAAAATGTTTCTGATTTCGTTCTCCATTTTCTGGTCTATCTTTTCGGACAGTTCCCGGCTTTCCCCGAGGAACTGTCGCTGGGGTATGCGTATGCGGAGCTTTTTCTTTTTGGTCAGTGCCAGCCTTTTCCATTTCAGCGCCTCCGGATTCTCCTGCGGTTTATTGCTTGCGGCGGAACCCCCTTTTCTGCCCTTTCTTTTGCCCGTGGCGGCTTTTTTAGCCTTGCCTGAAGCCTGGTAATACTTCGCCCATGCAAAGCGCCGCATTTGGGGCGTGACGGTCGGGTTCACTTCTCCTCCCCAGTTCTGGACGGGCGCGTATATGAGGTCGTTGGCCACTCTCACCCTGTAGTCCGCCGGCACATACTTGACGGAGCTGAAGAGGTGGTTTCTTCCTGAGAGCAGCGTCCCGTACTGCCCGGCCGCATCGGTCCGCCCCGAGGACAGCCTTTTCGCTTTCGGCCACGGGTGTAGCCCTCCGTTTACGAAACCTTCCTTTCGGAAGTTGTCCTGGAAGTGGTCTTTCGCCATGCGTCCGGCTATGACCGGCATCCTGCGTCTCATCAGGTTGTCGAGCTCCTTCCGCTTGGCTTTTATCAGCTTTGAATATTCTTTTATGTCCATAAATGACTGATTTAAAAAAATATTTTATACTTTTGCAAAGAGGCATTTTTTACGTGCCCGTTATGTGTTATGAATGTACCTGAACAAGTGACAAATTTAGCTCGTGTTCATGGATTCAATTCCGTGGAACTGGTAAGGCATACATCGGACGAGAATGTGTATTCCGTCTGTTGTGTCGACGGGGACGGCTTGAGCCTTCCCACGGGGTTGCCTCATTATATCATAGACCGCAACGGCATTCTTACACTGACCTGTGACGATGATTTTCGAATCACTGACTCCTTGTGAATAATCCTGCCGCTTTCGGGTTGATGAGTTTGTTGTCAATTCGGAGAACGCCGACACTCTGCCCCTTCATTCTGGCGATGTAGTCCAGGACATTGTCTTTTCCGGGTTGTGGATCGAAGAGTCTTGTCGAGCCGTTTTTTGTTTCGGCGCAGAACACGTGTGCGCTTCCTCCTTTCCATGCACAATAGATCTCATACAGCCCGTCTTCTTTCATATTTTCCAGAAGGAACTTCCTGATTTCCTTTTCACCCATCCGCTTGATGTTATTCTTGTACGCCCACGTCCTTGCCCAGGTGAATTCTGAATCGGTTCCGTCCGCGTTCATAAACAGGTTCCTGTTCCATTTGATTCCCTGTTTATCCATCAAGTCGTACGCGCTGTTTTTTATATTCGGTGCCGCTTCGACATCAAATCCCAGTCTGCGGAGCAGGTGCACAGGTACGCATGTCTGGCAATTTACCTTGTAATCGATACTTTTGCTGTAGTTGGGGTTCTCTTTGCCTTTGTCCGCTTCCTCGTATGTCATAGGTTTTCCTTTGGTCATGCCGAGTGCCTTTTCCAGCTTGATGTTGTTCATGGCAATGGCTTCCTTCTCCTCCAGCTTGAGGTTTTCCGGCATTTCTCTGACCATTTCCCTGATCCGTCTTGTCAGTCTGGTTGCCGCGTCTTCAGCACCCGGATAGCCCTCTTTCTGATACGGATGGTTTTCAGAGAACAGTCTTGCATCTTTCCCTGTATTGTTTTCCAGTCCGTTATGCGCCTTGTTCCATCCCTTGTCGTCTGGTATGGGTGTGGGCTCCTCGTCGGTTGACGAGAGCGTGCATTTGCAGTTCCAGCGGTCCCCCGGCCTGTGCTCGTTCCAGAACGGATCATCGACGGGGCGTATGGTTCCCCAGAACACGCGGTGGTCCGCTCCCGGGTGTACGGATGTCGAGGGCATCCATTTGAGGTTCGGCAGGATATCCTTCTCCCGCTCGAACTGTCTCCAGTCGGCCGCCTGATGCGCCCGTATGACCGCCGTGTCGTATTCGGTACGCAGCCAGTCTACCATCTGGTGGTCTGCTATGGGCATGACAAGTTTCAGCCACTGTTCAAACGGTCTTAAATTGCCGTTTTCGTCCAGCAGCAGCGCCGCCATGTCGTTTTGTGCCCGGTGTACCTTGAAAGCGGCAAATACGGCGTTGTTCGCACGTATTTCGCGGTAGAAGTCATAATCCGGATCATCGGCTTCCCGTGCCCCGAACCCCTTGTCTGTGGCGTTGTTCATCGTTTTCCACGTGGCCTCGAACAGGTTCTCCTCGATGTCGGTCATGGGATGGAACTCCTTGCCGTATATGTTCTTCAGGGCTTTCTTCAGTACCTCCTCATCAAAAGAAAACACGTTCTCCACCTGCTTGTTTTCCAACCGGTAGAGGTCGTTCATCACCACTCTAAAACTGCCCCGTCTTTCCCCGGGGCTTTCGCGAAAAAACGTTTCAGCCAGTTATACGCGTTTTTAAGGGCGTTTTTCTTCTCTTTGGGAGTCTTTTTGCCGGTCTCCGGCATCTCCTCCTCTTCCTCCTCCCGTTCCCCGGTGGTTGCCGCTTTCTCTTTCGCCTTCTGTATTCCGGCCGCTCCGGCTTCCTGCCGTTTTTTCAGTTCGTTGTAGTCTGCCGGTTTCTCGACCCCGAATTCCTCGTACAGATAATCGTCTCCCACCGGCAGGCCGAAGTTCGTCCGCAGCTGGGTGAGGATGCTCATCTTCTTCTCCGGCTCGATGACCTTCTTTTCCGGGTAGCAGAACTCGCCTCCGGTGGTGTCTATCCCGAGCATGGCGAATATGTCGGTCATGTTGTAGTTGAGCACGTCCAGGATGTCCTGCCGGTCCGCCAGCGTGACTTTCTCCTCCACATCCTTGTGGACGGTTCCGAGTGCCTGTGTTCCCTTGTCCGATGCCTCGGTGGTGAGCGTGTTCCCGAGGAACAGTTTCGATATCTCGCTGTTGCAGCGTTCGCAGAGCTTGTCGTAGAGGTCCGCGCTTCCGGTCTTGTTCGCCGCCTCCTTGAGTTCCATTATTGTTTCCTGGGCGTGCACGAATACCGCCATGCTTCCGGTGCTTTCCGCGTCCGCCAGCGCCCTCTGCCGTGCCTCGTCGTCATCCGTGGGGTATGTGTATTCCCGGATGGGTGCGCCGAACACTTCGGCGAACTGCGCCCAGTCCGCCACGTCGTTCCGCTTGTATATCACCCATACGGCCGCCTTTGCGAGCATCCCGAGCTCTTCCGGCTCCCCGATGAACAGCAGGTCGGGGTATTCGTCCCAGGATGTTCCGGTGGTGTCCGTCTGGTGGCGCAGTATGAGCCTGCGCACCGGATCCACATGCTTGCGCGGTATCCGGTCGTAGTTTACCCATTCCCCCTTGCGGTAGAACTGTACGAGCGTGAACCCCCAGAATTTCGCGTCCAGGATGTCGCCTATGAGGCGCCGGAACCACGGGGAGCGTATCTGTTCGTTTACCGCCTTGTCCGGTTTTCCGTTACGTCTGAACTCGATGACGGAGGATAGCACGGCGTTTTTCCGTTTCTCGATGACACTTGTCAGGTGCGTGTCCATGAGAATGTCTTCATACAGGTCGTATAATCTGAACCTTCTGGAGTAATCCACGTTCTCGAAGGCCCGTATGGCCAGCATATAGTCCGCTATGTCTATGCCGAAGCGTTTGGGCTGTGTCAGTATGATGGTTGCGGGTCCTTTCTGCCCGGGCCTCGGCAGGTTTCCGCTTTTGGTTATCTTTCCGGCCCTTTTCTGTCTTCCTGTCATGTTACCAGTGGTTTACACGTTTACGATTGCTTTTGATAAGGAAATTTGATTTTGCCGCCCTTGTCTCTTCGGGAAGCAGTGGCAGCCCGTCCACGGATATCTCCTCGGCCGCTACCGCCCTGAGCCATTCGACGGCCCTTTCGTAGCGTTCCTTGCGCAGGGGTGAAAGGTTCCTCGGGTTATGGATGCTGAAAATATGGTACACTGCGATGTCTATGGCCATCATCAGCACGAGCTGGCTCCGTCCGTCTCCGGTCCGGGTGAATATCCTGTCACAGTCATAGCGCTTGGAGAGGTAGCACCGCATCTCTTCGACGGCCCGGTCCTCGCATATCTCCACGACGGCATTGTCCTCCCTTGTCAGCGCGTCCAGTATCTCGCGGTGGATGCTCGCGTCGTAATCTGTAAGTTCTATAAATTTGCTCATGTGGGTAAGGTATTAAAGTTTACAGTCTGTACTTGTTGTGCGCCCGCATCTTCCTTGTGGAGATGACGGCCGGCTTTTCGGTCTGGTGCGCCTTGCGGTCTATGATGCGGTTTCCTCCCTCCACGCAGTCGGGCCCGTCGGCCGGATACGTCAGCATGAGGTTGAAGAGGCTGAACTGGTCGGTGAGCATCTTCATGTGCGGGTTGTCCTTTTCCGCCTCGTTGAAGATGAGGTTCCCTTCGCTGTTGAGGGGTTCCAGGTTCGTCTCGATACGTGTGGCCTTGTCCGTTTTCTTCTCCTCGTCCCCCTGGATGTACAGGGATATCTTCCTCTGCCGGCGTATGCGCCTGATGATGGGCTGGAACACCTGCTGGAAAAAAGGGTCCTGCAGCTTGTTGTTCTCCATGTAGCAGTACACGTTCGTTTTCCCGTTCACGAACTCCAGCAGTCTGATGTACCATTCGATAAACGTGGCGTTTGTCTCCCTTCCGAGGAACCCCTTGATGACGTAGAGCTTTCCGGCCAGTTTGCCGAGCAGGAACACCGCCTTCGTGGAGCTCTTCTTCGTCTTGTTCTCGCCGGGCGCTGGGTCGCCGTAGATGACCAGGAACTTGAACTTCGAGAGCGGCGGCACTTTCCCGTAGATGATGTCCTTGAATATCTCTCCCTCGGCTACCGGGTTGTTGAAGAACTCCTTCTGCCGTGCCGCCGCGCTGACCAGCGAGAGGAAGAGGTCTATATCCTCTTCCGAGTTTTTCTCGGGCCACACGGAAACCCCGTTCCTGTCGCGTATGTTGATGATGTCCACGTGCCCGATGCCCTTTTCCTTCAGTTCCGTGGCCTTTTCAATGGCCCTTTTTATGCAGCAGTCCGCTGCGATGATGTTCCCGTTGAAGAGTATGCGGTAGTTTCCCGATACGGACATGGTCGGTATCAGGGCTTCCTCCAGCCATTTCCATTTTGTCTTGATACGTTCCGGGTTCCGGCATTCCTCGTCGGTGTCGATATCGTCCACCAGGATGAAGTCCGGCCGGAAGTTCTTGTTACGGGTACCGCGCGGTGACTGTCCGGCCCCGATGGCGCGGAAGGAACATCCCGCCATGATGGTGAATTCCCCCGTTTCCCAATATCCTGGTTTCTTCTGCATCCCGTAGTCCTGTATTATTCTCTGGTTTTCCTCGAAGTTGGCCATGAAGGGCAGCAGGAGCCTCTGGGCGTTGTCCTGCGAGTTGGAGATCAGCAGTACGTTGCGTATTTTTCTTGTAATTGCCAGTTTTGAGATTTCCATCATGGACCGTGCGGACTTCGCCAGCTCCCGCGACCATGCGCGTACCTCGTACCACCGGTTGTTCCTTGTCAACCTTCTGGTGGCTTTCTTGTGGAAGTCCGCCGCCTCGCATGAATAGTACATGGCGAAGTAATACCGGAACCACTCCTCGTCATCCTTTTCGAGCCTTTCCCTGCGTGCGCGTATTTCCGCTTCCGTGTCCGAGGGGTTGATATCCGAGTTTTCGCGTATGGACGCGACCAGTTCCTCCCATTCGACAAGTGCCGTGCGGTCCTGTGGTGTAAGTCTTTTCTTTGCCATGGCTATGAGACTTTTGATTTTACGAACGCGTCAAGCAGCGGCGTCACTTCTTTCGCCTGCGCGGGGTCGGATGCGCGCAGCCATTTGAGCAGGTCCGAGAATACGGATATGATGTCCGAGAGCCCGACTTCCGTCTCCATTTTCTTGATGGCGTTCGAGAGTTTGGATATGGTGTCGGCCTCGGCAGTGTTCGGGAAGCGTTCCCCCGGCGGTCTGGCCATGATGGCGTTGTTGAGCTCGGCCAGCTGGCGGTACAGGCTTTTCAGTTGCTCCTCGCGTGTGATGGTGATGGACGTCTTGAGCATCTCCCATCCGTTCTTGCCTATCCAGTTGTTCACCGTGATGCGTGACACCCCCACGCGTTCGGCTATCTCCTGCTGCGTGAGGTTCTCTTTCAGGTAGAGCGTCTTCGCCCATTCCCTTTTTTGCTGCATGCTTAGTTCGGTCATATTTCCTCCTTTTTTACGTGCAAAATTGATAAGGAAAAGGGGTGGAAAAAAACGCGTGCCGCATGATGACACTTTAAAACTTCATGACGGCGTTTTAAACTGTGTGTGATGAATATGCGGTTTGAAAAACGGTTTTAATCCCCCTAATTTCGTATCGTGAACTTCGCGGGGGACACCCGCCTAAAAGACTATATAAGCATGAAAAAGTTTTTCAACATCATACCCGGGAAAGACGCCTGCTGTATCCTTCTTTACGGTGATATCGGCGAGTATGACAGCGTGCGCAGCGGTGATATCGCCCGCGAACTTCTGGAGGCCGAGGCCCTGTCCGGTAAGATTGACGTGCGTATCAACAGCAACGGCGGCGAGGTGTATGCGGGCATCGCCATTTTCAACGCCCTGAAAAACAGCAAGGCCGACATCACGATCTACATTGACGGCATTGCCGCCAGCATGGCCTCGGTGATTGCCCTTTGCGGCAAGCCGGTGCAGATGAGCCGTTATGCCCGTCTGATGCTCCACAGTGTCCAGGGAGGCTGTTACGGCAACAAGGAGGAAATGCAGGGATGCATCCGCGAGATCGAATCGCTGGAGGATACCCTTTGCGAGATGTATGCCGCCCGCATGGGTAAGGAGAAGGAGGAAATCCGCTCGTTGTATTTCGATGGCAAGGACCACTGGCTTCGTGCCGACGAAGCCCTGGCGCTGGGGCTCATCGACGGTATCTATGATGCCGACCCCCTTCCGGAGGACAGTACCCCCGAACAGGTATTCCAAATATTCAATAACCGGCTGCAACAGCCACAAAACAAGAGTAACATGAATTTAGACGAACTGAAGAAACATCCGCGGTTCAAGAACTGCGTGACAGATGACGATTTTCTCCGTGAAGTCGGGCTTCTGGAAACGGAAGCCGGGAAAGTCCCGGCCCTTGACGCCGAGGTCACCCGCCTGAAGGGCGAGCTGAAGGTGTTCCAGGACAAGGCCGCGGCCGACGATGCCGCCGCCCGTAAGAAACTGCTTGATGACGCGGAGAGTGACGGCCGCATCGATGCCACCACCCGCCCCATCTATGAGAACCTTTTGTCCAAGGATCGCGAGAACGGTGAAAAGGCGTTGGAGAAACTCTCTCCGAAACGCAAGGTCATGACCGACCTGCGCGTGAACCCTACAAATGAAAGTCCATGGAACAAGCGTATGACCGAGATTAAGGACAAGTTGAAACATTAATAAAAATATTTGCTATGGCAATAGTAGTAAGAAACACCAACTACAACGGTGAGGTACTGGAGAAGATCCTGGTACTCGCCTGTACCGGGAACGACCTTGTGGAGAAAGGCCTGATCATGGTGATCCCCGGTGTCGAGAAGAAAATCAGCCTGCCGCGTATCAAGACCGGCAAGATGCTCCAGAAACGCAAGGAGAACCCGGGCCTGGAGGATTCGAAGGGTAACTTCAATTACTCGGAGAAGTCCCTGGATCCGGAGGATTTCATGGCGTTCACCACTTTCAACCCCCGCGCTTTCGAGCATATCTGGCGCAAGTGGCAGCCGAAAGGCAACCTTGTGTTTGCCGAACTTCCTCCCGAAGCCCAGAACACGCTGCTTGACGAACTCAGCAAGAGCGTGAAATTCGAGCTCGGCTGGCATTATATCAACGGCGAGTTCGGGAGTGATGACGACCACCTTTTTAACGGTATCCTGACACAGGCCGCCAAGGACCCGGACGTGATCGTGGTCCCGGCTCCTTCCGATACTTCCATGATCGGCAAGTTGAAGGCTGTCCGCAAGGCTATTCCGAAAGCCCTGCGCGAGAACCCGAACCTGCGTATCCTGATGAGCATCGATGATTTTGACAAGTACGATGACGAACTGACCGAACGCGAGTACAAGAATACGAGCGAGACGGACATAAACAAAAAGCGTTACAAGGGTATCACCATCGAGACGCTGAATTCATGGCCGGATGACCTTATCGTGGCCACGCTCTGCTCGATGAGTGCCGACGGCAACCTTTTCGCCGGCGTGAACCTCCAGGACGACGAGGAGGTGATCCAGATCGACAAGTGGATGAACTCCAGCGAGCTGTACTTCTTCAAGCTGCTGATGAAGGCGGACACAGAAATTGCCTTCGGCGAAGAGTTCGTGGTGCTTGACACCCGTACCTCCCCGGTATTCAAGACCGTGGTGCGCACCATCTCCGCCGATCCGGTCAGTCTTTCTTTCAAGGCCGCCGGTGAGAGCAAGGAGGTGACGATCACCGCTTCCGGTGATTACAGCGTGACATCCGTTCCTGCCGGTTTTACGGCAGAGGGTACCGATGACGGTCTGAAAATCACCGCCGGAGTGAACAGCAGCGGCAAGGCGGTATCAGGTACGCTTGTGGTGAGTCTGGACGCTGATCCGGAAAAGAAGGTTGAAATAACGCTGTCACAGGCGGCCGTTGATGAAGAGGAAGGCGGTGAATGATGGGAAAGCTGAAATATCTCGTGATCCACTGCACTGCGACTCCCGAGGGCCGTGAGGTAAGCGGTGCTGAAATCCGTTCCTGGCACACGAATCCCGTATCCAAGGGCGGGCGCGGCTGGAAACAGGTCGGGTATACTGACCTGTTCCATCTGAATGGCGGCGTGGAGCGCCTGGTGGACAACAACGAGGACGCGAACGTGGACCCTTGGGAAATCACCAACGGCGTGGCCGGCTATAATTCCGTCAGCCGTCATATCGTGTATGCCGGCGGTGTAGCCAAAGACGGCAAGACCCCGAAGGACACGCGTACCGTTTGCCAAAAGCGTGCGCTTGAGAAGTACGTGAAAGACTTCCACCGCCGTTTCCCTGATGTCCGTATCGTGGGGCATAACGAGCTGGCGGCCAAAGCCTGTCCCAGTTTTGACGTGCAGAAATGGCTTGTTTCAATAGGTATCAGACAATCATAAAAAGTGATCATGGACACGAGCGTACTCTTGAACTGGATATTTGGCGGCGGCCTTCTGGCCGCTCTGACGGCCCTTCTGACGTTGGGCCCCACGGTCAGGAAGGCGAAGGCGGAAGCGGAAAAGGCGAAAGCCGACGCGGAGACCGTGCGGATAGACAACACGGAGCACGCCACGCGTATCCTGATCGATAATATTGTAGAACCCTTAAAAAAAGAACTTAGTGCGACACGAAGAGAGATGGCGCGTTTGCGCAAGGCTATTGACGGTGCCAATGATTGCCTTCACCGTGCTGACTGTCCTGTCCTTCATGAGCTGCGCGAGCTCCCGAAGACAGGCCCGGAGCTTGACGACGGTGAAAACCGCGTCAGGCGCGGACAGCGCAAGGTCCGGGCGTCGGGGGCTGGTGATGGCGGGCCTCCCGGCATCGGCGCTGACGTTGAAAATTCCGGTTCCTGACCTGCTGGCGCTTCCTGCCGGTGCCTCCTATCATGGTAAAAACGGGCAGGCGGGCGTGGATGTGACGTCCAGGGGCGACACGTTGGTAGTGACCTCCACCTGTGACAGTCTCCAGCGTCTGGTCCTCTGGTATGAGGAGGAGCTGACACGTATCCGGGGTGACACCGTGAGTGTTTCGGAAGTTTCCGAAACGGAGTTCAAACGACGTTTTAACCCCGTTCAAATCGCCCTCGTTGCCTTTATCGCCGGTGTGGCATCCGGCATTGTATTAACCGTTTTAATCAAGAGACGATATGGAAAAGAATAAGAATTTCATTTACGGCATTGCCGTTGTCAAGTTCGGCTCCGCCACGATCGGTTGGATCGAGAAAGGGAGCTGGGATTGGGGCGGCACGAAGCCGGAGAGTGTTGATGTCGAGGCGGAACAGGTTCCCGACGCACCTGTGCTGACGCTTTTGCAAAAGAACGGTCAGATTTCCCCGACGTTCAACCTTATCCAGCTGGACTACAAGAACATCAAGGCCGTTCTTGGCGGCACGCTGGTGGGCTCGGATGACGCCCCGACGGGTTGGAAGGCCCCTACGGAGCTGGTACAGAAGTCCGGTGAATGGACAATCGACTTCATGAGCGGTCAGACGATGACTATCCCGAACGGTACGATCCTCTCGAACCTGGGCGGGAAACTGACGCTGACGGAGGTGTCGAAGATCGAGTGCCAGCTGAAGGTGAACAAGCCGGAGGACGGCACTGCGCCCTACGAGATCAACGACACGGTATCGGCATAGCGTATGGACGAGCGTGAAGCAAGACGTGTGCAGCGGGAGGCATCCGAGGCCCTTCTTGACCTGGGTGTCTCCCTTCCCCTGAAGGAATGGCACCTGCCTTTCGTGAAACGTCCTGTCCGATGGAGGGTGACGATGCACCGCCCGCGTCTTGCCGGGCAGATATGCATCGTGCGGATATACCTCTCGATGGGAGTTTCCCCGGAGGAGATTTCCTCCTTTAACGGTCGTGAGCGTCTGGAGTTTCTGGCACGTCACGGAACCGAGGTTTCCCGGATGGTTGCCTATACCCTTTGCCGTGGTCCGGTCAGCCGGCGGCTTCTTGTCCGCCCCGTGGCGTGGTTCCTGCGTGAGGCTGTGGAGCACCGTTTCCTGATGGGTGCTCTGGAGAAGTTCATCAGCCTGATGGGCAGCGAGTCTTTTACGAGTATTATCAGCTCGATCGATCGGGCGAACCCGATGAAGTTGAGAATGAGCCAAGGAAGGAAGGGGAGTTAAGGACCGAGTTTGAAGGTTCCCATAGCCCCTTCGGTTTTATCTGGAACATCGCGAGCGCCACCGGCTGGACTGTTGAGTACATCCTGGAGAAGGTGAACTACCAGACGCTCATCCTGATGCTGTCGGATGCCCCGCGTTATGTCCGCCGCCGTGTGAAAGCCGGAGATTCTGAAAACGCCTCCCGCGGTGGTGTCGATCCGGAGTCCGCCGCCCGTGAAGCCGGTGATATAGTGAAGTTTTACCAAAGCAATTTAGAACTGTAAACGATGAAGCCCGTAGAAATTGAATTTCTGATGAAGGACAACCTGACCGGCGGCCTTGACAAGGCCGGCCTTGCCGTGGATATCCTTGCCGGAAAGGCCGGGAAGGCAGCCGATGCCATCAACGCGCGTATCGAGGAGCAGAGAAAGGTCATCGACCGGGTGAGCTCTGACCTGCACCGGATGGAGACTCAGCTTCAGAATATGAAGCCGGGCCCGGCCCAGGCGGAGCTTGCCGCCGACGTGACGGCCTGCCGCAAGGTGCTGGAGGAGGAGCGCGCTGCCCTTGAAGGACTTGAAAAGGAGCACCGCGAGGCGGAGAAAAGCGTGCGTAACCTCCGGGAGGAGTACAGCCGCATCTGCCTGGAGGAGGAACGCGCCGCTGCCGGGAGCAAAAGCCTGACCGACAGGATCCGGGAGCAGAAGGAAGTCATCGGGCAGATCGAGAGCGATATCAAGTCCCTGGAGAAAGCCTACCAGAAAGCCGCTCCCGGTATGGCGAAATCGGCTGCCCTGGATGAGTTGAACGCCGCGAAGCGTGCGCTTGAGGAGGAGAAGGCTGCGTTGCAGGGCCTCCAGGCGGAACAGGAGAAGGTGCGTGAGAGCGGCAAACGCCTTTCCCTGCAGCTGCGCGAGCTTCAGGACAACATGGCCCGCCTGCGCCTGGAAGGGAAACAGGACACCGAGGAGTACCGGAAGATGGCACGGCAGGCCGCTCTTCTTTCCGACACGCTTGCCGATCTGAACACCCAGACGAAGATCCTCTCGCACGATGACGCGAACCTCCAGGGCTTCATGTCGGGCGTGAGCGGCCTTGCCGGTCTGTTCACCACGGCCACCGGCGCGCTGTCTCTTTTCGCTTCGGAAAACGAGAACCTGGCAAAGATCCAGACGCGCGTGCAGAGCGTGATGGCCATCACGATGGGGTTGCAACAGGTGTTCAATACCCTGAACAAGGATTCCGCTTTCCGGCTGGTGACGGTCGTCAAGATGAAGAACCTGCTGACTGCGGCCAATACCCGGCTGGCTGTCTCCTTAGGTATTTCCACCGGTGCCGCGCAGGCCCTGATGGCCACGCTTACGTTGGGCCTTTCAGCCGTAATAACGGGACTTATTGTCCTTTGGGATAAATACAGTGATGCGCAGGAAAAAGCGGCGGAAAAAGCGAAAGAACGGGTAAAAATCGAGTCCGACGGCCGCGCTCAGATGATCAGGACCCGTTTCGAGATCGAGAGCACGCTGGCGAGCCTGAAGAAGTTCACCGGCACGAAGGACGAGGAGAAGGCGAAGGTGGAGGAACTGAACCGCAAGTACGGCGAGAGTTTCGGGTATTACGACACGATCGCCCAGTGGTACGATATCCTCCAGCAGAAGGGTGAGAAATACATCCAGATGCTTTTCCTTCAGGCCAAGGTGCAAAGCCTGGTGAACAAGGCCACGGAGGCTGACGAGAAGGTGAACGAGATCAAGGCGAGCCGGCCTGAAGACGTGGACGGCTCGATGGGCTGGTTCGCACGTATGGGGCTTTACATGGCCCAGAGCGAGTCACACGGACAGGTGGACGCGCAGGCCCTGATCTCGGAATACAACAAGGAGGCGAAGGAGAAGGCGCTGCGTGAGGCGGAGAAAGTCCGCGACGACTATCTGGCCGAGGCGCGTGAGCTGCAGGAGGAGTATCTGAATATCGGCAGGGAGTTCGACCTGGGTGACCATGCGAAGCCCGACCCGAATGCCGCCAAAAAGGAGAAACAATCGGAAGAGCAGCGTGCCTCGGAACTTCTGAAGCTCCAGATGAAGAACCGCCAGGCAGAAATCGACCTTCTGAAGGAGAGCGGCGAGAAACGCCGCCGCCAGATCCGCCTGAACTACGACAAGGAGATCGCCGAACTTGCCGCCCAGGAGAGGAAGTGGAAGGACGCGCAGAATGGCGAACTGACCGGCGAGCAGGAATCCTCCCTGAAAGAGGCACGGGAGAAGGCCGCGGCGGTACGTGACGGTGACCTGGCAAAGGTGACCAGGGAAGAGAACGACGCTGCCCGCCAGTCCATGCTCGACTACCTGAAGGAATATGGCACGTACCAGCAGAAGAAGCTGGCCATCGCTGAGGAATACGCGGAGAAAATCCGCAAGGCGCAGGAGGAGGGCAACTATGCCGAGGTATTGCGCCTTTCCCGCCAGCAGAAGGAAGAAACGGCTGCCGCCGAGATTGCCAGCCTGAAGGCCGACATTGACTGGGACGGCCTTTTCGGCAACTTCGGGGGGCTGCTCGAGGAGCAGCTGCGTCCCACTTTGGAAAAGCTGCGCAAGTACGCCGCCTCCGACGAGTATAAAAACGCGAGTGCCGAGGACAAGCAGGTGATCAGCGAGCTGATTGCGAAGCTGGAGGACCGGAGTGTGGGTGGTATTAACCGGAACATGTTCCGTGACGTATCCCGCGACCTTTCCGCTTACCAGACGACGCTGCGTGAGCTGACGGAGGCGAAGGAAAGGGAGAAGGCTGCGGCCGACGCCCTGGTATCCGCCCAGGAGAAGCTGAAGAAAGCCACGGAAAGCGGCGACCCCGCCGCCATGAAGGAAGCGGAAGAACTGGTGGCCACCGCGCAGGAGACGTTCGACGCCGCTTCGGCGAGCGTGACCGCCCTGACAGAGGCGAACGACAAGGCCGCGCAGGACCTTCGCACCTCCAGCACGAACGCCGTACAGTCCCTCACCGGGCTTGCCGAAGGTCTCCAGGGCCTGAAGTCCGGCTCCCTTGCCGGCATAGCCCAGGGGCTGGGCAAACTGGGCGAGTCGACGAAGAACCTGGGCGGCGTGATGGGCAGCGTGGGCGGCACCCTTGCCGAGACCTTTTCAAACGGGGGCATCATCGGCCAGATCATCGCGGCGGTGCTTTCCATCCTTGACGTGCTGAAGGAGGGCATCGGCACGCTGGTGAGCGATATCCTCGATTCCGTGCTCGGTGCCGTAAACGGCATCCTGGAAAACATCCTTTCCGGTGAGCTCTTCACGCAGATCGGCAGCTCTCTGTTCTACGGTGTCCGTGACATCCTGGACACGGTGAGCTTCGGGCTGTTCTCCTCCCACGGCAATGCGAAGGAGGTGAACGCGCTGGTGGACCGCCTTACGGAGAGCAACAAGTACCTGACAACGGCCATTGAAAAACTGACGGACGAGATGGAGAGTTCGGGCGGTGCGCAGTCCACGGAGTACTACCGGAGCGCCTACGAGAAACAGAAGGAGAAGATCGAGAACGACCGGCAGATGCTGGAGGCGAAGATGGGTTACCACAGCTCGCACCATTCCAACAACTACTATATCGGCAAGGCCATGAGTGGCAGCGACTGGGACCGTATCTCCTCCTACCTGGGCAAGTCCGTACGCGACACGGGTGCCCTGTGGCGACTTTCCCCGGAAGAGCTCGCAAAGCTCCAGGAACTTCCGGACATCTGGGAGAAACTGCATTCCGGCAAATACGACCAGTCGGAGTGGCTCGAGGAGTATATCTCTGATGCGGGTACGCTGCTGGAGCTGCAGCAGCAATGGCAGGAGGCGATCACGGACACGTCGTTCGAGAGCATCAAGAGCGGCATGAAGGATCTTCTGAAAGACTTCGAGACGGGTTCGGAGGATGTGATTGCAAGCGTGGACTCTTTTCTGGAGAACGCCATCCTGAAATCCGTCGTGGACGGTACTTATTCCGAAGAACTGAAGAAGTGGCAAGAGGTTTTCGCGGAATTCATGAGCGACGGGATCCTCTCGGAAGAGGAAGCCGACGAACTGCGGCGGAAGTACACGGATATCTTCAACGCGGCACAGGCGGAGAAGGACTCGATGTTCGCTGCCGCCGGTATCACGGAGTCCTCCTCCACGACGCAGAGTGGGAAGTCCGGCAGCTTCACGGCGATGTCGCAGGACCAGGGTACGAAGCTGGAGGGCATGTTCACCTCGGGCCTGAACCACTGGGTGAGCATCGACGAGCGGACGGAGGACGTGGCAGGGCGTATGGCCAGTGCCGAGGGGCACCTGGCGAAGATCGCGGAGAATACCGGCAAAAGCGCCGGCTTCCTCGGCGAGATGAAAGAGGATATCAAACGGATTATACGTGACGGGTTAAGAATGAAATCATCATGAGCATGGAATCAATCATGGGCGGGCTGTTCCTTATCAACGGCACCGACATCTGGACGGAGTACGGCGTATTCCTGACGGAGGAGAAGAGAGGCGGGCGCGACAACCTGAAAGCGCTCCTGTGCCCGAGCGGCACGAAAGAGCATACGGCGGTGGACATCCGCGAAGAGGACGGGGAAAAATATTCCGATACCCTCGCGGTAGCCAACGCCGCGCGCGACGTGACCCTGACCTTCGCGCTGTACGCCGCCACCAAGCAGGAGTGGCTGAAGCGCTACCTGTCTTTCATCTCCTTTTTGAAAACCGGCGAGAAGGGGTGGCTCTCGCTGCATTTGCCGCAGCTTGACCTGACGCTGCGGGTGTTTTACCTGGATTGTCCCGGCTTCACCCCGCTGACCTACCTTTGGGAGGAAGGCGTGCAGGCCGGCCGCTTCAAAGTGAAGTTCCGCGAGCCGAAACCGGTCATTTAACAACCATTCAAACGACGTTCAAACATGCTTTTAACGGTATATGACAGCAACAGGCAGGCGAAGGCGGTCCTCTCGCCGGATGACAGCTCGACGCAGGTGAAGGCGCTCCAGGGTGACAATGTCCTGACGCTCTCCTTCACCCTGTACGAACACGTGGCGCTTGAGGTGAACGACTACGTGGACTTCTGCGGCGAGCGCTATTGGCTTCTGGAGCGCTACCTTCCGGAGGAGGTGAGCACGCAGGAGTGGAAATACGACGTGAAGTTCTACGGCATCGAGAGCCTGATCAAGCGGTTCCTGGTACTGAACGTGGTGGACGGGGATCCGGATCCGGTGTTCACGCTGACGGCCCCGCCGCGTGAGCACGTGGCGCTGGTCGTGAAGTCGGTCAACGACGGGCTGGGCGGCATTACCGACTGGAAGGTGGGCACAGTGGAGGGTACGGATAACATCGTGATCGACTACGAGGGGAAGTACTGCCACGAGGCGCTGAAGGAGATCGCCGAGGCCGTGGGCGGACAGGCGGAATGGTGGATCGAGGGCCAGACGGTGAACGTGTGCCGTTGCGAGGACGGGGTGGAGCTCCCTCTGGCCTACGGGCGCGGGCTGACGGGCCTCTCGCGTGACAAGGCCGACGGCGCGAAGTTCTACACGCGGCTGTTCCCTGTCGGCAGCTCCCGAAACATCGACCCGGAAAGATACGGCCATAGCCGCCTCCAGCTTCCGGGCGGCGCGAAATACGTGGACGTGGATGTGGAGAAGTACGGCATCCATCACCACTACGAGGCCGACGCCTTCGCGGGCATCTACCCCCGGCGTGTGGGTACCGTGACTTCGGTGCGCAGCGAGGAGGTGACGGGCGAGGACGGTGAGCCCTTCACGATCTGGTATTTCCGGGATGACACGCTGACGTTCGACCCCAACGATTACGAGCTTGGCGGCAAGGTGAAACGCGTCTCCTTCCAGGAAGGCTGCGAGCTGGCCGGTCTTGGCGAGGAGGAGGACGGCACCTATTATTTCGAGGTGAACTTCAACAGCGATACGCGCGAGTTCGAGATCATCACCATCTGGCCGTACTCCGACGACACGCAGCTTCCCGGCGGCAGCCTGGTACCGAAAGCCGGCGACTGTTACATCCTCTGGAATATCCGCATGCCCGACGAGTATTACGGCCTGGCCGAGGAGGAATACCTGACGGCCGTGAACCGTTACAACGCGGAGAACGCCGTGGACGTTTCGGTGTACAAGGGCTCGACGGACCACGTGTGGGTGGAGGAAAGCGGCGCGGACCTGTATGTGGGCCGCCGCGTTCGACTGGAAAGTAAGGAGTATTTTCCGGAAACGGGCTTCCGCAGCAGCCGCGTGACGAAGGTGACGCGCAAGGTTACGCTTCCCTCGCAGATGGACCTGGAGATCTCCGACGCTCTCTCCACGGGGGTGATGGAGAGCCTGACGAACCGGATCGACGAGGTACGGAATTATACGAAGACCGCCGTGTCCGGTGCGAACCTTCCGGACATCATCCGCAGCTGGGACAATACGCTACCTACTGACAACAATCTTTTCTCGGCCCGTCGGAGCCAAAACGAGTTCATCAGCAAGAAGAAGGCTGACCGCGCGAAAAAGAGGATCACTTTCGAGGAGGGCATCGGAATAGGGTTGGAAAACAACGGTACCATCGATGACAAGGGCAATGCCGAACTTCTGTCGATGGTGGTGAGGACTCTTCTTCGCAGTCCGAAATTCGTGGACGGCCTTTTCGGCGAGGGCTGGCGGTTGTGGATGGAGAACGCCCTTTCACACCTTACCATTGACAAACTGACAGTCCGTCAGGTCTTGGTGGCACTGGAGTATCTTATCGAAAAAGTCCGCAGTGTCGGCGGCCAACTCTGTGTCAGTGCCGCCAACGGCAAGATAAAGGCGGTCGAGGAGCAGGACGGGCTCTATAAGATCACATTCGAACAGGACAACACGTTCGAGGCCCATGACCTGATGCGCTGTGCGACATTCACCGGCGGCAGCCTGAAAAGCTACTGGGTGGAGGTTGCCGGCGTGGAGGGTGGTTCCATCCTCGTGGGCATGGACGAGTTCGGCGCTTCCCTTCCCGTCCCCGGCGACGAGTGCGTGCTGATGGGCAACACGGAGAATCCGTTGCGCCAGAACCTGATACTCATATCGGCCACCGAGGACGGGCAGCCCCGTATGGACGTGATGGACGGCGTGAAGGCGAAGAACTTCACCGGCTGCCTCCGTGCGCGTCTGGGCAATCTGGACGGTATCAGCGATGACTGGTTTCCGGCGGACAACCAGCCGCACGGCAACGGCCTTTACAGCGACAACGCCTATCTGCGCGGTACGTTCCTTCTTGTGACGGGTGAGGATATCAAGACCAAGTTCGAGATAGTCGAGGGGAAAATTGTCAGTTCCGTCACCGCCCTGCGCAATGACTTCGCCACCGAGCGCGGCTACCTGAACAACCCCGCCTTTGATGACGGTCTTATGAAGTGGAGCACGGAGAACGAGACCGTGTTCTTCCTTGTGGGGAACCGTTGGATCTGGGCAAACGGCAACGTGCTGACGAAAAAGGGTGACAGCGCGAGTGTGACGGAGGATGACGGCAGGACGGTGGTGCGCATCCGGAACAAATACATCCTCCAGAAACGCGAGAACCTGAAAAGTATTCCCTCCATGCCTGAAAACGACAATGGGGAGAAGGAAGCCGTCCCGGTGTTTCTTACCTTCTTTTACCGCTGTGCGACGGCCGGCACGTTGCGTGTGGAGTTTGTGGGTGTGGATAAGACGGGTTTCGCCAATTTCAACAGCATGGAGGTGGAGGAAGAACTGTCCGCGACCGACGGGTACGTACAGTACACCTGTAGCGGACTCTGGAACGGTACCGGTGATTTCAAATTGAGTTTTACCGGCGATATTTACCTGTATATGCTCATATTGAGCACCGACCGTGTGGAATCCCTGACACACCGTTATAAAACCCTTTTCGAGCAGTCGGAGCGTCTGGTAAAGATATCGGCGGCCGTGTTCGACAAGGACGAGAACATGTTGGAAGAGACCGGTCTGGTGGTGAAACCAGAAGGTGCGGGCATATATGCCCAGGACGCTGACGGGAAACTGGCGCTTATCGGGGTTTCCGTGGACGAGACGGATGCCGACGGCAACCGTGTCAGCGTGGTAAAACTGACGGGCGACCATATCAAGCTGGAGGGACTTGTGACAGCCAACGAGAACTTCAAGATATTGGAGGACGGGAGCATCGAGGCGAAAAACGGGAAGTTCACGGGCGAGATTGACGCGGATACGGGCAAAATAGGTGGTTTCTCGATTTCTTACGGGCATATAGGCATTGACAAGGACGGTGGCGTCAACGGTATGTTTCTTTTCAACGACATGATCGGCTTCAACGGTGACAACATGCAGGCACTCATCGGCTGTTACAGTGACCTTGGTACCGACATCCTTGGCCGTTTCGTGAACACGCAGTCCGGATACCTTCCGAACTACGGCCTGATTTTCAGCGTTCAGAACAGTCTTTCGAACCGTAACTACGCGTTTATCGGGACGGGTGACGGTATTCTGAAAGGTGTAGTGGAGGGCTTCCGCCTGAACTGGATTGAGTTCAGCCAGGCGAAAGAAGCCAAGTATATCAATCTTAATCGTGGCAAGTATGTGGAAGTCTGCGGCAATTATGGTGACTGCGTGCTGATGCTTCCCAAGCTTTCCGAGCTCCGCACCTCGCTGGGTTTGGGCACCGCCTCGACCGAGGATATCGCCGTGCGCCTGACAGTCGTGAAGCGTTCGGGTTCTGACGTGAGACTTTACGGGCGCACGGGTGATTTCACGGTGAACGGCTCCTCCGTTGATACCGACCAGCACCCGTATTTCCGCGACAATAATTTCGGCAACACGGGTTATTGGAACATGGGCAACGGCGATGTCGTGGAGGTCCTTCTGACATACAGTGCGTCTGAGTACAACGCTTATACAGTAAGTATCCATCGTTAAAAATCATATTATGGCAAGAATCAATTTTAAAGAGTTGCCGGTTTATACCGGCATATCCCGCAAGAAAACAGTGACAGGTGATGCGAGGGAGTCCTTTGCTGACCTGCTGTACACCCGTATGAACGGCATCCGTGCCAAGAACCTCGCCCTAAAGATATTCAACAGCGAGGGTGATATGTATCTGGATGCCGAGGACGAGAAACTGGTGCGTTTTGCCGCCGTGAACCTTTGCGTCCCTTCCGTGGGCGATGCGATTATCGATATGCTTGATACAGGTAAAAAAGAAATTAAGGAGGAATAATTTATGGCACTGACAGACGCAGAGAAAACCGAATTGAAGAACGACATCCTGAACGCGATCAAGGCAGAGAGCCAGGGTGTGAATGAGTTGACCGAGGTCACCTCGCTGGACAATATCAAGAGCCTTCCTGCTCTACGGGGCACGGAACTTGTGAGTGCTCCCATATCGCTGCTGGGCAAACCCGCGACAGATGCCGCTGCCACGGCCAATGCCGCCGCCACGAAAGCAAATAATGCGGCTACCACTGCCACGAACGCTGCCCAGACGGCCACGGAAGCCGCCGGTACCGCCAATTCCGCTGCGGAAACGGCTAACGCTGCTTCCGAGGTAGCGGTGGCAGCCGCCGGTGAGGCCCTTCAGGTGAAACAGGATTACGCAAACACCGCCCTTGCCGCCCTTAAAGGGGCCTCCGCCCGTTTCGGCGGCTTTGTCGATATTTCCGGCGATGATGTCGATTTCTTTGAAGACAGCGAGGAACATTCCCCTGAAGAGGTTCTGTACAGCCCCTCTCACAAGTCGTTTGTGGTCCAGGCGAGCGTCAAGGAGTATTACTCGTCCTGGCCGGGCAGCGGGATATACAACCAGAACGGGGTAGTGTTGAAAGACAAGGCCTACCTGCTTGGAGAGGTCCTTTATGTATGGAGTGACGAAGAGGAAAGTCTTGTGGAGATCAGCGGCAGCGGTGGGGGCAACACGCTCAATATCTCGGTGGAATATCCCCCTGAGAGCGGTTATCACAGCCTTTCCACTGCCATTTCCGCTGTGGAGGAAAAGCGTCGCAGCCGTGGCCGTTGCATCACCTACGAAGTCTCGCAGGGCAAATGGGAGACCAAACAGTTTGTTGGCACAAGCCTGTCGAGCTGGGAGCAGGAGGCGAGCTGGGAGGATTTCGGTGGCGCGGGTACGGTGAAGAGCCTGACGGTGAACGGTGAGCGGAAGGTTCCGGATGCGGAGGGCAACGTGAGCCTGACTATCGACAAGGTGGAAGTGGACGAAAGCCTGGACGCCGGCAGCACGAACCCGGTGGAGAACCGGGCGGTGACGGCGAAGCTGGAGGAGCTTGACGCGAACACGGTGTTCGGCGCGAGCGCGGAGCTTTCTGACGACGAGACGAGCGTGCGTCTGACGCTGACGAACAAGTCCGGCGCGGAGATCACCTCGGTGGACCTTCCTGCCGGCAGCGGGGGCAGCGGTGATGGCGGCAGCACGACGAGGATTGTCCTCGGGGCCTCCGTCGACAACCCCACCGTGAAGGAGGGCGGCAGCGTGAAACTCACCTGGACGTACGACCACCAGTACTCCTCCGGCGACGAGAAAGGCGAGAGTACCGGGCAGAAGGCGGCGGTCACCATCCAGGTGAAGCGCGGTGCCACGACCACCTACTCGGAAAGTGTCCGGGACGTCAGCAAGGGCACGTACACGCTCGACCTGACGAAATACCTGCTGTTGGGTACGAGCGACATCTACGTGATCGCGGAAACCACCGACCCGACCACGGGGAAGGCGCAGAAGAAGCAGGCGTACGTGAGCGTGAAGAGCGTCACGCTAAGCCTCACGAGCAGCTATAACATCGCCACCGGTATCACGCAGGGCGGCCTGGGCGCCGACGATACGGCCACCATCCCCTATGCCGTGACCGGCACGGGTACCAAGACGGTGACGCTGTACGTGGACGGGATGCAGAAGGAGGCCCATTCGGTGACGCGCAGCGGCACCACCAACGGGACGTTCAGCCTGGCCATGTCCGGCCTGTCGGTGGGCCGCCACACGGTGCAGCTCGTGGCCGAGATGGAGGCCGACGGTCTGACGCTGAAAAGCGAGAGCGTCTATATGGACCTTCTGAAACGGGGCAGCAGCGCCCCCTTCATCGGCACGAAGATTGTCCACTCCGACGGGCGGATCATCACCGGTACCGGCCATACCGTCCCGACGATAGAGACCGGGCGTTACGAGCAGTGCTCCTTCGATTTCGTGGCCTATGACCCTTCGGTCACTCCGGCGACGGTGGAGATCTGGCGTAACGGTAGCCTCTTACGCACTGTCAGCGTGCCGCGTAGCGTGCAGACCTACTCCAACCGCTTCACCGAGCAGGGCGTTCAGACCCTGCAGCTGAAGCTGGGCTCCACGTCCTACTCCCTGACGGTTGATGTCACCGAGAGCGGTGTGGACATCTCCGAGGCCTCCTACGGCCTGCTGCTGAAGCTGGACGCCGCCGGGCGCAGCAACGGGGAGAGCGATCCCGGTGTCTGGGAGTCCGGCAGCGTGAAGACCACGTTCGAGAATGTGGACTGGAGCAGCAGCGGTTGGACCGGCGAGGCGTTGAAGCTGACTAACGGTGCGAAAGCCACCATCGGGTACAAGCCCTTCGCCACCGACGTGAAATCGACGGGTCTGACGATAGAGCTTACGCTGAAGGTCAGCAATATTACCGACCGCTCGGCTGCGGTGGTGAGCTGCATCAGCGGCGGCAAGGGTCTGCTTGTCACCACGCAGGAGGCGGGTTTCCGTACGGGCCAGACGGTGACCTATACCAACGAGGACGACGAGCTGGTAACGCGTGACGTGAAGCTCTCCACCAACTACGCCGACGGTGACGTGATGAAGGTGGCGCTGACGGTGGGCACGGCCTCGGAGAACCGTCTGATGCAGCTCTACGTGAACGGCAACCGCACGGGTGCCGATATCTACGACGCCTCGTTCAGCTTCCAGCAGGAGACGCCGCAGGAGATCACGGTGGACAGCTCGGGCGCCGACGTGGAACTGCGTACCGTCCGGGTCTACAGCCGGGCCCTCAGTGACGACGAGGAGCTGGAGAACGCGATGGTGGACGCGGAGGATACCGACACGATGATGGAGCTCTACGAGAAGAACGACATCCTGGGCGACACCGGTGACGTGGACATGGACCGCCTGCTCTCTCAAGGGAAGGGTGTGCTGCGCATCGTGCGGGCGAACAAACTCGATGACGTCTATGCCGAGAACAACAAGAAGACGGACTTCCTGGCCGATATCTACTATTACTCGCCTCTGGGCACGGAATACAACTTCATCCTGACGAACTGCTACATCCGCATCCAGGGAACATCTTCCACGAAATACCCGTCGAAGAACATCCGCATCTACTGCGCCAAAGGCAGCGAGCTTCTCTCGATGAGCGGCGACCACGTCAGCGCGGGGAACAAGTACACGATGCGCCCCGGCTCGGTCCCGGTGAACCTGTTCTGCTGCAAGTCCGACTACTCCGACTCGTCCATGTCGCTGAACACGGGCGGCGCGAAGCTGTTCAACGACGTGATGAAGGAGCTGGGGCTTCTCACGCCTCCGCAGCGTCACCAGTACGAGGCGGCGGGTAACAGCCTTGCCGGGATCAATATCCGGAGTGCCATCGACGGCCTGCCTATCGACATCTTCTGCGCGGAGACCGCGGACGGTGAGAATACCTACTATGGTCAGTATAACTTCAACAACGAGAAGAGCAAGAGCGGTGCGGTGTTCGGCATGGAGGGCGTGGAGGGCTTCACCCCGGAGTGCCCGATAACCTTGGAGATGCTGAACAACACCTCGCCGATCTGCCTGTTTGCCACCACCAGTGACAGCCAGCTGGAAGCCGACTTCGACGCCGGTGCTGAAATCAACTACGGCATCGACACGTCCGGCAAGGCGCAGAGCGACGGCGACATCACATGGTCAGGTCTCGCCCCGGCGCAGCAGGAAGCCCTGAAACGGCTTTACGGGTGGATACGGGCGTGTGTGCCGGAGGGTGCCACCGCCAGCGACCCCTCGACCTTCGCCAGCGAGAAGTTCAAGACGGAGATAGACAGCTATTTCGACAAGGATTTCCTGCTGACCTACTACCTCTTCACGGACTACTTCCTCTCTGTTGACCAGCGCGCGAAGAACATGATGCTGCGCACGTGGGACGGGCTGAAATGGTACATTACGTACTACGATGGTGACACGCAGCTTGGCAAGCGCAACGACTGCTTCCTGGTGTACGGCTACACGACAGACCGGGATACGTACGACGTGGAAGCGTCGAAGTACGCCTTCGAGGGGCACGACTCGTGGCTCTGGAACCTGGTGCTGGGTAACCTGCAGGACGACCTGAAACGGTGCGCGACGAACTTCCGGGCCGTGATGACGAACGAGCGGGTGCTTTCGATGCTGAACGACGAACAGAGCGGCAACTGGTCGGACCGTGCCTTCAACAAGTCGGGCTACCTGAAGTACATCGCCCCTGCCGTGCAGGAGATGTACGGTAAGGTGTGGCCTTTCATCTACGCGCTGCAGGGTTCCAACCGGTCGCACCGCGAATACTTCATCCAAAACCGCTTCGCGCTGCTGGATGCGAAATACGGTACGAGCAACTTCACGAGCGACAACATCGACCTGTACCTCTCCCGTACGGCTGACGATACGGCCGACACCCTGAAAATCACGGCCTCGGAGCCCTACGCCTTCGGTTACGGCACAAACAACAGCCCCAATATCGCAGGTACGGGTATCGTGGACGAGGACGAGACGGCCACGCTTTCCATCACCGGTGCCTATACGGTGAACGACCCGCTGCGCGTGTATGGCGCGAGCCGCATGCGTGTTCTCGACATGACCGGCGCCGCCGACCACCTGAAGAACGCCCTTGACCTTGGCAAATGCACGGTGCTGCGCGAGCTGAACCTTCAGTCCGCCACGACCGGGAGCACGGGCTGGTGGCTTTCCATCAGCAGCTGCCGGCAGCTCCGGAAATTGAACGTGCGTAACCAGTCGCAGGCGAAGACCGGCGGCAGCACGAGTACGGCGCTTGACCTGACGGAGCAGACGAAACTGGAGGAACTGGACGCGAGAGGGACGAAGGTTCAGAGCGTCTCCTTCGCCAAAGGAGCGCCGGTGACAAAGGCCTACCTTCCGGGCACGCTTACGACCCTCCGCCTGGAATACCTTTCCAAGCTCACCTCGTCCGGGCTTACGCTCGAGACCTGGAGCAACGTGAAGACGCTCGTCTTTGACAGCTGCCCGAACCTGAACTGGGAGACCCTGCTTTCCCGGTGCGCCAACGTTGACCGCATAAGGGTGACGGGTGTAGACCGTGAGGATGACGGCACGTGGTTGAAGAAATTCATGGAAATGGGCGGTGTGGACGCCGATGGCAACTCCACGGACACCTGCGCGCTGGTGGGTACCGTGCGCCTGACCCGTTACCTGGATGAGGAGACCTACGCCGCCTATACCGCCCACTTCCCGGAACTGAACATCCGCCAGCCTGAATACACGATGATCGAGTTCGATGACGAGGTATCGGATGACGCGAACGTGAGCAACCTTGACAACGGAACCGGTTACAAATATGACAGCGCTTACGAGGCAAGCGGTCATATTTCCGCTATCCTGAAACAGCGTCACCGTGTACTTGCTAAAGTGACTAAAAAAGCGACGACGCGGGGTGTGAACATGGCGAACGTTGATACGACGGTGAACAACCTTGACGGTGAAATGACATATTACCCTCTGGATGATAACGATTCGAACAAGTATGCCGACGGCACGGCTGCCAAACTGGACGGCACTGAAGGTGACTGGATGATGTACGAGCCGTTTTTCTGGTCAAAGGGCATCAATGACTACCTGAACGGCAAGCATTACTCCTGTTACAGCAGTAACGGTTCGGATAACATGCCTTCCGTTCCGGAGGCTGAAGTGCTGACGCTCGACGAGATTAAAGCCACAACCGGCGGCTATTTGAGTGGCCGCAAGATCATGAGCGGTAAGGATACGCTTTCGAACAGCTACAGCACCGACAGCACGTATTCGGTATGCAAGGTGAATGTGGGCGGTTACAAGCGTGTGCGTTTCCCGAGCGTTCCGGGTACGAACCTGGTTGGCAGTATCTTCACTGACGACGCGGGTACTGTCATCAGCTCGATCGTTGTCCCGACGCTGAGCAACAAGTTCGAGGCCGGTATGTATCTGATTGCCGAGGTCCCCGACGGTGCCACTGCCCTCCACTTCTCGGTCCTGAACACGGCGGAGTTTGACAAGGTGGTGCTTTCCAACAGCGACAAGATTGAGGACATGGAACCCGACTGGGTTGCCAACGACGAGCATCTTTGCGCTGTTGTTGGCAGTTCTGTCGTGGGAACCAAACTGCGTTCCTGCATCACGGGCGGCAGCACGACGGCGAGCCTTTCGTGGACAGACTTCCACTATTACAGTGTCCAGCGGGGTATGCAGCAGATCGACGCTTTGATGCACTCGCGCATCGCGAACCTGTTCTACGCGAAGTATGGTCGTCGTGACAGCCAGGAGCAGTGCGGCGCGGGCTCCCACTCGAACAATCGTACCACCGGCGGCACGGCCTCGCGCGGTATGACCGACACGATTGGCTATGAGGAGGCGTACGGTATCAATCCCAATATCACGAATTCGCTGATCGACGGTGTCGTTCACCAGTACGCGTGGTATCGCGATGAGGACGATTACGGCGGCGCTACGGTTACGCAGGTGAATAACATCTGCTGCCTGGGTTATGAGGATATCTACGGGCATAAGTATGACATGATGGACGGCGTGGACCTTCCCAATGACAGCGGTAACGCCGGTAAATGGCGCATCTGGATGCCTGACGGCACGACGCGTCTGGTGAAGGGTTCCACGAGTTCGGGTATCTGGATTACCGCCGTGGCTCATGGCAAGCACATGGACGTGATCCCGGTAGGTTCCGTTTCCGGCTCTTCCTCTACGCACCACTGCGACATCTACTATATATCCACTTCCTCCGTCCGTGTGGTCTATCGCGGGTACAACAATGCGTATGCGTTTGGGGGCGTGTCGAGTGCGGTTTCCGATGCATCGGGCTCGAGCACGTATGTCGGCTCCCGTCTGGCCTTCCGCGGCAGGCTCGTCAGGGCGTCAAGCGCCGTGGCGTTCAAGGCGATAAGCGAGGTGGCATGATCGGTCGCGAAAAGCGTCAAAGCGGGAGCGAAGCGACAAAACGTCCGGTGTTCCCCGGCAAGGGGAACGCCGTTCCTTACGGGCGTCAGCCCGTCGAAAATATATTTTTTTGATAACCGGTTTTTAGTGGTGATTCTGAAAAATCGTACTTTTGCATTTGAAAGGTGGCGCCTCCCCATAGGCCGTGTGGTCTATCGTGGCAACAACAACGCGAACCCGAATGGCGGTGTGTCGATGTCGAATGCGAACAACGATTCCTCGAATACGAACACGAATATCGGTTCTCGTCTGAACAACAATCGAAAGGAAATTTCAATCGGCGTACAACACTGGGGACTTGTCCCCACCGTGGTGCCGAGGGGGGCAAGCCGCAGTAACAGCGGCCTTTTGGGCCGGAAAACTGAAAAACAAAGTGTCGGGTAGGGTTTGGTAGCCCGGAAACGGTTCGAAGAAGTCGGGCCCGGGGGATTGAAGGCCCCAAAAAAGAACAGTTATGCGCAGAGAAGGTTATATTATCGAGGAGATAGTGGATTACTCCAACATGTCGGAGTCGTTCAACCAGGTCCTTCGCGGAACGTCACGTAAACGGAGCCGCCAGGGGCGTTACCTGCTCGCGCACAGGGAGGAAGTTATAAAGGAGCTCGCGGAACGTATATCGGACGGCTCTTTCCGTGTCAGCGGCTACCGTGAACGGATCATTCATGAATACGGAAAGACAAGGAAGCTGCAGATTCTTACGATGTATGACCGTATCGGCGTACACGCCATCATGACCGTGGTGGACAAACACCTGCGCCGGCGTTTTATACGTACGACGTCGGCATCCATCCGGGGACGCGGCACCCATGACCTGATGCAGTTCATCTGCCGTGATATGGAGACGGATCCGGAAGGGACAAGGTACGGTTACAAGTTTGACATCCATCATTTTTATGATAATGTGCGCCAGGATTTTGCCATGTGGTGTTTTGCCAGTGTCTTCAAGGACCGGAAGCTGCTTGGAATTCTTAACTCCTTTATAATGATGCTTGAGGGCGGTATCAGTTTCGGTCTGAGAAGCTCGCAGGCTACCGGCAATCTGCTTCTGTCTGTTTTTTTAGATCATTATTTGAAAGATAAGTGCGGTGTCCGTCATTTCTACCGTTATTGCGATGACGGCCTTGCGCTTGGTAAAACGAAAGCGGAACTGTGGAAGATTCGTGATGCTGTCCACTCCCAAATGGAACGGATCGGGCTTCAGATAAAATCTGACGAGCGCGTGTTCCCGGTGGAGAAGGGTATCGACTTTCTGGGTTATGTGATTTACGGTCCGGACCATGTCCGTCTGCGCAAACGCATCAAGCAGAAATTCGCCCGGAAGATGCACGAGGTAAAATCGAGAAGGAGGAGGCGTGAGCTGGTAGCGTCCTTTTACGGGATGGCAAAGCACGCCGACTGTCATACGTTGTTTAAAAAATTAACAGGCAAAGACATGAGATCATTCAAAGACTTGAACGTTTCCTACAAGCCGGAGGACGGCAAGAAACGTTTTCCCGGGGTGGTGGTAAGCATCCGGGAACTGGTAAACTTACCGATTATTGTGAAGGACTTCGAGACGGGGATCAAGACCGAGCAGGGAGAGGACCGCTGTATCGTGGCCATCGAGATGAACGGCGAGCCGAAGAAGTTCTTCACCAACAGCGAGGAGATGAAGAATATCCTCTCGCAAGTGAAGGAAATGCCCGACGGGTTCCCGTTCGAGACTACCATCCGGACGGAGACCTTCGGCAAGGGTCGGACCAAATACGTATTTACATGAAACGGGTAGAAGGAACATCCGGGATAAGACTGATCGAGTGCGTGAGCCCGGCACGCAACAGATGGCGCGTCCGTTGGGACGTGCGGGAACGCGAGGACGGCTCCGCCTCCTACATGGAGGAGGGTTTCATCGGCCGTCCCACTCCGGAAACGATAAAGGCCGTCATCACCGGCTGGTATAACGAACAGGTGGACGAGACCATCCTTTCCGGGTTTGTCTATGAGGATATGCCGGTATGGCTGTCAAGTGAGAACCAGTTCAACTACAAGGCGGCGTATGACCTTGCGGTACAGACCGGCGGTGCCACACTTCCGGTGACGTTCAAGTTCGGGACGGACGAGCAGCCGGTCTATCGTACGTTTGAGACACTGGAGGAACTGACCGATTTCTATATGGAGGCCATGAAGCATATCCAGAACACGCTGGCCGACGGCTGGAAAAAGAAAGACGCTTTTAATCCGGAAGATTACCGGGTGGAATAAACCCTTCGGGGGAGGGAAGAAAAAAGCCCCCGGCCTGTTAAAAAGTAACGCCAATCACTTTTATAAACATGAAACGCCAAACCGCGCGACCGGGGGCAAATACCCTCTGTCACGGTTTGACGTTTTTTTGTTGTCTAAAAAATGATTGGCGATGCAAAGATATAATTTTTTTGTTGTATGAAAGTGATTGAGATACTAAACTTTAACCGGGAGCTGTTGAAAAGGCTCCAGGCTGCCGGGATCAGGCTTGAGGGTGCTCGGTATATAGACCTGTATGCGGACTATACCCGTCTGCTGGATCAAGGTGAGAAGGTCTCGTATGCCGTGGCCGTACTGTCCGAGAAATATTCGGTAAGCGAGCGCAAGGTTTATGCCCTGGTAAAACGCTTCCAGAGCGACTGCAAGACGCTTGCAGTATGAACAGGCCGTTTTGTGCGTTTTACGCGGCTTTTTCCTGTTATCTTTAGGACGTTTCAAATTTTAGGAGGAAAAGGCTATGAACAAGTATTACCGTATCCTGGACAAGATTCTTGCCACGGGAAAGACACAGACCAATAAAAAGGGAAACATACAGTACCTTCTGAACGAGCGGCTGTCGCTGACACCGGCAGACCTGCTTGACATATTCGAGGGGCATAATATTGCCCGTAAGAAACTCCGCAGCGAACTCCAGCTGTTCATGCAGGGGGAACGTAACGTGGAGAAATACCGTGAGGCCGGCATCAACTGGTGGGATTATTGCGGTTCCATCCTTGTGAACAGTTATCCGACATATTTCGAGAAGCTACCACCGTTGATAGCGAAAATCAACCGGGAGAAACGCAACAGTAAGAACTACGTGCTTTTTCTGGGTGAGACCGGCGCGGAAAGCAACCAGGCACCCTGCCTGAGTCTGGTGCAGTTCCAGCTGGATGACGGGGAACTGGTGCTGTCCGCCTACCAGCGCAGCAGTGATGCGAACCTCGGACTGCCTTCCGACATTTACCACCTGTACCTGATGGCTCGGCAGATAGAACTTCCCCTGAAGTCCATCACCCTGAACTTGGGCAACGTGCATATCTACGAGAACAACATTCCCGGTACCCGTGCTCTGATTGCCGGTGACGAGACGGTCCGTTTCGAATTGAACGTGTAACCGCTGTACGTGCCATGCAGCGGGAAGCGTTCATACTTCCCGCTTTCTTTCACCGGTTCTCGTGACCTTTGCGGCCGTTTTTAAAGCAAATGAAATGAGAAAGATGTATTTGTCCGCCCCGCTACCTTTTATGGGGCAGAAACGCATGTTCGCGAAGGAATTTATCAAGGTGCTGGCTCAGTTTCCGGACGGTACCGTGTTTGTGGATCTTTTCGGCGGCTCGGGCCTGCTGTCACATATCACCAAGTGTGTCAGGCCCGATGCCGCCGTCGTGTATAACGATTTCGACAACTACCGCCAGAGGCTTGCGAATATCCCGGCCACCAACGCGCTGTTGTCCGATTTGCGCCGGATAGTGGCGGGGGTTACCAGGAAGAAACGTATAACCGGGGAGGCTCGCGAAAAAGTGCTCGCACGTCTGGAAAGGGAGGAGAGGGAACACGGCTACGTGGACTATATCACGCTGTCCTCGTCCCTGCTGTTTTCCATGAATTATGTCACTGATCTGGAAGGGATGAGAAAGGAGGATCTTTGGAACACTGTCCGGGTGACAGACTACCCCGAGGCGAAGGATTACCTGGAAGGGCTTACCGTGACCAGTGAGGACTACAAGGAGGTGTTCAAGCGTTACAAAGATGTTCCGGGCGTGGTGTTCCTGGTTGATCCGCCGTACCTTTCCACTGAGGTGGGAACTTACAAAATGTACTGGCGCCTGGCCGACTACCTGGACGTGTTGAACGTGCTGAAAGGGCATGCGTTCGTGTACTTCACCTCGAACAAGTCCTCCATCCTGGAACTGTGCGACTGGATGGGCCGGAACCCGTTTCTCGGCAACCCGTTCGGGAGATGTAGAAAGGTGGAATTCAATGCAAGCGTGAACTATAACGCCAGATACACGGACATGATGCTATACACGGTACCGGATGAGGTGACAGGTGTGGCAGCCTGATACTGTATGAAGATAGTAAATTGTTTTGAACCGGCAATGGCTTTTGAATGATATTTTAAAACCGTTCAAAGGGTGTTCAAACGAAAAGGAAACGGTGGGCTTTGGTCATGCAGGACAGGACCGGGCTCACCGTTTTTCTGGTACGCGTCGTTTTTGTACTTTTTGAAACGCGTCGTTTTTGTAAAGTGGCACGTTTCGTTTTTCCGGATTTACATAGCCTATGTATTTGAATGTATTTTACAGTTTTTGGTTTACTCTCTAATATTATAATTTATGGTCTTAAATGAGGTAATTTTTGGCTCATTTTTGACCTTATTTTTGTGCAAAGGTATAGCATTATGGTAAACTATACAAATATTTTTAGTGATTTTTTATAGAGCTTATAGACAATCAATATCAAATATAACCATTGAAAACCAATATTATACAAATATATTTTGAACTTTAATGCCATAAAAATAGAAGTGTTAAAAAATACGTGTGATGACATTCTGCATATTTTCAGAATGTTATCTAATCCGGTACCATTGGTAAACATCGCCAATATGTGCCAAAAAAATTGGCACACATTGGCTCGCGTGTGCCAAAATGTGTGCCAAATTTGACCAATTTCAAATATATTCGTATACAATAAAGCTAAACGGAAACAACCTGAATTGTGTTTATAACAATCACAATTTCAAATTGTTTCCGTTTGTTTCCGTTAAATTGAGTACCATTTAGAGTACCATTCCTTATTTGCCGATGCAGAATGTTCCTAACCTTATCTTTTATTATTGATTTTCAATGTTTTAGTTGTTTTAGATAAGAGCAACAGCAACAGAATAGCAACAAATTTGCAGAAAGCCCTGTTTCGGGTCTTGTCTTCTGCTGACAAAGATATGGAATTTGAGTTAACCCGCAAAGCCTGTTGTCATCAGGGATAATTTCGCCAATCAACTCAGAGAGGGAAGAAAAAAAGGCGGTCTTTGAACCGCCCTTTTCTTATTTATATGTCAGTTTCTTGTCAGCCTTGAACAAATTTCGGTAAATCGAGTATTCTACCTCAAAATAATGCGTATCGATGAGTTCTTTCATTGCGTGGGGGTAAAGCCTGAAACGGACAACATCTTTCCCGTCTGATGTCTTGACACGCTTCAAGACAATGAATGTCAAAGGCGGGTATTCTTTCTCCCAATATCTTTCGGCGTAACCCTCTCCGTTTGTTCTCTTGTAAGAATCGTACATTGTTTCTGTGGCTGATCGCATACTTTCACAAAGAGAGATAAAGAACGGAAACGAGTATTCTGCATGCCCCTTGAACATTTTGTCATAAAAACGGGGCGTTATCGTCAAAACCTGACCAACTTTAAGTGAGTCCATTTGATTATAGTCTTTCTCTGAGATAAGAGCAGCCATCATCATTCTTTTATAAATCCATTCTGTCTGTAATGCTGGATAATGCCAACTGTATTCTTTGAAGTCAAGAAACATATATCTCTTTTTCTGATAATCGCCAATGAAAAGGCTGTTGAAGTTCTCAATGGATACGCCCTCCCCAAGATAAATGAGTTTTGTATTCTTTCGGCTCTCCCATTGACCTGTCTCGCTGTTTTGCTGCCAAAACATGGCGTTCTTGATTTCTTTTGACTTATAAGAGAGTTGTTCAGGCTCTTTGTTAACCCTGTCTTGTGCCGATATACTCAGAGAGGCGAATAACGCCGCTGTCAAGATTAAAATCGCTTTTCTCATTGTTCTTTGTGTTATGCCTCTGCCACCGCCTTTGTCTCAGAAGCGCACACAAGAAACGTGGGCACTCCTTGTTGGTCAGAGGCATCGCCAAACGCCCGAACACTCCACAAGGAAAATGCCCACGTATATGACGCGGGCATCCACCATTGCTTCTGAGTGTTCTGAATTTTTGGCGATTTTCTGACCTCAACTGCAACAGCAAACGCTATTTTGTTCAAATATGTCGTGCCAAAGGTACTGAAAATCTCAGAATTTCCGATAGTTTTTCCGATTTATTTTCTTATAAGATAATCAGATAAAGCGTTTAATCAGGCTGAAAATCTCTTTCCTGAACAGTATCAAGACAATGACAAGCAAGCCCCAGAAACCGTACATCTGTGTTTTCTGCCACCAAGTCAGTTCACGTTCAACCTCAACCGTTTCATAGACGGTTCTGTCCTTGTACCTGTAAACGATGCTGTCTTTCCGTTCAACAGGCGTTTCAACCTCAAACGGCTTTTCCTGCGGCTTTGTGTTCAGGTCATGATACAGCGTACCGTCAGGGTTTATCCGTGCGTCAGAGACGGCGTAGTCATTTTCCAAGTGTGAAGTGCTGTCGGCTGTTGTCCTCTCCGCTGTCTGAGCGGGGATTTCAAGATAAACGGTGTCTTTGACATATTCTGTCCGTGTCTGAACCTCGACCCTTACGCTGTCCTGCTGATGTGTTGTTTCGGTCAGGCGGCGTGTCGTTCCACAACCGCCCAACAGAAACATCAGCGATATGAAGATAAGAACCCGTTTCATTGTCAGTTGTCTTTGATGAAGTTCAGAATGCCGTTGACATGAAGCCCGATGATCGTCTTTTTCCCTGTCTCGGACAGAAGATAGGCGACATCCTCCCTGTTGTCCTGAAAAAGGTTCTCAGTCAGGACGGCGGGGCATTTCGTATGTTTGAGAATATAAAAATGCGCCTCCTTGTCAGGGTCTCCGTCAGTCATGTCCTTTCTTATCTTGAAGCCCGCTTTCTCGGCTTCACGGTAAAGACAGGTGGCAAGTTCATCAGCCTTTGTCTCGCCGACAGAAGTCCAAGCCTCCCAGCCCCGTGCGTTCATCCATTGACCGCTCCCCGCAGCGTTGCAATGAACTGAGACAAGAATGACATTCTTTGTGCCGAACTTCTCGCAGACCGTGTTCACTCGCTGACAGCGCACGGCGAGAGGAACATCAGTCTCTTCCGTGACTATACGTTCAGCGTCAAAGCCCCGTTCTTTCAGTTCTGAAACAATTCTCTCGGCTATCTCTCTCGCGTATGCGTACTCTCTCAGAGAACCGTCAGGGGAACATTTTCCCTTTGTGTCAACTCCGTGACCGTTGTCTATTAAGATTTTCATCTGTTTTTTGTTTTAAGTTAGATACACCCGATAATAATCCCGATAAGGTCGCACAAAAGGTCTTTCTTTTCAAAAGACCCCTTTTTGAGCCATTTGTCCCAAACAAACTCTTTTGCGATACCGACAAAAGCCGTTATCAGAACAGCCCACCACAGGGGCAGGACAAGGTTCAGAACGCTGACTAAGACGGAACAGCATAAAATATGCAGGAGACCGTCTTGACCGATGTCATTCAAAATCTTCTCTTTCATTGTTTATTCCTCCTTTTTATCTGTTGATTTATCTTTGTTCTTTCTCTCGCTCAAAGCCTTGTTTATTCCGCCGCCAGCCATGAAACCGCCGACACAGAGAACAAACAAGCCCAAAGCGTCAAGGTCTGTTTTCAGACTCCCGTTCACGCAAACATCCCATATCAGGCAGAAGCACACGCACAGACCTATTAAAGCCCCGACAATGCTTGAAAGTACAAGGGCAAAAGACTTGCTGCTGTCAAGGGTGTTAGCCCTTATCAGGCTTTTCAGATATTCAGCTATCTTCATTCTCATCTTTATTGTCTGTTTCTTTATTGTCCTCATAGAACGCATCATAATCCCCAGCTGCAAGTTTTTTCAGGCGGCAATATGTACGCTTCGGTAACCGCCCTTTGAAACATTCATCATCAGGGCGCACACAAATGTTGTGTTCAGCTTCTTTAAGGGCAAGTTTCAACTCGTTATTCTCACGGATCAGGGCGTTGTTCTCTCTCTCCTGTTCATGCTTCTCTGCATATAATTTGTCGAGACGGTCATTAAGTTCCTTAATCTTTTCGTCCTGTTGTTCTATACGCTTCTGCAAGCTCCCCACAAGGGATTTCATCACATTAAGTTCCTTTTCGTCAGCCTCAATGTTCTTCATTCGGCGTTCAGGTTTCATGAAAAACAGGAATTTTATCAACCCTATACCGCCAAGAGAACTGACAGCCAGAACAACAACTTTCACTATTTCGCTTAATACATCCATGAGGTTTTGAGTTTAATTGAGTTTGAGACAAAGGTACGATAAACTGATTATATTGTAATCACATAAGGGCGTAATTTTCCATTTTAGCCTCCAATTCATTAATCCTGTCACGTTTCAACTGTCTTTCAGTCGAAAGGCTGTCGATGTCATAAGGAAGCGGTGCGCCCGTCAGGGACGCTTCATAACACTTCATGACCCGATAATCGGTCGCAGAAAGCTCATCTTTCAAGGTCTGAATTTCAGCCCTGATTTTCTGAACATCAAATTTCTTCACATATTGATACCCGATGTGGTCGCCCGCATCATAAGGTATAGGGATGATGACAAAATCAGGGTCATCGCATGAAAGGCTGTCCTCGACAATCTTGTCAACAGGCTTCCATTCATCTGACAGGTTCTGAACCTGTTCTTCAACACTGACCGTCCGTGCGTGTGAAACGCCGTCTTCATCAACCCAGTTCTCCGTGAACTCCGAGAGGAAGCGGGAATTCAAAATGCCCCCCTCAATGTAACCGTATTCAATCAATTCTTCTTCCATGATAAATTAGAATTTATATTTTGAAACAACCCAAACTTGAACATTCTCCCCGTTGATTGCCGCTTTTACAAAATGAGCAATAAGCTCCTGCCCCTCGCTGACATCATAATACTCGTTTTCTGTATGGTCATCAAATATCTTCTGACCGTTTCTGGGATAAATCCGCATGTAACCCGTCCACCATTGTTTGAAGATGATTGTTTGACCCTCACGGGTTGATGCAGGGAGGTATACTTTTGCCTGACCGCTTGTAAAGCCAACAACAAGGCTCATAGCGTCTGTTATATATGTGCTTGTTGCTGTGATATATTTAACGCCGTAAATAAGCCCTTTTATTTTCAGGTTGAAGAAATAACCGCCGTATGACGGGGCTGTCCCTGAGTTTGAGGCATACCCGTACATCCCTGCGATAAGTCTTTCATCAGCCCCCAGCGACCATTCGCTTTTATTAAGACTTCCAAAACCGAGAGCACATATAGCAGCCCGCTGGTCCGCTCCTGTTGAAGCCGCCACACATTGAGTTCCCGCCCTGTTCGCGAAGATACCTGTCGGGGACATATAGCTGACCGTGCTTGAATTGTTCTTTGAACGTGTCTCAACGATTCCGCTTCCAGCATCAAGCGTGATGACAGAACCGAGATTTTCCTGAGAATAAGAACCACCCGAAGTCGCTGACGTGATTTTTATCCGTTTGTTCTTCGCGTCAAGCTCAATTATGTCTCCCGTTCCGAGCGTTGAGACAATGCGCCCGCCTTTCATGAACCAGTCTCCGATGTTCGCACCCTCCGCCAATAACAGGTTTGTCGCAACGCTTTCAAATGAAGCCCCGAAAGAGTTCCATTTGTTTGTGTTCGGCGGGGCGACATTTGAGAATGTCCCAGCGTCAATGCGGGCGATATAATATGTTGAACCGTTTTTGACACAATCAAGGCGGTTTTTGTTCCCGTAATATGACTTTGATGAACTGTATGTTCCCCTGTAAACCATAACAGGGCTTGAACCGTCTGCGCCGTCCTTGCCGTTATACGGGGTTAGCCTGACAGGTGTTGTCCATTGGCTGACAAGCGTCTTCCCGTCCCCTGACTTCACGGCTGATGTCATCCACAGATATTCAGCCGACCCGACAGAGGGCGTTGTCGTTGTCCAACCGCTCGGGTTCAAAGATGACTTTGAGAGAGACGGCGGAGAAGTTGTAGAGCCGTTCTTTGCAAATCTCAGTTCAGTATAATTACCCGCTGAACCGTCATCGCCCTTGTCGCCTTTCTCCCCTTTGATTTGACCGACATTCTCCCATTTTGAGCCGTTCCAAACATACAAGTCCCCGTTGATGATGTATGCGTCCCCCTCAGTTCCCGTTGCGGGGAGCTTTGAAGTGTCAGACAGCGTGCCTTTGATTGTTATGCTCGTTCCGTCAGCCCCCTTTGAGCCTTTTGCCGTGACCGTCCAATAAACCGTGTTTGACGGGGCGACACCCTTTGCGGGCGTGGCGTAAATGTAACGGTAGGTTGATGTCAGACCGTTCAGGGTGTAAGTGACCTCATCGCCGTTATAATATGTGTACGATGAGTTGTAAGCCCCCCTGAAACAGCCGATATAACTTTCTGAACCGCTCTGGCTTTGAACGATAGTCCCCTTGATTTTCAGTTCCCCGTCCCCGTTGACATTATATGACAGCTTGTCGCCGAGTTTGAGGGCGTTTGCCACGAAGTCAAAGAAACTGTTCCCGTCCCCTGAAACAACCCTGTCAGTTGTCACACGTCCAGGCAGAACCTCCGAAAAACCATACAGGGTAACGAAACTTCTCACACCGTCATACTCTGAATTGAGAACACCGACAAGAAGATGATAGAACCCTGAGACAGCCTCCATTTTGATAGCCGTCTCAGACATGATGAAACTTCCCGTCTGTGCCGTTCTTGACACTTTGGCGTACAGATAGTATTTCTTTGACCCGTCATCAAGCCGTCCGCTTGTATAGGCACTCATGTTCCAATACTTGTATTCAGAGGCTTTGTGCGCTGAACTGATAGAGGCTATTCCGAGCGTCATGTGCTGAATTATGCCCGCCTCCGCTGAAAGCTGTTTCGCCTCAATGTCATAAGTTATGCTGTGGGCGACCTGAACGGGGTTTGTCTTTGAATTGACGAACCTGAATTGAAGACTTTCATCGCCGACAAGCATTGACATCGTCTGAACCGCAATCGGGTTGATTGAGTTCGTGAAGTTCTCCAGCAGAGCGTCTTCAAGCATTGAGATAGTCTCCTTTGCGTCCCTGAACCGTCTCTTTGTGAACTGAATTGAAGCACGGTGCAGGTCTTCCATGACAACGCCCTCGCTTTTCAGCTCATTGAGCGTTGAAGACACGCCTCCGCTGACGGTTGTGTTTGAAAGTTCAATTACGGGGCTGTACGGCTTGTTGATATAATCCTTTACCCCCGTTATGCGAACGAGAACACCGTCTTTCTGAAACTGTTCATCAGAGAACAGGATATAGCCGCCGAGCTTGATCCGCCCGCCGATGTTCAGCCAGTCTTTCTTTGACCAAATCCCGTCAAGTTCTCCCGTGAACGTGAATTTCTGTTCTTCATTGTCAAAAAGATATTTCACGGCGGCACGGAACATATCCCACGAAGCACCCGTCTTTGTCTCATCGTCACGGATATAGCTGTCAGGCAACATACACTTGAAGACAGCATATTTGTCGCCCGCTTTCGGGGCGAATGTGGCGTTCGGCATTGTCTGACCGTCTAACTCTGCGGGAACAATCTCGAACCGCCTTGCAGCCTTGTTTTTGACCGCTTCATGATAATACTTGACCTCAAATTCACGCCCCGCAAGCATACCTGACTGAAAGATGATTGTCATCGTCTCGCCCTCAATCAGGCATTCTTCATAATTCAGCGTGGACGGGATGCTTGTGTCGATGATGTCATAGAAATTATTCCCTGCGTCAACAACGGCAACGCTGCTGACCGTTCCGACACGCTTCGGATAAATCTCAGAACAGTCAAGACTGTCTTCGGCGAGCGATGACAGTTGTTTGTCATAACGCCGTATTGACAAGCCCGATTCATCTACCACATAATTGCGGGCGTTAGCCTTGACAAAGCCCGCCTCGTTCTCAAAGTGTTCCCCGTCATAGGAGAGTGTCTGACCAGCGGGAAGCTTGAGTTCAGAAGAACCGTATTTTGACGGGTCTATGTTATCCGTTCCGCCCTGAACAAAGAGTATTTCAATCGGTGGAGTGTCTCCTGTGTTTGAACGCCCGACACCTGACTTGAATCCGTTTCCACGCCCATAGGAAAGAGGCAGGGGTGCGCTCTTGTTGTACTCTACCTTTTTAAGAGACACACGCTTTCCGACAAACTCATATTCCGTGTTGAACTGTGAAGCCTGTTTTTGAAGCGCAGCGATACAGAAGTCATGATCGTATGCGATAAGGGTCTCAACGCCGTCAACACAGTCTCCGACCGTCCAGCCCGTGTCACGGCGGTTCATGTTGTCAACGAACATTTGAAGATGTTCAATCGGCTTTGCGGTCAAAGAGAACTTCAAACGCCCGTCAACGGGATTTCTGAACTTCCAAATCTTCGCCTTTGCTTCGGGAGCTTCAAAAATGACCGTGTATTCAAACAGCCGCTTGTGCTTCATCTTGAAGTTCTCAGGGCGTTCAAGCGTGAATTTCTCCCCCTGAAACTCACAATAAGCCCCGACAGGTATCTCAACATGTTCGGGCAGGGAATAATAAAGAGTAAGGCTGTGGTCGCCCATTATGACCCTGTTTCGATAACTGTTGTCATCGACCTCTACATCAAGAACCCTGTACCCGAGATTATTGTAAATTATCATATCATTAAACTTTGAGTTATTTTTTCCGAATTTCCCCGCATTTCAATTATCTTTTATGATTGGTATGTTTATACCATAATCATTTTTTGCTTGAAATATGGGGCTAAAAAAGCCTTTTCAGGTACAAAGAGGCTTCCCGTCACTCATTTCGTGTTGAACGGCGGCGGGAAGCTGTCTTTGAATGTTACTGAATGCCGAATTCAAGGCAGTCGGCATCCACCTGTGCTTTCAGAGAGGCACGCTCGGACAAATAAGCCTTGTATGCGGCTATTTTTGCCTTTGCCACCTCACTTGTCTTTGAGCCGTCATACATTCCGAGATTAGCGGCGTTGAACTCATTGACAAGTTTCTGTTCCTGATTGTTGTCCCACTTCTCCGTGATAACCTTTTCAGTTATCTTGTTTGAAGACAGGGGCGACCAAACAGTCACTTCCTCGCACTTCCATTGTTCCTTGACAGGGGCTTCCGCCTGAGCGGTCACGCCGTCTGTCTCGGCAGGGGCGGGGTTCTCGACTTTCTGAATGTTGAAGCGGTAAACAAAACTACCGTTACCGACAGCCTCCAATTTGGTCGGCTGATTGTCATAAAATGCTACCATAATAAGACGGTTTAATGATTGTTTTTAATAAATGTTTGCTGTTACTGTGTTTTGCCCAGCCGAGCCACGGGGCGACCGCCTGTTTATAAGCCTTTGCGTCAAGCGGGGGCTGGCGGCGGTTCAGGCGTGAAACGGCGTGACAGAAATTTTTCTTTATGCTCTTTCGGATAAGTTTCTGTTCACGGAAGAACTGATACCCGACATAATCAAGCGCACGACCGTGCCTGTCCTGACGGTTCTTCGCTATGGGGAATATCTGATAATTCCCTTTGATTGTCAGTTCAAGGTCGTTTTCAAGATAGTCTTTGATGAACTTGAAGACCTCATGAAGAACTTCCTTGCTCTCGGCGAGAAACGGGATGTCATCAGCGTACTCAACACAGGCGATGTGCGGTCTTTCTTTCAGGTTCAAAGCCTTTCTGACAAGTTCAGGCAGTTTCTCGTTAACCCAATGCATGAAATAGCACAGATACAGGTTCGCAAGATATTGACTGAGATAATTTCCGATGGGAAGTCCCTCTGCGCTGTCTATAATCTCATCAAGAAGCCACAACAGGTCAGTGTCCTTGATTTTTCTGCGCACAAGCCTCTTTGTCACTTTGTGGCTGATTGAGGGGTAGTATTTCTTAATGTCAATTTTCAGACAGTAGAGCGGTTTGCCCTTGAAATCCTTGATTATCTTGTCAACCTGACGGGCGCAGCCCTCAATGCCACGCCCCTTGACACAGGAATAAGTGTTGTAAGTGAAAGTCTTGACCCAAATAGGTTCAAGAACATTCATGATCGCATGATGAACAATTCTGTCAGGATAATACGGGAGGCGGAAGATAAGACGTTCTTTCGGCTCATATATCGTAAAGACATCATACGGAGAAGTCTTGAATGTCTTTGTCAACAGGGCTTCATGCAGGGCAAGGATATTCGCTTCACGGTTCTTGTCGTGAACCCTGACCCCGTATGTCCGTGTCTTACCTCTGCGGGCTTTCTCATCGGCGAGCCGCAAGTTTTCAACGGAGATTATCTTCTGATATAAGTTGCCAATTCTTTTCATCTTCTCTGCTTTGCTTTTCTTAGTTGGAGTCTTCGGTAGCCCATACAACGGGCGTTCCTACCAACACCTTTCGGGGTTTGCGTGATATTTTTTGCCAAGTGGCAAGGCTGTCATTCTTTTATCTTGTTTCATTTCTCAGAACCAATTTCAAAAGCATAGGTGAGAACCGATGTTCGTATTCGAATTCGAGGGGGTGTTATTCGAGTTCGCATAGGCGAGACCTGCATTCGCACCGTTATTCGCGTTACCGCTGAACAACACACCACAAGAATGACCCACCTTTTATGTTGTTATCTCATTGTCTTCATCTTCATTCAAAATAATACCTGTTACCGTTGCTTCTCAATGTCACACGGCGTGGGAACGCTTTCAGTTCCTTGATTTTCTTCAAGACATAAAGGATGTCGGAAGAACCCGTGAAGAATTTCTTGGCGTTTGATTCCAAATCGTCCTTTGACATCTTGATTTTGACAAGCGTCTGACCTTTTGTGCCCTTACTCTTGCTGAACCTTGTCGGGACTTCTTCAATGAAATCGACAACCCAAAATGTCGTGTTGACAAGTTTTGATTGAGTTGTTTCATCGCAGTTGAAACTTCGGCTGCTTTCGTCTCTCGGTATTCTCAGAAAAGCGAGGCTTCCGTCATCTTCTCCCTGAATGTTGTTCTTATCTTCAATCATTCTATTTTGTCTTTTATTGTTTTGTCTTTGATAACCCAGCCCCCGTTGAAAGAGGCTGGGTAGATAATTGTCACGTCATTGAACGGGTTTACGCTGTTACGGGAATAAAGCAAAGGCGAGAACCGATGCGCGCAGTCGAATTCGAGGGGGCGTAATGCGAGTACGCATAGGCGAGACCCGCAGACGCACCGCTATTCGCGTTACCGCCGAACAACACACCACGCAACGCCTCTGATGTCGGAATGTTGGTATAGTGATAATCACAGAAGAACTGTGTCGAACCACCGCCGACAAGTGACGGCATGATTTCGCCGCCCTCTCCGAAGATTATCTCTTTGACAAAACCCTCCGCTCGGGCTTCATTTCCGACATGGCTGTAACCCTCATAGTTCGTGTCGTTGAACTTCTCAGGGTCATCACAGATGAACACTTTTGAGAGGTTGTCCCCGCCGTTATCAGTGGTCGGGCTGATACGGACATTTATAGCGTCTGTCCATTTCCATATATGACCAAACGGATTTTCAATGCCCCTGTAACGAGGAACATCAAAAGTCTTTGTGATTGTTGAGTCATCATTTGCGGCGGTATAAGAGACCGTTCCCGTCTGATTTCCGAGCGTGTCTGTGTGACCGCAGGGAACGAACGGATAATAACCGTTGAAATTTGACCATGTTCCGTCCCATGTTGTCACGCCAGCACCAAGACCGCCCTGATGATAGCCCTCCGCCGTCAGTTCTGAGTTATAAGCCGCCTGAGAGTTCAGTGTGGCATACTCAATGGCAAAGAGCCAGAACAGGGTCTTGTGCGCCTGATAGACATAACAGTTCCACGCCTTTGAAGAAGTGTTTCTTTTACGGGCGGCTGTTCTGAAAGCCGTGCGGCTCATCGCTGTCACGGGGCGACCGAGAAATGTCCGATAAGTGCCGTCATACTCAGTGTTGTTGTTCCCGCCTCTGTAATCCGTTCCCATGTTAGCCACAGAACAGAGCTTGCCCGTGCTTCGCTCAATGGCGGCTTCATAGGCTGACACATAAATCAAGGGGACTTGTGTGTAGCCAGGCAGGGGAAGTTCACTGATGCGGACGGTTCTCTTTGTCCCGTTTGTCTCACATTTGCGGTAATGCATGGGGATTTCGACCATAACCTGACCCCGTGAACCGTCTCTGACCTGACCCGTCCAATCTCGTGGGTCAAGATACTCAACGACCTTTCCGCTGTCATCAAGAAGACAACCCCGCATACGGCTTTGAATGGGAACGCTCTTGTGCATAGCCAAATTTCCGACACGGGTACATGACGGAGATGAAACAGACGTGTCAAACTCAATGCCGTAACTGCAATCTTCCTCAACATAAGGAAGCAGAGAGGCGAGGGCAGCTTTCTTGCTTTCCCCGTCTTCGTCAAGAACCTCGACAAACAGGTTGTAGGGGTTCGTCCCTGAAACATTCGGGAGGTCACTCAGACGCTTCCCGTTCTGAAATGCTTCGATAATCTGCTTGATTACCTCTTCTTCTTGTGCTGATAGTGCCATAATCTTACTTGTTTAAGAATTTGAAAATAGTTTTACCTTTATCTGAAATGAACATGACCGAAGACGGTGTGTTCAGTCTCATTTCTTTGCTTCTGTTCCGTCTCTGGGCAACCCATGACCTGATACGCCTTGAAACGGATACTAACAGGCTCACTTTCATACATCTTCTTCCTCCACATTTTGACCGCTTCCCCAATAAATGTCATTCGTTTTCATGATTTCCGTGTCAGGGGCGATTTCCCTGATCGCAAGCGGCGACCAATCATTGAACGCTACGGGTGCTTCTGAGAAATCCCCGTCTTGATAACACTTCACAGAAATAACCGTGTCAAGCGTTGACACGCTGAACTTCGGTCTTATGTAGATTGAGAACAAAGCACCTTTAGGGAGCTTGAAGCCTTGTGACAAGTCTGTAATCTTTCCATGCGAGACGATACGCCCGCCGTTCATTGTTTCGCTGATGTAGCCTTTCTTTGCCATAAATCTGATATTTTGAATGTTGTTTTAATTAAGCCGCAGAACGCCGCTTTGAGTGAAGCGGAGTTGTGTGCGGGTGTTGACAAGTCTCAATGTCGGGTCGCCGACCTCAACCAAAAGCGTCTTGGCGAGAGAGGTGTTGCAGGTTGGTATGACATGAACAACGCTTTTACCTTTCGCCACAGGCGTTACAAGCCCGTCTGTGCCCACGACTACAGCCCTGTTGTCACTGATATAAATCAGGTTCTTCAAAGCCGTCAGAGGGCTTAAAACAGCCTTTATCCTTATCTGGTTGACATTCCCGAACGTGATACGGGGAAGAGGCTCAACCGTCAGACCTGTCGGCACAAGGTTCTGAATGGTCAGCAGGGTTTCAGCCGTTGCCGCTTCCGCCTCTGATGTAGCCTGAACCGCATCCGCTGTCGCTTCATTTGCGGCTTCTGTGGCGGCGTTACAGGCTTGTGTCGCAGACTTGGAAGCCTCTGTTGCCTTTTGAGCCTCAGACGTTGCGTCCTGAGCGTTTTTCGTTGCAGTCTGGGCGTTCTTTGTCGCTGTCTGAGCCTCTGTTGTCGCCTTGACAGCGTTGTTTGTGGCGGTCACGGCATTTTCGGTTGCCTTTTGAGCGTTGGCGGTAGCCGTGTCAGCGTTCTTCTTCGCTGTGTTGGCGGCTGCTGTGGCGGTTTCGGCATTCGCGACAGCCGTGTTTGTCTTGTCTTCAACGAACTGCAGTGAGACCTTGACACTTCTGTTCTGTGAATCCGTTCCTATCGTGAACAGACCTTTCAAGGTGCTGCACAGAGGCAGTTCAGATATTTTTATTTTCTTCATCTGTATATGGTTTTAATTGTTGAACCTGAGATTTCCGTTTGCGGTCAAACGCAATGTCTGTTTGTTGTTCACAAAGCGCATTGACACGTATGAATAGCTGTCTAACATCAAGTCAATGGCGTAAACATCATTCTCCGTGAAGATGACAATGCCGTCCTCAGAGGCGAGAACAGTTCCGCTTTCATCAATCCTGAAATCCCTCGTGAAACAGAGCGTCAGCGTGAATTTCAGCCAAATCCTGTCATCGGGGAAAAACTCAGAGACGGAACATGACTTATAATAGAACGGGAAATCCTGTTCAAGCTCCTTGACCCACAGCGTCCGTTCATTGGGCTGAATAAGGTCATAAAGAAGCGCATCATAGTTCCGCCACAGTTGCTCAACGCTGTCGGCACGCATGAGAATGTTCAGTTTGACATCCTTTGCCTTGAAGAAGACATTCTTCCCGTCATATATCGCCCCTGTCTTTGTCTTGATGTTCCTCAGCATATTCTGTTTGACTGCGGCTGTTTTGATGACTTCCGCAAAACTTCCTGAAATAACCCTCGCCCCGTAGTTTGTCAGAGGGACATCATCTATCAGATAATCATCGGAAGCCGCGATATAACTGACAGGGGCTTTATAGGTATAGCCGTCAAGTGGATAATCGTCAGCGAACTTCAAAGTCTCACGCCCAAGAGTGACGGCGTATTCACGGTTGCTCTGAGAGACAAGGCGGAGCGTGTATTTCCGCCCGATGAAAGCGCAGTCAAAGACGTGATAAGAACCGTCAGAGAGCATGTCGATAAATTCATAATAGCGGCTGAAAACGCCCGAAATGGCAAAAGTTATGCTCACTTCACGGGTGTTCAGAACGGGATTTGACAGGTCGGCTTCAATGCCGTCTTCATCCTGCCAGTCGTTCTTCTCAACGTCTTTCAGCGGCGGCATGGCGACAAGCGTGTTCCACCCGCCGTCCGTGACATAAACGCCGTACTGTTTGTAAACGTCATAACCGTCTATGTATAATTTACCTGACATCATAATATGACCGCATTTCCAGATATGTTACGGATAACCTGACAGCCTTTTGACCCTGAGACAGACACGACAGACCAGCCCGAAGCGTTGATGATCGCTTTCGCCCCGTGAAGCAGAAAGACCTCATGCCGTTCAAGCGTGTCACACGTTATTGTTGCGCTCGTTCTGCCGACAAGAACGACCCTTTTGGGGTTTCTGAGCGTCAGAACGCCCGAATCAATATACACGCCCTGTTTCTCAGGCTCAAACGGCTTGAAAAGGCGGAATGTCGCCATGTTCGGGAAACGGTTGTTTATGCAGAACTCCATGCCCTGCGGGGAACAGAACAGGGCGACAATGTCTTCAAGTGTCTTTTCTGTTCCCTTGAACCGATGACAAGACCCAAGCAGCCTCGCTTGGGAATAGACCTGTCTTATAACTTCTTCAATGTTCATAATCATTTCAATTTTACGCCTTTGAGGGCTATGTCGTTAACTGTATCTTTCATTTCTTTCACTGAACTTTCAACGTCTTCAACGAGACCCGAAATGCGCTCTGTATGTGTCTCAATGTTCAAGACTGACTGCAAAATCATATTCACGACAGACAGAATGATTTTTGTGTTCTCCGAGATTGAATAGGTGTGTCCCTGTATGGCTGTCGCCCGCCCGTTGAGTTCATCAACGCTTTCCTGCGAAGCCGTTGCGATACCTTTCTCAGAGGCTTCTCGTGTCGCTTCTTCTGTCACGTCAAACATTGATTTAACACTGTCAGGGAGATTTTCCCAAATCGTTGCGAAATCATCGCCGACAGCGTTAAGGTCAGAGGCGAAACCGCCCAAAGAACTGATAACAGCATCAAGCCCCGCGAACTGACCGTCAGGAAACCATTTCTTCTTATATTTGTCAAAGATTTCCCCGAGCGGTTCTTCAAGGAACTTTGAGACAAGCATACGTTTCATAACGTCAGCCACAATTTCGTTCACTTTGTCGCCCCAAGCCTCCGCATAGTCTTCGCCCGCCTGAAACGCCTCAAAGAAAGCGTCCCCAAGTTCGCTTGCAATCTCAGAACTTGACCCGCCGATGATGTCCTCCACCATGTCATTGATGATTTGAACAGCCTCCTGACCAAGTTCCTCAATCTGACGCTGCCATTCCTCAATCTGACCGCCGTCTGACTTCTTTTTGCTCTGTTCAGCCTCAATCTGTTCCTGAATGAGAATTTGCTGCTGTGCGATGTTTTCAAGCTGTTCTTTCGCCGAAGCATATTTCTCGCCTCCGAGAGCCTTGTCAGCCGTGTATTCAATGTTGGCGTATGCTTTTGCAAGTTTTTCGGCTGTCTTTTCAAGAACCTCTGAGTTAGATGAAACATTCGTAAATAGAAGCCTCCAAGCCCCTGCCACATCCCCAACGGCAAGTTTGTTCTTCAACAGTTCTTGATATGTTTCACTCAACGCCTGTCTGACACGCTCAACAGCCTTTCCGCTGTTCTCTTGAAGCCTCACGATGTCGGCGTTATCAAGTTCCCACTGAAGCTGGTCAATACGACCCTGCAACGCCTCTATGTGTTCCTGTTTTTCATCATCGCTGTTGAACAGGTTGACGATCTGCATGACAATCTGCATGGCGGCAGAAATGATAGTCAGAATGACAGAAGCCTTTTCAACAGTGCTTATTGCAGTAGCCGCAGCGACAGCCGTTCCCTGAATGCCCGCTGATGACATATTCACAAGCTGAACAATGCCATTTATCATTGAGAGCGATGAAGTCGTTATATTGCCAGCAACAGAGATTATTTCGCCCGCAACGCCTCCGACAGTGTTCCCGATACTCTCAAACTGTTTTTCGCATTCAAGAAGTGTCTTGTAGAGGTCTTCCCACTCTTTGACGGAGCGTTTGTCAGGGCTGACATCATTCTTTGCCTGTGCGCTCTGAACTTTGTTCTTCGCTGTCGTGACTTTCGCACGGGCGACAGACAGTTGTTTGTCAGAAGCCCCGCCGTTCTTTTCAAGGTCAGCGAGTTCCTGTTCAGCCCGTTCCAAGACCTGTTGCAACTGTTCAAGGGTCATGTCTGCAATTTGATTACACCACGCCTGATATGTCGCCTCCCGTTCAGCGAACATTTCATCAACACGCCGCAGGGCTTCTTCCTCCTGTCTGTTCAGTTCATCGACATTGCCCTGCGTGACACCCTGACGGAGAACGGGACTCCCGCTCTCATCAAGAACATAATTCCCCTGTTCATCTGTCTGATACAGGGCTTTCCGCTTCTTCTCATATTCTTCGGCTATCTCTGTCCTCTGCTGCTCATAAGTCAGAACGTCTTTCAGCATATCATCCAAAGCTGCCCTGTTCCCGTTGACCTGAATTTGACGGGCTATTTCGGCATAGGAACGCAGCATAGCCTGTTGCTCAGAAGACAGGTCAGCCGTTGTCAGGTTCAGGGAGGCTCGGTATTCAATCTCCTGTTCCTTTGTCGCTTTCGGGTTCTGATTGAGCCATTCAAGGGTCTTTTTGTCTTTCAGGTCTTCAATCATCTTCTGCGCCCGCTTGTCATTCTCGGCAATAAGACGGTCGTAGTTCAACTGAACCTGCGCAACGGTCTTCTCATAACCGTCATCCATAGCGTTGATTTGAGCCTGACGGATGTCAAACTCAGCCTGTGTGACGGCTTCTGAAACCTTGTCTGAATACTCCCGTATCTTCTCATTGCGTTGAGCCGTCTCGTTGGCTATCTTCTGTTGTTCTTTGGCGGCTCTTTCCTCATCCCTTTCTTCCGCTTTGGTCTTTGTCGTTGTCCCCGCCTGTTCAAACAGCCCCTGAAATTCCGATGACACTTCCGACATTTTCTTTGTGTATCGGTTGATACGCTCATCAATGGCGTTCAGAACAGGGTCGTTGGCGATAGACCTGTTGAACGCTTCACGGGCGTTTTTCGCCCCCTGTTCGGTATAGACCCAATTTCCGCTTCGGTCAACATATTCGTTGCCGCCCTGTGTCGTGTGAGAATAGCCAGGCACTTTGCTTCCAGCCTGAATTTTATCCCGTTGGTCTTCAAGCTGCATTTGACGCTCAATTCTCTTTGCGTATTCCTCATCGACCTTGCTCTGCCATGCAGCCGCCTCCGCACGCTTCTTGAAAGCGGTCATCATGACTGATGTGTTCTTGACAAAGATGTTTTCAGCGTCATTGACACTTGTAACGGCTATGCCGAGTTCCTTGAACTTTGTCTGACTTTCCTTTATCCATTGACGCTGTTCATGTGCTGTTTTACAGTTCTTGTACTCGGCTTGCAGGGTCTTGTATGTTGATATGGCTTTGCCCGCAGATTCCCCGACACGCTTGTTGAACTCTTCCGCTTCCTCTCTCTCAGCCTTGATTGCGTCAGCGGCTTCATCGGTCGTGTCCCTGAACAGGGCGAACGCAGAGACGGCGGCTGCGACAACAGACAAGACAAGTCCGAGCGGGTTAGCCTTGACAGCCATGTTAAACAGAAGCATAGCGTCCTTTGCCGAACGGATTGACCTTGACAGGGACAAAACAGCCTGAACCGTTCCCCAGATGTTCATCAGCTTGTGTGCGGCGGCAACAGCGATGACGGCGGCTTTGTACGCCCCGTATGTAGCGATGACGGTCAGAAGAACTTTCCCGACTGTCTCCCAGTTCTCAATCAGGGTTGAGACAAGACCGAGAGCGTCATTGATAACACCCTCGTTCTGTTTCCCGATTTCATTGAACATTGTATCAATAGCGTCCTCAATGTTTGAAATCTGCCCTGTTATGCTTTGAGATTGAGCCGCCATGAGACCGCCGAACATGCTACCCTCGTTTGTCAGGTTAATGATCGCCTGTTCAACTTCGGGGAAGCCTACTTTTCCCTCCTCCACAAGTGCCTTGACCTGATTTTCGGCAACGCCGAACTGCTGGGCAAGCTGTTCAATCAAGGGAATACCACGCCCCAAGAACTGATTGAGGTCTTGCGTGTACAAACGCCCCTGAACCATTGTTGTTCCGTATAGATAGGCGAGGTCATTTATCGGGATTGAAAGACCAGCGGCGATGTCTCCAAGACGGATTAAGGTTTCATTCACTTTGTCGGCTTCAACACCGTAGGCGAGAAGCTGTTTTGCTGACTGAGCGATGTCGGTCAGACCGAACGGGGTCGTGGCGGCTGTCTTGACAAGTTGAGACATCAGCGCATCAGCCTGAGCCGCCGAGCCAAGCATTGTCTTGAACGCTATTTCAAGCTGCTGAAACTCTCCACGGACGGTCGCAACCTGAGTGACAAAGTTCTTTATCTGAGAGACGGCGAACACGCCAGCGGCGGCTGCGCCAATCTTCTTGAACGCTTCATCAATTCTGTCGCCCTCTGTCTCGGCTGTCTGCCCGATGCCTTGAAGCAGACGGCGTGATTCGGACGCATCAGCCCTCAGTTGGCTGTTGTCAAGACCGACACCGTAATTTAATCTTCCTCCGTCATTGTTCATATTCAGTCGCTTTAATCGCAGTTCTCAAAAAATTCTCTTACCTTGTCTCTGTTCTTCGGGTCATCGGCTTTGATGATGTCCTGTTCTTTGTCTTTCTTATCGTCTGTCTTCCTGTCATAAGTCGGAAGAACAGCACTGAACATTATCATGTTTGTATAGCTGATGTCATACAGGACATAATCAAAACAGAGGTTGAAGCCTTTGGCGAAACCCGCCACTACCGCCCAAATGCTGTCATTCAGTTCTCCACTTTCCTTTGATGAAGAAGATTTACTTCGGTCAGGAAAGTGGTAAGCCCGAAAAAATCGGCTATGTTCATGCTTGAAAGAAGACTTGTCACAGTGTTGTTCAGTTCTCGCGGGGAGAGTTCTTCAAGAACTTCACGGGCGAGAGCCTCCTTTCGGTTTATCACTTCTTCAACCTCGACCGTCTTCTTCACACGGATAAGCCCCCACAGATACCGTTTTTCTTTGATTTGCGGGGTTTTCTTTATCTCTGTGATGTTCTTTGCGCCGAGAATCAATATCGCCACGATTTCGCCCAAAATACGGCAATCCTTGGCTACTGAAAGTGTTTCTTCAACTATCTTTTCAGCGTCAAGAGCTATTTTCGGAAGCTGTGAGACAGCCTCCGAGACAAGAATGAGAGTTGCCGTACTCGGCGGTGCGGCTTGATATGTCTTCCCGCCGATGACAATCTCAACGGGCTTTTCAAGAATTGCCGCAGCGGTCTTCTGTTCAATGGTCTTGTTTTCGTTCATCTTTTTTGGGATTTTATCTTGATAAATAGGGGCGGGGGTCGGAATCGAACCGACATTCAACCACACAAAAGCGGTCAGGCTGTGTGGCGGAGAAACCAATGTCTCAACCCCGCTGATCGTCCGTTATTCCTCTCCTACGGTGTAGGGCTTCACGGTCTTTCCTGTCGCTGGTTTCAGACAGCGGGCGACATAGTGAAGCAACTTACCGTCAGCCGTTGAATAACTCTCATCGCATCTGACCACAGCACGGTCAATCTGACAACCCTCACAGGTGTCATCTTCGGGGATGACACGGAAAGCGTGTTCGCCTGAAATCAGACCGTCATTGTCCTCAAACGGGCGGTCTTTCCCTTTCTTGACAAACAGGTCAAATTCAAGCGTATAAGTATTCTTTCCGTAGCGAACATCAACAAGTTCGCCTCCCTCTTCCGTTGCGGTCTTCTCTGAACCCGCTGTCGGTGTCACTTTCGTGGTGTCCTCCTTAGGCGTGTCAATGTCTTTCCACGGTCCCGAAGAAGCGGGTGCACCATTTGTCGAGGTTGTAGTCTGTATCTTACATTTACCCCATGATAAAACTGACATAATACTTTCGTTTTTAAGTTGTTAATTCTGTTTCTTCACGACAGGCGTTATCTCAACCGTTGACCCGTATTCTGTTTCAAGAAGCGGGAGATAGGTGTCATCTTCCGCCGTGTCAACGGCATCAATATTAGCCGATTGTGGGATGTTCAGAGGCGCATCGTCATCGCCGAAATACCTGTATTGAAGTTTCACGACAATGAAATGTTGATTGATGTCAGGTTCTGCCTCCGTGTAGATCGTCTGTTGCAACCTGAACTTATAACAGGAGACTTCGGCTGTCAGGCTTTCAACCCAAGCATCGGCGAGCTTCTCAATTTCCTCCGTCCGCTGACCGTCTTCAACCTGAACCCCGTTCCCGTATGGGTCAATGTCGGGGACAAAGATGTTCACGGTAACAACGCCCGTCTGAATTTCATCGGGAATGCCCGTTGTGAACTTCACGACCGCATCTTCCTTGCGGCTGTCACGGGGGCGGTATCCAGCCCTGTAAACATCGCCCGAAATCATCGTGAAAAGTGTGCTGTCTCTCAGAAGCTGGAATATATCCCCCTCAACTTGTCTTGATGTCTTTGCCATAGTCTCTCCGTTTAATGAAATCCGAGTTGTTTCAGAAGTCTCGGTACAAGACGCTCTGCCAAAAGTTCTGAACTGTCAAGAACGTCAAGCCCCTTTGCGGACACATAAGCGGCGTAGTTCATTCCCGCCACGACAATGAGACAAATCCCCTTCGGGAACTGCCTCACAAGGCGTTTCACATACGCCGAACCTGTTGAAGAACCCTCTTTACCCTGTTTCACGGTCTGAAAGGCGGATGTCCTGATTATCCGTCCGTCAACCGTGATGACATAGCCGATTGAACTTCTCAGGTTTCCCGTGCGGTCTTTATATGAGTTGGTCGAACGTGCCCTGTTCAAGACCGTTTCGCCGATATACATCAGATTGCGGATAAGAACCTGTTTCAGGCGTTCCAACTGTTCTTCTGTGTATCGGTCTATTTCCGACATCGGTGTCAACTGTTTGATTGGCATGTTCTTTTCAAGTTATTTTTCTCGAATTCGGCGTATGTGGCGTTTACTTTTCTCATTGGTATGTTTGACCGAGTTGAAAAATTAGAGCCGACATACAGCCGCAAATCGCTTTAGACCAAAATTCTCACTTCGCACACGGCTTCAAGCGGTTCAGCCTGAATGACGGAGAACGTCCCAACCTCATTCCCTGACAGGTCACGGAGGCGGAGCTGTTCTGATGTCACGGGCTGCGCCTCAATCAGTATTTCATAGGAGGCAAGCGTCACATGCTCTCCCTTGATGATTGAAAGCTGATTGTATTTTGTAGCCCTGAACTGACACGGTACAGGTTCACCCCATAACTCAGAAGACGGCTTGACGGGGTAACCCGTCTCAGGGTCTATCCCGCCGCCCGTCTTTGTCTTGAATTCGATTGTTCCGTTCTGAATAATCATAACCGAGAGCCTTTATATCCGTAAATAGGTTTGTTTGCGCTTCCGCCATCATCGTCAAAGTCTTTGTACAGGGCTTTTGCGTGACTGCGGAACTGTGTTCTCTGTTCGTCCGTGAAAGAATAGTTCTGCCCGCCCTGAGAAATGTCAGGGGCGAAAGACAGCCAAAGGAGCAGGTCGGCTTTGGCAAGGTTGTACTCCCTGCTTTTCAAGACCTCCGCTGTTGCCTCTGTGTCAAGGTTCAGCCCCCGTTTCCCAGCCGTATCAACGAGTGTACGGAGAGGAACAGGGTAGGCGTTCAATCCTTTCAGGCTTTCAATGACTTTTGCCATACGTCAAGACCTTTTTAATCCCACTCTGTTCCGTCTGTCTTCACATACAGATTGCGGTACACCGTATCAAATACGGGGATAGCGTCAGCCTGACCGATTGTTACTTCGCTCTTAGGCTCAACCGTACCGTATTTCTTGATGACGGTATGCGCACGCTCCGCTCTCAAAATCAAGTCGTCATTCTCTTTAAGAATGTCATACTGAGTTGAGCCGAGACGCTCTGTCTCTGAAAGAATGAGACGCTTGTCGGCAAACGGGTTGCCCGAATCCGACGTTCCGTCCGTAAACTCACGTGTGATAGTCTGGTCAATAACCCTCAACTGAATGCCGTTCAGCCAAGCCTGCTTTGCGAGCATGGTGTTGACGGCGGTCAAATCGGGGGTCTGAGCCATTCCCGTAGCGTTTGCGATATAAGAAGCACAAGCCTTGATAATCTGTTCTGCGGAACAAATCCTGTAAAGCTCGTTCAGGTTGATGAACGCGAACTTCGGGTTCAGGCTCTTTTTGTTCTTCGCAAACTCAACAATCTTCACGAGGTCTCCGATGATGTCAGCCGTTGACGGGTTACCCCAGTCTGAACCTGACTTGACTTTCATGTCATCGTCCACATCATAGTCAAGGTCAAATTCATTTGCGAATGTCGCATTTGTGGTGGTCGTGAAGTGAAGAACACCAGCGTTTGAGGCAAGTTTCCATGCTATGTACTCTAACTCAGACTGAACGCCGTTGAAACAGAAGTCAACATCGTTGCCCCAGAACTCGACAAGCTGAACTGCGTCTTCGTCCTGAGCAAAGGCGAGGGCTGTCTGATATTCCTTGATTTCGGCTCGTGTCAGTTCACGGCTGATAGAGATGAACGGGATGTCACCCCGTGCGCTCTCGAATATCGGGCGGCGTTTTCTGATGATTGTTCCGTTATCCGTGTGCAGGTCAGCCGCCACATTCTTTTTCTCCAGCTGATTGGTCAGGGTTTTCCAACTGAACCCATTGACTTTCTTGACGGGGAAGTGTGTCCCGAAAAGAAAGGGTGTCGCATCAGCCGAGTTCAGACGGGCTTGAACCATCTGAGAGGTCAAACCCGCAATCATTGTATTTACAACTGTTGCCATAACTTAACCGATTAATAGTTGATGATACCTTTGAGGTGTTTCATGATGCACTCGGGCAGGGGGTTGCCCTTTGTCACGCCGATGAGCCAAGCGTCCGTGTCAAGGTTTGACTTCGGATCAATCGGCTTCCCTGTGCCGACAAGCGACTGAGGGGTGTGTTTCAGTTTTGAGTCGCTGCCCGTTGCCTGTGCAGCCGCTTCAATGATGAAACCGCCTTTCTCAATCTTGACCCCGAGAGTTGTGCCGACCTTGATTGTGTCATAGGATTTCTCTGTGGTCACAATCTCTGTTATGGCGTAAGCCTTACCTCCCTCATCCGCCATGATGAAGTCTCCGACCTTGAAGTTGTGTTCCTTGCTGACCTTGATTTCGGTTGCTGCCGCTGATGCCTCCGCTGAAAGAACAGCGGTCTTGACAACATGACAGATGCCGTCCTCGGGTGCGCTCAGAACCGCTCCCTCGTGCAGAAAATCGCCTCCGAGTTCAGACACCTTGACTGAGACACCTCCGCGAATATCCGCTACCTTGTGCATGAAGACACGGCGTGTGCGTGTGTCTTTTCTGCGTTGTACTGTCATTCCCATGATGAATGTCTTTTTGATTGTTAAACATTAGAACGGCTGACCGTCAGCGGGCTTGTTGTCACGGTGTGAGATAGCCTCTACCTGTTCTTTGGTCAGTTCGTTCCCTTGATTTGTCCGCCCGTTCTGGGCGGCTGGTCTTCCGAAAACAGCCCCTTTGACATGAGTTTCATTGACAATGCCCTCGACCTCAGAGGAAATCTCGCTGAAAAGCGTGTTGAACTGTTCTTCGGTCAGACCGTCAACAGGCGTGCGCTCGTAGGCTTTTCTGAGTTTCTCGGGCAGCTTCTCAATGACTGTTTGAAGTTGCTGTTTACGGGTTGCAGTTGTGCGGTCAACATCCATTTTGTTCAAACGCTCAGTCAACGCCTTGTTGCTGTCAATAAGCGTTTGCGCCCAAGTTGGAATTGCATCGCCCCCCTGCTGCTGTGTCTGAACGGTCTGCACGCCCCCTTGCTGTCCGCCCTGAGAGCCGCCCCCGTCATCAACTTTAACCCCGTCTTTCAGACCGTACTTCGTCTCATAATTGTGTACGGCTGTCTGCTGGGCTTCAGTCGCACGGCTGTCGCCGTAGCTTTCAATAACTTGCTGAATGGTTACCCCCTCGACAGCGGTTGCGACCTGTTCAGCGGTTGTCACAGTCTTAGCCAATTTGTCGGCAATCCTGTTCAAGATAGCTTCACTGACCCCCTGAAATTTGGCTTTCAGTGCCTCTAAGATTTGCTTTTTCATACGAATTTCGTCTTTAACTGATAAGTTTACTTCGACAAAGGTATGGTTATTTTCTCAAAGTGATTACATAATAATCAGAAAAATGTTTGTTTTGTCTCCAAAAAATTTTATGAATGTGCGTTTCAGGCATTTCGGGGCGTGGTGCGTGTATGTCAGGGATTGCTGGGTTAAGTGGAGTTAAAAGTTAACTGAGCAGTGAAATTTTTTCGCGAAAAGTTGATTATTTCCAAAATACTTCACTTATATTTGCATCGTGATTACAATATAAACACTTTCAAGTTATGAAGACAATGAGTTTGGCATACAGCACGAGAGACATCAACCGTAATTTCAAAATTAAGGTTTCAGGCGTTGACGGGGACGGCAACAGGGTTCACAAGCTGGTTGGCGTTTCAGGAGCGATCGCCCTCATCGGTGTTGAGATGTTCAACAAGCTGTTGAAACGGGCTTTCAGCACAATGGACGATGTCTGTGTATGCAAACTCCGCAGGGGTATCAAATTTTCGTTTTACATCAAATAACAGCGATTATGAGTGAAGACAGAAGCATTATCGAAGCGGCATACTTGACGGGCTTTGAACCGTCAGCCGATGACCTGACGGAAGCCGCTCTGTATGAAGAAGCGGTTCAGTTCTTAACGGAAACAACAGTATTAACCAAATAAATTTTTTCAATTATGTCAACAGCAACAACAACACTTCAACAAGGGTTGAACGAAGTAGTGATGAACAAAGTTCAAAAGATGATTGACGGCAAAGCCGTTGGGGTTCAGGCGACAATGGAACGCCTTATCAACGAGGGGAAAATCGCTCAGGACTACATTGCCCCGATAGGCGTGAACCTGAAACAGAAAGACCACAGCCCCGTGATAACGTTCAACGGCGGGGACAGCCTGACGATGAACATGCCTGACGGTCTGTTCTCGCTTCACGACAACGCCATAGGTCAGCTCGCCGACAGAATGGGCGTTCCGCAGCGTTACCTGAGAACCCTCGCTTCGGGCGAGACATGGGCGAAGAACCTTGCCGCCGAAATTCTGAACGAGCACAGCGGCTGGACACAAAGAACCCGTGTTCTTGTCAGGACGGTCGGCACTCAGGTTCGGGGCGTTCTCTCTGACAGCTACCGCCGTCTGAACAGCGTTGAGATACTGACGGCGTTTGTTCAGGAGGCGAGCCGTCAAGGGGCGGTTATCTCTGACGCTTATATGAACGACACGAAAGTATGGGCGGAAACAATTCTTCCGCAGCCTATTGTCATCCCGACAGCGAAGAACGGCGATGTCATCATCTTTGCGGGCGCACGGTTCTCAACCTCTGACTACGGGGACGGGGCGGTCGACATGCGGGCGTTTCTTCTGAACGGGGCTTGTCTCAATGGCATGGTTCGGGAAAGCGTGATGAAACAGGTTCATTTGGGGTCAAAGCTCCCCGACAACCTGCAACTGTCTCAGAGAACGTATGAACTTGACACGAGGACAACCGTCTCGGCAGTCAAAGACCTGACAAAGGGGCTGTTCAGCAGGGACAACCTGATGAAGAAAGCCTGCGAGATACAGGGAGCGTCCGAGATTGACGTTGACTTTGAACATGAGTTGAAGAAGCTGACCCGTGACGGCGGTCTTTTGAAGTCTGAGGGAAAGGAGGTTGAAAAAATCCTCATGCGCAACGACCCCGAAGACGGCGTTCAGGGCGGGGCGACCCTTTGGAAGCTCACTCAGGCGATAACGGCGCACGCCCGTGAACTGACCCCTGAAAGAAGCCGTGAACTACACGAGATTTCAGGCGCACTTCTCAACCGTGTGAAATTACAGGCATAAATAACAATCGCCCCGCAAATCTGTCATAAGACGGGCTTGCGGGGCTTAACACTCAGAAGACAATGAAGACAGAAGCAATTCAAAAACTCAAAGAAAAACACCCCGACACCCTGTTCATTTTGAGGAGCGGGGATTTCTATTCACTTTACGGGGAAGACGCTAAGACCGCCTCCACTTGTCTCGGCTTGATGCTGACAAAGACCGCTGACGGTGTGTTTCAGGTGTTGTTCAGACTTTCAGAACTTGACAGGTATCTTCCCAAACTTATCAGGGCGGGACACCGTGTCGCGATATATGATGAGCCTTGAAAGCGTGTTTTCGTCAGCGAGAAACAGATTAAAACGGGATTATCGCTGACGATAATTCATTTATCAAGGGTTATCGCTGATTATCGCTGTATTTCCTTTACTTATAAGTAAAGTACAGTAAAGTAAAATAGAGTAAAGTAGAGTATAGATAAATAAATTTATCCCTATATAGAACCCCTAACGGGGTTATGTCTAACATCGCCTGATGTTCATCTGATGACAACAGGCGTAAAACAGAGAAAAAAGAATGAGAACGATCTACCGAGTGAGGTTCAAAGAACCGCCCCTGAGCGGGGACGAAAGAACGGAGTTCTTCTTCACGTCCCTTGCCGCGATTTATGAGGTCTTCACGGCTGAACAGATAGGCTGCAGGGTCAACCGCCTGTATAACATCGGGCTTCCTGACGGGAAACCGTACAGGGGGCGGCGTTGTGAGATAAGCCGTGAAGATATTCACAGCAAAGCGCAGAAAGCCCCGAATACGGGCGCAAATTTTTCAGATGATAGTTTACACGAACAGAAAGAGTAAGGCGTTTTACGGGCGTATTCGAGAAAAATAACTCAGTTCTGAACGGTTACGCCTTGAAAACCCTATCTTTGCAGAAAGAGTTGTCTAACGATTAAGAACAGATTATGGAAACGGTATTCAATCAAAACATAACAGCCGATGAATGGGGGCGGATCAGCGGTCTTGACAAAGACCTGTATCTGTCTGTTGTGAGTGAAGACACGGCGAATAAAGACCTTGCCACCCTGTTTTATCTCCGTGGGGATAAAGACAGGATGACAAAGTATGCAGACAAACTTCCCTCTGACCTGAGACAAGATTTTTACCGAACTATTTCACACCCGTAAGGGTCTTGAATAGCTTGTCAAAATCCTTTGAAGACAGTTGAAGACCTCGTACAAGGCTTTCGGCTGTCTTCTTATCATATTTGCCCTGTGCCTGAACAAACTTGACCAGCTCATCGTGAATGTCCTCATAGTTGCTTTTCAGGATGATGTCTTTGAAATGTCTGTGCGCTTTCGCCTCTGTCACTTTGAGACGCTTCAACAGGTCTCTGAAATTGGCGACATAAGTCTTGTAACCGTAGCCCGTCTCGATGATGTCTTTTGCGTTGACGGCTTTTCCTCCGAGACTTTTCACGAAACTCTGATAAGAGTGACGGGCGCAGAACTGATTGATAATCTCCATTGAAGTGACCCTGACGGGCGTTTTGTTCCTGAGATTTTTCCAGCCGACAGCAGCGGCATGTCGTATTTCATGCCAAAGGCTTTCAAGGGCGTATTCCTGTTTGAATGTCAGGTCAACTCCCGTTGAAATCGCTTTCAACGCCCCTTTCAGTTCTTGAAGCGGGTTGAATGTGTCTTTCAGGCTGTTTATAACAAACGTCTTATTGGCAATCTTGATTGTGTTTCCTTTCAGGTCATAAGCTCCTGTGGAGTTCAGATAAGAACGGGAGTTCGCCATAAAGAAACCCGTTCCTTTTGCCCGTGTGATTTGCACGCCTTTCAGACCGCCGTGAAATAAATCGGGATTATTAGCGGCGAAATCCGTGATAGTCTTCTGAACCTCTTTATCCGTGATATAATTCGGGTCTTTGAGTTTCAGAAACGCTTCTTTCAGGTCTTGAATAATACCCGCATCCTGACCCCGTTTCAGTGTCCCCATTCCTTTGATAAACCCTTCGGGGATATACTGAACATTGTCACTGATGAAGTACGGGACAGAAGTCAGGTGTTTCGCCCGTTCTTCATTGTCATCAAGCCATTGTTTGAACTCTTTCGGAACATCCCTGACTTCATTCTCGCCGCCCTGAACAGGTTCTTTCCCGTCCATTATCCGCCTGTTGTCCTCTGCCATTTCTTCTTCTGTCTTCAAGATTGTTTCAACATGGCAGCGGCAATGAGGGTGCCAGCCCGTAAACTTGAAGTCTTTCGGGTAACAACCTCTTCCCCTTGTGTTGGTGCTGCCCAGCGGTGCGCTCAGCTCATCGCAGATGTCGTGAAACGGCTGACCGTTCAGGGTGTGATTGTTTGACAGGACAATTCTTATCCCGACAACGAAATCAAGGTCTTGCCAGCGTGTGAAGTCAGCCGTCCGATATGCGATGTTCGTTTCTGTGGCGGCGAGGCGGCGGGCGTTCTTGAATGAGGAACGGTAAACGCCCTGACCTGGATGGAACGCTGCCGCACGCCTTGACAGCTGCAGAACCCCGTGTTCATCCCTGACACGCCTGAACAGCATGTCGGGGTGTTTGAGATACTGACGTAGTTCCCGTGTCATGTCTTCCGCTGAAACGCCGTTTCTTATCCCGACATCAAGACCGAGTTCAATTTCATCTTTGAACTGTTCCGTATAACGCCACACCCTGTCTGAGAGTTTCAGTCCGTTTGTCTTCCGTTGAATGAACGCTTCACGGGCTTCATCGTTTGTCGAGAAATAACGGCGGTATTGAGCCTGAGACAGCTTGCCTATATTGTCCCCGAAGACCTGACGGGCAAGTTCGCTGTTCTTGTCGTTTGAAAGCGTCCAAGCCGTCTCAATCCCGTTGACAATAGCCGCCGTAAGGTCACTTTTCAGCCCCGACAACAGCTTTTCTAATCTTTTGCGTGTAATTGGATAGTCGTCAAAAGAAAAGAGCCTGTCGGGGTTGAAATCGCTTATGCTGACCCCGAGACGTGCCGCCTCTTTGACAGCCGCCTCGTACACCCGCTCAATCTCCCTGTCGAGGGCTGAAAGGTTATTCAGGTGTTGACGCTCCCATTTGTCAAGTTTAGCCATTGTCGGTCTCCCGTTTTATGAAGTGTTCGCACTGAGGGTCTGAAAGAAACCTGAGATATTTCCCGTCCGTATAGAACGGACAGCGGCACATGAACGGTTCGCCCTTGTAGTTCTTCTCGCACCAATCATAGCTGTGTGCGCAGTCACGGCATTGAAACTGCGGCTGTTCTTTCTTTCTCGCCTGTTGTCTTCTTGTCGTTCTCATATCCGCTCCCCCTTTCTCATTCAGTCATGTTGAAACTGTCAAATGTGTCTTCTTGCTTGATTTCTTGGAGCGTCTTGTCAACGTCATCAGTCTTTCCGTACCGCTCAATGGATTCACGCTGCGACATAAGGGGTTTACCGCCGTTGGCTGTCATCAGATTGTTGATGTCATCCTTTTCATCTGATATTGTGAACGGGGTTATCAGGATTTCAACGATAAGAGCGTCAATGTCGGCGTGGTAACTTTCTCCAAAGACAATTTTCGCAAAGGCTTTGAGAACATTCACTTCACGGTCGAGGAACTCAATCAGCGGTCCTTTCTCATCGTTGACTTTCAACTGTGCATCAATGAAAAGTTGCTTGCGGCTTTCCCCTGAGAGGGCAACCTGCGACATCTTCTCGTATGACCAATCAGGGAGTTGAAGCATCGTGAAAAACAGGTTTCTCAACTCTGAGACTTGGTATCTCAGGTTCTCAACAGCCTGTTGCCATGTGACGTATTGAGCCGTTGAACCTTTGGGGTATTGCATGACCGCTCTCGCTTCTTTGTTCGGATCTTTCTCATCGCCGTAGGCTATCTGTTCATCAGCGAAGACACAGAACAGAGGCTTTGAGTTCTCGCGGAGATAATTACCGTTTCGACTCAAAGACCACTCCATTTCATAGACCGTGTTTGAGTTGTGTTCCCATATCGGGTACGGTCTCCAAGCGTAAACAGCGGGTATTTTCAAAAGCGTGATGTCTTCATTCTCTGTCTCAGTCCATGAACCGCTCTCGGTTGACCACTTGATGTGCTTTGTTGCCGTGTATGCGTCAAAGAAACGGACAGTCTTTCTCCCTTTCTTTCTCTGATAACCGACAGACATTGCAATCATGTCCCCGTATTCATCAAAGAGCGGATACAGGTCATCGCCCAACATGGGAGAGAATGTGCGGCAGCGGAATTTCAGCGGGCTTTCAACACCGTACAGCTTGTTTTTCTGTTCAATGGCGTACCAAAGCGTCATAATCTCACACCCCGCAAAGAACTTGTTGAAGCGGTCTATGTCAACGCTGTTGATGCGGTTCTTGTCAAGAACGCCCGTGATGAACCTTGCAACTTGTTTCTGTTTCTCATTGTCAGGCTTGAAAATTCTCTTTATCGGGATAGCCGTGACAAGTTCCGTCATTCTCTTTGATGCGAGCTTCTGAAAGCCGAGTGCAATGCGTGTGACGGGCTGAATGCCGTCTTCTGTCACGACATCAGGATATTTCGCCTTGTTCATGACAGGGTGCATCAGAGCGTTATACTCCATTTCAATTCCCTTTTTACCGCCCCACAGAGGAACGTTCAAGGTCTTTTCACTCAGGGCGGCTATCTTCTGGTCAGCCGTCATGTCTGAACTTAAAATTTCTTCGATTGTCATTGTTCTTTTGATTTGATGATTAAACTTCCGTTATCTGCGTATCATTTTAGCCACCCTGTTCAGGTCAATAGCCTTTCTTGTCTGAGCGGGGTAGAAAGTGTTAGCCAGAGCGTCAAATTTGTCAGGGCTTCTTCCGAGACGGGCTTTGATGTCTTCTTTCGGCTCAATCAAAATCTTGCCGTCAGAGCGGAAAGACCATTTGATTTCCGTTGCTTCTTCATCAAACCTGTCATCGGGCGGGAGCATTGCACCCGTGTTGTTCTTCGGGTTGAGCCAATCACGGACGCACCAAAACAGGTACGCCCGCATGTTCGCGAATTTGTATTGTCCCGTGATGTCTGTCAGGTCACGCCCGCTGTGCGCCTTTGCGCCCTCTGAATACTTGCAGCTGATGATGTATCGGGGTTCTTCTTCAAGCTCGATGCAACGGCTGTAAACGCCCGCACCCTCGCCGATTGTGTCAATGCTGACGAACAGACCGATGTTTCGGCGGCGGTATGACATGATGCTGCCAGCCACTTTCATGTGATCCGCCACGCCGCCTGAGTTGTGAGCGTCAAAAGAGCCGACCCAATAATCACGGCGGAGAACATAACAGGTTGAGTCGCGCCCCATACCCGCAACGTCAACGCCGAGAATGTTCGTGTCAGCCCTGAGAGGTTCTCGACCGCCTGCCTGTCTCCAACGCTCATGCGCTTCTTCAAGCCATTGCGCGGGGATAAGCGTATCTTCATCAACTTTCGGGAACAGCCCGAGAACTTTCTTTCTGAACAGGTCTTCGGGGCGATACCACTGACCCTCAAACTGAAAGTCATCCATTTCTGACCTGACTTCATCAGGCTGTATCTTCGTACACCAGTTTTCAAGTTTGTCCAGCACCCAATCATAGTCAACCTGTCCCGTGATGACAGTCTTTCGCTGAACAATGTTCGGTGCGGTCAGGCTGTTCAGACGGAATTTGTTCCAGCGGTCGCCTTTCTGAGACTTGGCGGCATAGCCGACTGTCGTATTCGGGTTGAAGACAAGAAGAATACGGCTGTCGCCCTGCAGGTTTCCCTCAATGGCTGAAAAGGTGTCATCGCCTATACCTGTAGCCTCCGTCACGATGAACATTGTGTGAACGGCGTGAAATCCCGACCACGCCTCATGGTTGTGCTCATCAGCCTTGAAGCCCGTCAAGAACCATTCATCGTTGTCTGTTCTGATGTCATAAGTGTTCAAACGACCTGGCAGGACAACGCCCCGTGCCTTTGCCCTGTTGAAAAGACGGCTTATCTCAGGCATCATGATGTTCTTTACCTGACGGTCTGTCGGGGCTGTCAAGGCGACCTTTGTGTTTTCGACAAGCTCAATTTCCCCCTGTTCATTCCGTCTCCAGCGTGGGGTCAGATACAAGAAACAGAGAGCCGCACAAGCGGCAACGAAATCCTTTCCCCGTGCCGTTCCTGACGCAACGGACGTGCGCCTGTTGTGCTGAACGCTTGACAGAATTTCTTGCTGCTCAGGGTCAAGGGTCACGCCGAAAGCCTCTCTGACGAATCTATTCCAATCAGCTCGCCACAGGTTTATCAGTTCAAGCCCCTTTGTTCTAAGTGTTGTCTTCTGTTTCTTCATTGAGTTATTTTTTGCGAATTCGCTCTATGTCGGCGTTTCGTTTTTGTTTGGTAAATTCATACGATTGAAAGATTTGAGAGCCGCATTCGGGCGCAATCGGGCTTAATCATCGTCTGATGTGTCGCCGTCTTCATCAAGAAGCCCGCTTTCGACAAGCAGGGAGGTAAAGGACACGTCCCCGCTGATGTCTTTCTTTTCAGGGGCGTAAATCCCGAGAATTTTCCGCCTTTCCGCAAGCTGTTTCCTGATTTCGGCTATATAAGACGGGTCGCCGAGACAGATGACATCCGTGTCCGTCCGCTCTGTCTGATAAGTTCTGATTGATGTCTGTCCCGTCTGATTGTCACGGGTCGGAGAACCTTTCTGTCTGCGCTGTGTCTTGTTGTAGTCCGTCTTTGATTTCTCCCACTGTCCCCACAGTTCACGGACAGCGTCATCAATTCTTTCAAGTTCAAGGGTCACGATGTCATCCATGTCTTTGACCCTGTTCTCCCGCCATTCTTGAAGAAGCGTGTTCACGTCCTTGTGGACGGTGGCGAGGGAATAAGACGGGAGTTCAAGACGCTTCATGACCTCTGACTGAATTTTTCTGAGGCTGTTCCCACGCTTGTACATCTCTGCCACGATTTCAAGACGTGCCAGCTTTATCTGATTTCTTCTTTTCTCCTGTGCCTTGCTCATAGTTCTTTTGTCATTGATAGAAAGTTCTGATAATATTCAAGGTTGCAGCTTGACAGTTCGATGTATGTCTTCCCGCATTCAGGGTATGTATGGACGGCAAAATGGCTTTCACAAAGAAGCCACAGAGCCGTGTAGCCCTGCGGTTCAAAGTGATGTTCTGTGCAACGCAGAATGTTGAACCCAGCCTTTCGAAGAAGCATGTCAAACTGTGCTCTGAGGGCGGTCGGCTCTGTTTCGCCGATCCACTGTGAATGATTCCAAATCTTTGCTTGCATGGCGTGTCACTCATTTGAGGTCGGTTCATTGTCGGGGGTGTCTGTTTCAGCCGTGTCGAACAGTTTCATGTCTTCCTCCGTGTATTCAATTCTCGGGAACTCATTCTTGATGTTCTTCGGGTTGCCCTTGAAGAACACGAGAATGTGCTGATGTGTCTTCGCAACCTTTCTTGTCTCCATGTACCGTGCGGCTCTCAGAGCTGTTGAAGCGGTTTGTTCGACAAGGATGATTTCATTGTACAGGAGAACGCCCGCTTCTTTGAATATCCGCTTGATGTCGCCGCAGAAGTCATAATAGAACCCAGTCTTCTTGTCACGGACATCGCCGACACAGATAACGGCGAAGCGGTCTTGTTTCAGACAGCTTATGGCGGCTGTGAAAGCGTTTTTCAATATCTGAATGAAGTCTTCATAACTGTCCTGATTGCTTGCGTCATTCGGGAGGTCTGAATAAACTTCAAGGTCAAAGTATGGCGGGCAACTGAACAACAGGTCTTGACTTTCAGGTTCAATGTGCTTTGCCACGTTCTGACCGTCATCGCAGATATAACGGGCGGTCATGTCCGCAACCCTTTCATTGTTTAATTTTGCCTGTTCCGCTCTCAGTTCAATGCCCGTGAACTCATTTCCGAGATAGGCTGACACGAAGCCGAACACGCTGTCTCCCGCGAAACAGTCAAATGATTTGCAGCCCTTGAAACTGAACCAACGGCAGACGATTTCCGCCATAACAGGGTCAAGGATAGAAACACCCTGAGCAACGATTTTCGCCTGTTCACGTTCAAGGTCTTCTTTCGGGACATATTTCTCTATGTACTCCCTGAAAGACAAGCCGAGTTCTTTCCTGTGTTCACGGGTTCTTTGATACAGGTCTTTGTACTTGATTTCAAGACTTGTCACAAGCGTATCGTTACGGCTTTCGCCCATATCCCCTATAAGGTCATACCATTTCTTCTTTCTGTCTTGCCAATAACCCTTGCGGGTGTCAAGAATAGAGAACGGGGGAATGACAAAGCGGTCAAACAATGATGATTCGGGTGCGCTGTTCGGGAGTGAAGAACCGCTGCCGTTGCTCTCTGGGTTGTCTTCCCATAGGTCTAATCCCCAATCAACAAGTTCAGACGTGTCCCATTCATTGGCAAGAGCGTCCATATCCCACTCTCCGTAACCGACATTGTCTTTAATGATGAACTCCCGCTGTTCAGCGTCTGTCAGTTCAGAAGCCTTGATGATGTGTGCTGTTGGGCAGTCAAGCCATCTTTCCCAATATCTCCGCAGTATGTCCCGCTCGGCTTCCGTCTTCTTTTCATAGCCTGAACACTTACCGAGTTCAGTGTTGATTTCAGCGGGGGTCATCTCTGAAATGTGCGTCAAAGCCCGAAGACGCATGTTCCCGCCGAGAACTGTCATTGTGTTGTCAACAACAATCGGACGGAGTTCAAGCATCTTCGGGAGAATAAGAATAGACCTGACAAGTTTCTCGAACTTGTCATTCATGATTTTACGGGGGTTCGCCTCGTTTACCTCAATCTGTGATAGGTGTACAGTTTCTGTATTCATAACCGTTTTTGATAAGTGTTTATATTGTAAGCACAAAAGTACGCAAAACGATTATAATATAATCACATTAAGGCAAAAAAGGGGCTTTTTCGGGGGCAAATTCCCCTGAAATGGCTGTTTTTATCAGTTTTATTGTCGCTGTCTTGTAGAGGTCTTCGGGCGTTGTTCTGAACACACGCCAGCCCATGAGCGTTGCCGTGTTGTACTTCTCAATGTCACCGAGAAAGCCTTTGGGCGAGGTGTGCCGCCCGCCTGTCCAAACACCGCCCTCAACTTCAAGGGCGATTTTGTGTTCAGGTATGGCGTAGTCAAACCGCCATTTCCTGACGGGATGAAACTTGAACTCTTTCACGCACTCTACTTTCAGGTCTGTCTTGCAGATGACCGTGAAAACGTCACGGACGGGCGGTTTAGAAGCCGCCTGACGCTTTTTCCTGACTGTTGTGATACTTTTACCGTCTTTCATATTTCAATTCAAATTTGGGCTTCTTTCGGGCTTCTAAGACAGAAAGGGGATTTAACGCCCCCTTTCATGTCTCTGTCTCCCGTCTGTCAGCCGTTGTCTGTCTTCATTTCATCAGAACGGCAGATCGTCATCGTCAACCGCCTGTGTGCCGTCAACCGTTGAAGTGATGTTCATCTGAGGTGCTGGGCGGCGTTCAAGCTGTTTCATACCTCCGATAATCGGCAAGGCTCTGCGTTGTTCTTCTGTCAGGGCTTCAAACTTTTCCTTGTCAAGTGAGACTTTGACACAGTGAGTTTCAGAGAACTTCGGGTTCTCCATTTCAATAGCCGTCATGTTCAGATAAACGCCTTTCTCGCCGACAAACAGTCCGCTTTCATCAACAGGGATAATCAGACAGCGTTTTGTCGCCGTCTTCCCTTTGAGGTTTGTCACGAAAGCCCCCTGCAATTTCAGGAGGTCTGTTTTGATTGAAAAATTTGCCATAATTCTTGTTTTTATTTCGATTTAATAAGTAATTCCGTAATTCGTTCACTTCATTTGCGTTCAGGCTCAATGACCGCCCTTTCTTCTTCTCTGAGGGTTGCTCCGTGTCCTGAACCAAAACGGCTTCCGTCTCTGAACCCTCTGAGGGTGCAGCCGCTCCCTGTAAGGTGGATATTCTTTTCTTCCGACAGGGTCAGGGAAACAGATTTCAATGTCTCCGCAGATGACCAGCGGTTCGCATATCAGCTTAAATTCTGTCACGCTGTTCATAATGCTGCAAATTGATTGTTCAGTTCATTGATTTTCTTCTGATAATAGTCTTTCAGGGCTTCTTTGATTTCTCCTTTGGCTTCCTCATAGAACTTTACATACTGCCCCTGAGTGAAGCCGCCGTCCATGTCTGGCGTTCTGAAATAGATTGTGTCCGTCTTTTCAACCCGTTCTATCTCGTTGTTGATGCGCTCAATTTTTTTCATTATCGCCTGAGCCTTTTCAAATGTTTCTTTTTCCATATCTCGGTGTTTTTAAGTTTTATTCAAACAATGTCAACTGATGCGGGTCAAAAACATCTTTCAATTTCAAGATTTGTTTCAGGGCTGTTTTCAGATTCGGAATTGCGCTTGACATCTTCACAACATTGCCCCAATCATCATATTCCTGCCTGCTTTCGTTGTTTGTTATCTCCCTGACGCATTTTTCTTCCAAACATTTCAGAGCTTCAAATATGCTTTCTCTTTCATTTTGAAAGCCTCTGTTCATGTCATCAACAAATACACAAGCATGACAACCTCCTGAAAAATGAAAATTGTAATCTAAACCATACTCCCATTTCCCGTTTGGAGACTGAGCTGTGCTTATTATAAAAAAACAGTTTTTACCTTTCCAATTGACAGGTTGATTTGGTGTTAGACAAACATCGTGTATATTGAATTTGAAACCATTGTGCTCAAACACTATTTCAGATGAAGAGTGTTGTTTGCACCATAAACACCATTCTTCAAACGTGAAAATCTGACCTGTACAAATGCATTTATGATGCACTGCGTTAGTTCTCAATCTTGCCATAACTTCGGGTTTTGTCTATCGTTGATAATCTTCTGAACTCTCGCTATTTCGTCATCAATGACCTTTTCAAGTCTCTTGCTCTCTGTCAGGGCTGAACCTGAATGGGTCTTGAAGTACTCTTTCTGTTTGTCTCTCATTCGGACAACAGTGTCAAAAAATTCTTTCGGCTTCATATCAATGTCAGTTCTTCGGGTTTGCACGGATACCAATAACTGTCTTTGTTGAGAAAGACACAACGCCCGTATTTCCACAGCTCGTTGTCTTTGCTGATGCCTATCACTTCAAACGGACCGAATGTGAACCCGCTCACGTTTGTGAACATAACTCTGTCGCCGACCTTTATGTCCCTGTCGGTCTCCTGAATGTCTGATAGCCGTTCAACAAACGTCATGTCCTGACGGCTCTTTATCCATTCATCTGTTGTTCTTCTGCTTGTTGTCATATATCTGTCTGTCTTTTTGGTTTATATGCTGTCAGAACGGGCAGTCTTCCTCTTCCTCCCCGAAAGGCGGGAGATCGTCCCAATCAAAGTGAGCCGCTTCAAAGGCTTCCTGCTCGCGCCGCTTGATTTCTTCCTGTAAATGGTTTGAGTTGTCCCAAACAGGCTCTTGCCCGTTTGTGTAGGGGGTGTAACGCCCGTTGTTCAGATTGTATTTGAACAGGGCTGTCCCGCACTCCCCGAGATGTCTGAACTTCACTTTCTGAATGTGAACTTCAACGGTGTTTTCAAGGCGGTTTCTGTGGACAACGATACCGAAATCAGCCTTGTTGAAGAAGTTTGCCGAGCCTGATATATCGTACAGGGTCGGAGCTTCGATGATGCCGTCTTTGTTCTTCGGCTGTTTTGTCGGGTGCGCCATGAGGATTATCAGGATGTCATTCATTTGAGCGAAATTCGTCAGCTTGTCAAGAAGCCTTGAAATGTACTTTGTCTCATTCTGCCCCTCGCTCTCATCTTCAAGCCTGTTGTACGGGTCGATAACAAGGGCTTTTATACCCTTGCGCCTGACAAGGAACTTCGCCCGTTCAAGAATTGTCTCCACCCTGTAATCCTGTTTCGGGGCGATGAAGAAGAAGTTCTGTTCAAGATGTTCTTTGACCTGTCTGTACTCGCCGAAAGTCAGCGTCTCCTTGCCGAACTTCTTCCCCGTGAACTTCTCAATCAGTTTTGAGGCGTGATAAGCGAGAGGGGCGTTCTCAGGGCTGAAATAGGCGAAACGCCACCCGTAGCGCATGTTCAGCCGCTCGGCAATCTCATCGATGAACTCAGACTTTCCACTGCCTGGAATACCCGTCACGATACAGAGGCGTTTTGTCTCAAATGAACAGAGACGGTCAAAGTTGTCATGCCCGATTGTCACGCCTTTCTGCATACCGTGTTCAAACAAAGCGTCAAGGCTCTGTTCAAAGTCTGAAACTGAAAAAACTCCCTCCAACTTGATTTCAGGAGCGTCAGCGAGACACTTCAACAGGCTTTCACGCCCATACTTTATCAGATGTTCATTTGCGTCCTTGCAGCCCTCTCCGTATTCAAGAACCCGACACCGTTCAGCCCCGAAACGCCTTATCAGTTCATCTTTCAGAATGACCCCTTTTGTGTCAGTGTCGGAGGCTATGTAGATCGTCTCTTTGTCATCAAAGTATTCCTCGATATAATTGTCAAGATAATCAAGGTTTGAGTTCGCTCCGTTCGGAACACTCACGACATCATGCCGCCCGCATTCAAAGAAAGACAGGGCATCCATTTCCCCCTCCGTGATGATACATTCTTTTGTCCCCTTGATGTTATCAATCCCGTATGGGAGAAGTTCTGCCCCCTGACACAGCTTGAAACATTTGTCTCCCGTCCTGAACTTCGTGTTCACGAGCTCCCCATTGTGATAGTAGTTGAACTGAACCGTATTGATTTTCCCGTTCTTCTGTGGCATCCATTCTTCCCCCTCCGTGATTTTCATCGCTCTCAGGGTCTGTTCGCTTATGCCCCGACCTCTGAACCATTTCAGAAGACGGTCTGAGAATGAAGAACAGGTCTGCCGTTGGGCGGGCTTCTTGTACACGGGCTTCTGATGTCTTATCGGTGCTGCGTTCCGCCACGGGCGGTCTTCTTTCTCCCACGGCTCTTTTTCAGCCGCACAACCAGAGAACCCGCAGTAGTGACAGTTGAACTCACCCGTTTCAAGGTTGATTGAAAGGCTTTTGTCCCGCTTGTCACGGCGTTGCTCATGACATTGGGGGCAAAATACCTTTCTGTTCCCTGAATTCCCGTAAGGGGCTTTTATGCCGTATTTCTCCCAATTCATTCTCATAACAGAACCCAAGATTTAGTTTGACTGTCCCAAGCGTGTCTCTCAGACGGGCGGGGAGGGGCTGTCGGCGGTATTGTTGCCTTACCCGTCCCGTATGTTCTCCTGCCTGCCCCGTCATAATATTCGCCGACACCGAGCTGAACGCCCGCCGCCTGTGAACCACTCTGATGACCTCTCGCCCCTCTGTCATTGTCATAATTCCCCTCCTGAACCTTGACCCAGTTTGAACCGTTGTCAAAAAGCCAATCAAATGTCGCAGTCCAGCCCGTCTTGTTAGGCTGTCGCCCCGTCAGAAAGTCAGAAGCCTGAACACGCTCAAAGAGACTGCGTGTGGCTTCAAGCATCTGTTCCTCTGTCTCAACTTTGAATTCGTCAAGACGGCACCTGATTTTCTTCCGCCTGTTGTCACTCAAAGTTTTTAAGCGAGGAAGAGAAACACAGACTTCATTCCACAGGTCGGCGATACCCTGATAAGGGTATATTCTATTCTTCTTTCCTTTACTCTCTTTTTCTTTACTTTCCTCTATTTTACTCTCTTTTACTTTACTATCTGTGTTATCGCAGCGATAACCGCCCGATTTGCCGTTTTCAGCCGTGATAACATCTTTTTCAGAACCGTTTTTCTTTGCCATAAGCCGTGAAAGCCTCTCTCTGTCCCGTTCTCGCTTTGTTATCAATCCCGAAAACCGTCTCTGATGCGCTGCGCTGAAAAGACGGTTTTCATCGGTCATTTGAAGAAGATTGATTTTGAGACAGTAGTTCACAATCTCATCGAGTTCATCAACGGTAATGTCGAAGTCGGCGGCAAGAAGCTCTTTATTCACTTCATCAAAGTCAAGTTCAAAGAAGTCAGTATCGGTCAGCGTTTCAAGAATGAAACACCACACGGCGTAACCCTTGTGTGAGAAATTGCGGCGCAGGGCTTTGACTTTAACGTCATTCCTCATGTCCGCATCATGGCTGAAATACTCAGCGTTGTTCTTTGTCGGTCTTGCCATAGCCTGATGATTTTAGAGGGTTGCCAAAATTGATTTGCGGAGTTTCTCATTCTTCTGATTCCATTCAAATGAGCGGATCATCCATTGACGGTAGTTCAGGGGAATGTCTGAAATCCTGTTTCCCTTGTATTTCCCGAAAGGCATGATTTCAATCGGCGCAGCCGCCCGTGCGTCAATCGCCTGAGTGTCTTCACGGGTATAGTGACCGATGTCCGAAATCGGTATGCCTGACAGAAGCCGCCCGCCCGTCCCGAACATGCGCCACATCTTGCCCTGTTCAAACGTGATGTCTTCAACGCGACCGAAACGCTCAACGTTCCCGCCGATGTCAACAATCAGTGCGTCCTCCTTGTCAGGGTCAATTCTTGTCGCACGCCCGACAATCTGATAATACAGGGCGATAGAAGCCGTAGAAATGCCCAAGACAATGCAGTCGATACCTGTATAGTCAAAGCCCGTTGAAAGCACTCTGACGTTGAAAATGACCCTTATTTCGCCAGCCCTGAAACGTGTGATGACCTGAGAACGCTCGTTCTTGTCCATATCCCCGTAGATGACCGCTGAGTTCGGGTATTTCTTTGACAGGGTTATTGCGTCTTCAACAGAGGGAACAAATACGAGGATATGTTTCCGCTCCGTGTGTCTGTCAAGAGCCTGAAAGACCTGTTCAGAACCTCCGTTCGCGTCATAAGCCCTTTGAACGCTGTCTTCCGTGTACTCTGACTTTGAACTGTTGAAGACAAGAAGACTGCTGTCGAACCCCGTTGTCTCATATCTGAGCGGAGACCAGAAACCGAGCCTGACCATTTCAGAAACCTGACCGACATGGATTATCTCCTTGAAGAAGTTCCCTTTCTTTGAACGGGAGGTCAACATGACAAGTTTTGAATAAGTGCTTCCGTCCCTGTCCCTGTTCGTTTGAAGTTTCACAGGGGTAGCCGTGATGCCGAGAACATGAGTGATGCCGCTTTCTGACAGGAAACGCCCCAACATGCTGTCAGCCTCACGGGGGTACAGGTGCGCTTCATCAATGAGCATTTTTGTGAAGCCGAGAGACTTGAATTTAGCCCCGAGATTTTTGATTGAGCCTATCGTGGCATAGGTTATCTGTGCGATGTCTTTTCGCCCGAAACTCGCGCTGTAAATGCCCGCATTCAGGGCGAAATCCCCACACAGTGAACAATACTTCAAATAATTCTGTTCCAGCAACTCTTTTGAGGGTTGAAGAACAATCATGTTATCGTTGCTGTTCTTCGCGACAAAAGCCGTCAGAATTGACTTTCCCCATGCTGTCGGGAGAACAATCAAACTCGGCTTCGGTTTCTTCTCTTTGAAGAACTGAACAGCCTTGTTTATCGGCTCTGTCTGATTTTCTCTGAGTGTTATCATATCTGAGAATAAAGAACCCCGTATTTAGGGCTAACCACGCATAAACAGCAAGCGTTGGATGCCTTTCGGCTGTTCCACCCGTGTACGGAGTTCATATAAGTTTTTAATCTGTTCATTCGGTTATCGCAAAGATAAAGTGTTTACATTGTAATCACTTTAAGTCAAATGAAATTTTTTAAGGTCTCTGAAAGTTCAGACTTCGAGAACGGCTGTTTCGCTCTCAGTTTCTTTAAGAGGATGTTGGCGAGACGAACCTTGTTGTAAGTTCTCGTGTCCCGTTCCTCAACCTTGACACCGTTTTTCCAAGCCTCAATGTATTGGATAATATCCTCCATCTGCTTGTTTGAAATGATATACATACCTGTCTGACCTTTCTTTGATTGAACCTTATTTCAACAGGAAACGCCGTGCGCCCTGAACCTCTCTCGTGAACTCCGCAACCATTTCGGGATGCGCTGACTTGAAAGCCTTGTCATCAAACTTCATTGACGGCTTCGGAGCTTTCCATGTCGCTATGGTCTGCCCCCCGTAGCTGATAGCCTCTGCGTCCCCGAAACCGAGCTTTATGCGGTCTTCAAGACCTGTTTTGATTTCATCAAGTTTGGCTATTTCTGCCTTGACCTCTTTCAGGCGTTCATAATCGGCGAAGATTTCGTCATTCACTTCAACAATCTTCCCGTCCGTGTGTCTGTTGAACTTCAAAAGAACATCTTGAACGGTTGTCGCTTCGGGTTCTTTCTTCCCCTGAATGTTGTCCGTCCAGAACTTCTCAACTTCTTCAACAATCCACCCGTAGAAGTCAGGAACAAAACTCAGGTCTTTATATCCGAACTCACGTCCTGAACAGAGCCAAGCCAAGCTGCCCTCCCTGAGACCAGCGACACCGAGCTGATATTGAACCTGACAGAACCAATGTTTCGGAAGGTCGTCCCCGTCAATCTTCATCTGTGTGGTCTTGCATTCCAAGATACCTTTGTTTGAAGCGTTCTTCTTCTCCCCTGTGAGCCAATAGGTGCGGTCGGGGCTGACTTGAAGAAACGGGCGTTCATTGTCACGGATGAGCCAGTCTCCCGCTGATGACTTGATAACCGTCCGACCCGTTTCGTCACTCCAAAACAGGGAAACGGCGTCTTCAAGATAGTGTCCCGCTTTCATGGCGAAAGTCTCTGTCTTCGGTTCATCAAGACCTATTTTGCGTCTCCATAGCTGATAAGGTGTTTCAAAGGGGTTTAACCCGAGAATGGTTGCTACTTCGCTGCTTCCGATACCTGACTTTCTGTATTCAAGCCATTCATTGCGGTCTTTCGGTCTGATGACCGTGATATTTGCTTTTGTCTCCATATTCGCTGAATTTTGACGTTATTTTGATTTCCTGATTAAATAGAAGTCTGCCCAAAGGCTCATGAACTGTTTCCCCGCATAGACGGCGAGCGTGTCGCTCTTTAAGCAAAGGCGAGAACCGAAGTACGTAGACGAATTCGAGGGGGCGTTAATCGAGCGCGCATAGGCGAGACCCGCATATCCTGTCTGATAGTCGCCTGTTGACATCAAGCAGCGTTCTTTCTTCTCATCCTCATCCATGTTGTCAATTTCGTCCTGAGTATAGAGCCAGAACCAAGGATAATAACGCCATTCATCCTCTGTGAACTGAGGCTCCCAGCCCTCATTCAGGGCGGCGCAGATGATGCGGAGCTTGAAGTAGGCGAGAATGTCAGGTTCAAGATTTGAATAATTGTCCTCCCATGCTTCGGGGTCATTTATGCCCATAGCCCTTGCTGCGTCCTCAAAGGTCTTGATACGCTCTGTTACGGGGCGATTATCGGCTTTCTGTGCCGTTTCTGAACTCAACTCAGGGAAAAGTGCGAGAAGAAGTTTTTTCCCGCTCTCATCGGCTGTATTGAACGCAGCCTTGACGTTTTCAATTTTGATTTCCATATTCATTACTTTTTAGATGTTGATGATTTCTTTGACTTGTCTTCTTTGATTTCTCCCGTTTCAGGGTCAACATTGACGGGTACGGGGGCTGTTCCTGTTGCCTGAGCGATAGCCGCTGCCGCCTTTTCCTGAGCCGTGGCGGTTTTCTTGTCGGCTTCCTCTTGCGCCTTTGCTTCAAGGGCGGGTTTGATGAAAGTTTCCTGAACGGTTGTCGTTCCCTCTTTGATAGCGTTCCATGTTGCCCTGAGTTCAAACAAACGTTCTTTGTCAATCTCCTCAATGGATTTAATACCGAGATATTGGCAAATCATGGCTTCTGTCACGCCCACCTTAGCATAGTTCTTCAAACAGTTCGCCCGTGCTGTCTCAACATCAATAGCCTGACCAAGTGCAACCTGTTTGACTTCATTGATGACCCGTTTTGTCACGGCTTTCGGGATGACCGCCAAGACTGCGTTCCTGAATGCGATTGAAGCGGCGGCGTTGCCCGTCACAACCTGCATGTCCTCTGAATAAGTTTTTCCCGTCTTTGTCGTTATTCGGCGGTCAACGGTCTTGCAGACCGCAAAGTTCGTTTCAAGGTCATGACAGACAGCCTGAGCCGTGATTTTGCGCCCGTCATTTCCGATGATGCGTGTCTGAACTCTCAGGTTACCCCAAGCTCCCGCGATGATTTCTGCCATACGGATTGAAAGCCCCTCAATGACATTGTCGTTCCCGTTAGCATCCTTTCTTCTGAGAACATAGAAACAATCTTCTGCGGTCTCCTTGTCCATTGTAGCGTAGGTGGCGATAGTGTTCAAGACCCTGTTGATGTCGCGGGGGTACTGTTTCGCCGTTGCGATCTGAATGTCAATTTCAGAACGTGTGATTCCTGCAAGCATTTCAGCCTGTTTGATTTCGATGATTTCGTTTTCCATTTTGTTGATGATTTTATTTGCCCTCTGACTGGTTCGGGCGTTCCGTTGTTATTGACTGTTTCTTTGAGAGAGAGTATCGGGCGAACGTCACGGGTTTCCCTGTGACCCTGTTTATTCCCGTCTCCATTGTCTTTTCGATTTCCAACCCCTCACGTCTCAGGTCACTTATGCGGGAGGCGAGACGGTAACAACCGAAGTCCCTCAACGCTTCAAGACCTGTTATGCTGCCGCCCTCAATGAGCCGCTGTCGTATCAGTTGGTTGTGTGTTGATGTCTGTTTCATGTCAGTTCTTTTTATGGGTTGCTACATAAGTTGTTGCCTTGCTTTGAATTTCATCTGATGTCGGAACACGCCGTTCAAGCATCCATTCCTCCAAGTCAGACTTCTTGAAATACAGTTTGCGGTTCTTCTTGAAGAATGGTATCTTCTTCTCGCTTGTCAGGCGATACAGATAACCTCTGCTAAGCCCCGTGAACAGGAGCGTTTCGTCAAAATCAAGAACCGTCTTTGAGCCGATGAGCGTCAACCGTGAAAGGTTGTCCAGCTTGTCATTCAGGGTTTCAAGTGTGATTGATGCGTCATCCATACTCATACCTCCTCATCCTTTTCGGCTTCATCAAGTTCAGACGGCAGAAGCCCCCGTTTGTGAAGCCATTTTCCGCTCATACAACAGCCCACGAGGTTGACTATGGCGGCTGACTTGATTAACATGAACTGCCCGAAAGTATAGGGCGAATCGGGGGCTTCCTCGCCAGCAAGTATCAGGAATGAGAAAAATCCCCATAGACAAAGTGCGGTCATCAAAGACCATTGAATTACCCGTTTCATATCACTTACAATTTTCGATGTCAAACATGATTGATTTCAGCCCCGTCCGTATGATTTCCTGATACTTCCGTAGTAAATTCAGAAGACGGGCGTTCTCAGAGTTGATTGTTTTGTTAGCCGTTTCAAGGGCTTTGATGTACTGTTCATCTGTCAGACCGCTTCGGCTTACCGTGACTTCTTTCACGCTCATGTCTGGGAGAAGCCACCCGAACAACTCTGTCTCCTTGACCGTGACGGTCTTCTTGCTCTCAGTTGTCACAGAGCCGTTTTCAGCCTGTGCCTTGCGCTCCCAATACCGCTCAACATATTTTTTGTTGTACTGATATTTGGCTTTGTTCGCCTCCTTACTTGCCATTGTTGACCTCCTTTGATTTCAGACGTTCTTCAACACGGCGGCGGATCAAATAAATCGTTCCCTGAGAATGAATGCCGTACTTCTTCATCAGGTGTTCGGTCACAACGGTCTTGCTCTGACCCTCAACAGTCATCAGGGAGTTGTACTCGTTGTAGATTGCCAAGTCTCGTGCTTCACGTTCCGTTTGGCAGGGTGTCTTGAATACTTTTGCTTCCATTGTCTTTTATTGATTTGAGATTGATTTTCTGTAATGAATGTCTTCCATACCAGCAGATAAGGTCAGAATACGCCAAAGCCTTTCACGGTCAAATTCCTGTTCTTCTGCACGCTGTTTCATCTCATCGCTCGGGTCGCAGTCATACAGGTTGTGTTTGTTGATGAAAGCGGAGAACATCTCAGACATCAGGCGTTTTTTCTCCTTGTTGAACTGACGCTTGTAGAAGTCAACCATATCCGATATTTCGGCATATTGAAGGTCGGTCAGTTCAATGTCAACACGCTTTGCGGAAGAACAATATGTTGCATCGCAGAACGCTTCCGCCTTGCTTCCGAGAACAGCGAGAAGAACATGAATGATAATTTTCATTTCCTCGTTGTTGCGATACTTGAACGCCCGTTTTTTCTTTCCCTCGTTCAACAGGTCTTCAAGGGTCATTCCGTAGCGTCTCAACTGAGCTTCAAGAAGCCGTTTGGCGTTCTCAGCCTCACCGCCGCATCCCCTCTCAGCGAGAGCGAGAAGTTTTCTGAGTTTGTCTGTAATTCTTTCCATATCAAATAATTTACTTATCAGTTTATTTCCGATTTTATATCTTATTTCGTATCTTTGTCCGCATATAAAATTGAATAACGGTGCAAATATAAACAAAGTAATGATTTTGAAAAAGAAAATCGAAATAAAATTTATATTTTAACAATAATTGCGGTTTTGA